CCCCCTGACGTTGCACCGTTTCGGCGCGCAGCGCGGACGCGGACGCCAGTAGCGCGGCCGTCAGATTGTGGAGCAGGCTGACGGCCATGAACGCGGCGATCGTCCAGAAGATCCAGTAGTATGCCATCAGACCATCCTCCACCATGTCTGCCAGACGCCGTCATCTTCCTCCGGGAGCCGGACGTAGCCCGCGCGCGCGAAGATGCGGAGCGACGGTGCGTTGCCCTCGTGGATCCGCGCGTAGACCGGCCCCGCCCGCCGTCCGGTCGCGACGAGCACGATCGCCGCGCCCACGCCGCGGCCGCGATGCTCCGGCGCGACGAGGACCGAGATCCACGTCCGGTCGTCCAAGTGCCTGTCCCAGCGCACGGTTCCGACTGCCGTCGCCTCCGGGACGGACGTCGCGATGAGCCACGCACCGGCGAGCAGCCGGTTCCCGAACCAGGTGATGTGCTCCTGCCACGGGATGCGGCCGCTGCTACCGCTGTACTTGCGCGCCTCGTCATCGTTGCGCCAGCGGTACAGCGCGACTGCGTCAGCGTCCGTGACTGCGCGGAGCGTGATCATGCGCGCACCGCCGCCATGCTCGCCCGCGCGGCGTCGAGCGCGAGGTTGATGTCAGTCGGTGCGTGCGCCGCCATGACGTTCACGACGTCCGGATGCCACAGGACGCCGCGCGAGGCCATCTCGCCTGCGAACACCCGGCCGAGGTCCGGCCGCTCGGTGAACCGCAGGCGCTGATGCACGGCCTGCCCCTCCGCCACGCACGGCGATGGCGCGGACGCGGCGATCTCGCGTAGGCCTGCCTGCAGCAGCCGGCCGTTAGCCCACAACGTCTCGACCACCGGTGACGACGCATACGTCAGTAGCGTCGCCTGCATGGCGGCGAGCGCGGCTGCGTCTCCGCTATAGGTGCCCGACACGGTCTCGCCGAGGAACGCGAGCGCCTCGTTGCCGGCTACGCACGCGATCGGCGCGCCGTTCCCGATCGCTTTCCCGAAGCACGCGAGGTCCGGCGTCACTCCGAAGTGCTGCGTCGCGCCACCGAGCGCCCACCGGCCGCCGTAGATCATCTCGTCGACGATCATGAGCGCACCGTTCGCGTCGCACCAGTTCCGGACGCGCTGCAGGAACCCGTCCGGGTTCGGGTCTTCCCACCGTGCCGGCTCGACGATCACCGCGCCGACGCACTGCTGCGTCCGTCCTGACGCCGACGATGACGAGCCGGCCGCGCTCGCGGCGGCGGCGAGGCTGCCCATGTCGCCGTACCTGTAGACGCCTATGCCTGACGTGTAGCCGATCGGCACGCCGTTCGGCCACGTGTCGTCGAGGCACCAGTGCATGGGAGGGTGGACCAACGAGACCGACGAGAAGATGCGTGCATCGACGCGTGCCGGCTCATAGCCGCCGCCGGAGGTCCGCCGCGTCCCGTGCGACGCCTGCACCCAGTCATGCCAGCCGTGGTACGCGTTGTCAGCGATGAGTATGATGCTACGGCTCGTCGCCGCGCGCGCGAACCGGACGGCGGCCTGTAGCGCCTCGGACCCGGTCTTGACGAACCGGACCGACGACGCCCACGGCGCGACGTGCTCGAGGAACGTCTCGGCCGCGACGACCTCACGGAACGACGGCAGCGAGTAGACCCACCCGTCCGAGACCTCATCCTGCGCCGCATCTGCGGCGGCGCCGTAGCCGAGGCTGATCGCGCCGAGCGCGCAGACCATGTCGACGAACTCGTTGCCGTCGACGTCCGTCAGGCGGCAGCCGTCGCCGTACGAGGCGTAGAGCGGCCCGGTGCCGACGTCGAACATGCGTCCCGGCGCCTTGCTATGCGTTAGCGACCGGCCAGGGATAATACCAGCGCGCGCGAGGTACCTGGCGGATTCGTCATACTTCGTCATGCCAGCTCCGCGTCGAGCGGCAGGTCGGCTCCGCCGAAGCCTCTCCTGAAGAACTCGATCGACTTCCCCTTGTCGCCCTGCGCCTCACCCTGCCAGCCCATCTCCAGCCATCGGACGCCGCTGGAGCGCAATTCCAGCATCGCGCGCCAGACGATGGCGTGGTTCAGGTCTCGCCGCACCGTCGCGGCGCTCGCGTAATAGCCCCACGCGCCGTCGCGGATGAAGTAGGCGAAGCCGACCATGTGATACGGCGGGTCGTCGTCGCGCGCGGACACGCAGAGGCCGCTTTCCGCGCGGGTCCAGTCGGCCATCAGCGCCCACGTCCGCAGCGGCCGAGTCACGCGTCCGGATTCCACCGCGTGCAGCACCCGCGGGCCGGGCAAGTCGACGCCCACGTCGGTGTCTGTCATGACCTGCATGGGCCAGACGCGTTCCGCGCGGTGGATCAGCGCGTGGTAGCTCCTACGGACGTCGCGCCAGAGCGCCTCTACCGGCCGCGCGAGGTCGACGACACGCGTGCGCCACATCGCCGCCGCGAGTTGCGCGCTCCGCGTGCCCTGCGCGTCGCCGTACGCCAGCTCGTATTCGAGCCACCGCGACGACCGCCAGAAATCATCTAATCGCATCTGGCCGATCCTCTCTTCGATGACCGAGCGGCCGATATTGTCGCGCGCAGACGTCGATGTCAACGAGCCTCACCGGCATATGAATGCGTACCGTTTCAGGAACGGCCAGGACCGGAACCGCGCGCGCGTCGGGTGCTCGGCCATGATCTCGTCGAGGTCCGGGACGTGACGGCGCAGGACGTCCAGCGACTTGTGGAGATCCCTCGCCTCGGCTGACGAGAGGTCAGACACGATACCGATCCTGTCCTCCAACCATTCAGGGAACTCGCTCATCGCTTCAGCTCCTTGACCGTCAGCGCCTTCACGTCTGGTACGGTGCTGAGACGTATCCGTCCTGTCGACATCATCCCGTGCTGCTGCGCACCGGACCACCCGTCTTCGATCCGCAGCACGGTCGCGATCGGGACGCCGTACCGGTCGTAGATGCCGTACTTCCGCACGTCCTCCCAGTCGACGTCGCCTGAGAGCCGGAGCCGGACGGCCGTCACGCGTTCGTCGTTCAGGCGGAAGCACGGCGTGCACAGCGTGACTGCCGCGAGCGGGAGGTCGGACCGGCCGCAGCCGGCGCACTCACTCAGCGCGACGGCTTCTACGGCTGCTGCTGGCATCTGACGGTCCCTTCGCCTTGTGGCGCTCCATTGGCTGCTCAGACGGCGCCGCGCCGGTACGGCGGACGGTCGCCTGTTCCGCGACGACGATGCGGTGGACGTACTCCGCGAACGGGTGGGCCGAGAACGACACGGCATGATCCGGATTACTCTCGCGGCACTCGGCGAGACGGACGTGGCGCTCTATCCATCGCGCGCCGGCTGCGACGGCGAGCGCGCCGACGTTCAGTGAGTCGGGATCGTCCGCTGCCGTGTGGTCTGACAGGCCGTCGATCGGATCGTCGCCGCCAGGATGCAGCGCCGCGAGGCCGAGTTCGCCAATCGGCGTCGGATACGCTGAGACGCAGCGGAGGCGCAGCGTACGAGCCGATATGTCGGCGTCGTTCAGGAGCACGCGCAGGTCTGTCGCCGCCGCGCCGAGTCCGAGGCTGACGACGAGCGGCTTTTCGTTCCCGCGCATCTGGGCGACGTTTGCCGCGATCAAGTCCGCGGCCGTCGCCTCAAATGCAGCGATCTTATAGAAGTCGATATACGGATCGACGGCCGCTACGTCGCGCGGCAGGTACGCCGTGCAGCCGAACGTCAGGCCGCGCTGCGTCGCGCGCGCCCGCAGGTCGGCGAGCCAGTCGAGCGGGAACTTCAGCCATTGGTAGTACGGCAACATGTCTGCGGCGTCACGTCGCCGCGCGAGCATCTCAGGATCTGAACACCATTGGAACTTGATACCGGTCGCGCCGCAATCGGCTGCGAGAGCTATAAGTGATTGCATCTTCTGGAAAGATCCTTCATGCGTACAGCCAGGTTCGGCAATGACGGTAGTCTTCACGACGCCTTCCTCCAGCGCGCTGCGGCGGAAGCGATCCCTCTGCACCGCGCAGAACAATATTTACCTCTACCACGCTTAGTCTGAGTCTCTCGAATCGTCCGCGCGGTATCGCACACAGCACACCTGACGGTGACCATAGCTGGATAGCCGCGCGCCGCGCGTTGTTTAGCCGTCCACGACTTGCTACGACGTACACCTCGTAGCGTAAGCAACCACGCCTCCCGTGACCGCTCGAATGCTGCACGCCGATTGTGACTCCATCGCAGGCCAGAATGCGCGCGGCTATTAGCAGCGCGCGCCGCGTCAGACTGCGGCCGACCTTTGTTTGACGGCGCGCGGCCGCGCAGCCTATCCGCGACTTTTGCACCTATAGAAGCGACACGTTCGTCGGTGTCCTTGGTTCGGCCAGCGTTCCACGGAATGTTACCCTTCGCGAAACGGGCGTTCTGTTTCGGCTCGCGCGGCGGTCGCGCCTTTGGCAGCGGGCCGCGTCTCCGATTATTCGCCGCGTCCTTCGCGCGACGCTCTGGCGTCACCCATGACGCCAGCTGTGCCGCTGAAATTTTGGCGCGCGCATCGGCAGAATGTTTCTGGCCTGTCATGCCGAAATTATTCGGCCTCCCTGAGCAACCGCCGTCGGCAAGGTTCTCGATGGGCCATCCGCTTCGCCGCGCATGTCGTATCCAGTACTTCTCGCGCTCCTGCCACGCCTCTGCGGTGCACTCTTCGAGCACGATCACTCCTACCGCCCACGGCCTCGGCCGGCGGTGCCTCGCGAAGCGGCGCTTCAAGCATGTCGTCTTCCCGACGTAACGACGTCTCCCTTCGCCGTCAACCAGTGCGTAGATGACGATCGGCTCCATCTCCATTTCAGATCCGTCCCGGCGTCCGGCCGTTCCCGAGCGCGACGCCGGCCGCGCGCAGCGTCGCGGCCAGCGACGTCTCGCCTGGCTTCAGCTTGGCGAATATTTTGCTGACGCGCGCGAAGTCCTCCTCCGTGTCTACCGAGAGCTTGACGCGCCGCAGGTCGTCCGGCCCGGCGTACCGCACCGTCCGGCAGGTCTTGTGACGCCGGATCCACGGCGTCACGTGCTCGCGGTCCGATTGGATGCGCGTGTTCCGCCATGCCTCTCGCAGCGCATCGCGGCCGATGACCTCGCAGTCGGTGCCGTCCGGGTAGCCGGACGACGTCGTGTCGTTCGAGGCGAAGTCGGCCTGCGGTGGCTCGGCGAACTCCGCGAGCACCGCGGCGCAGACCGCAGGGTCGATCAGCGGGCAGTCACCGGTCAGGCGGACGATGACGTCCGCACGATGGAGCTGCGCCAGCAGCTCGAACCGCGTCAGGACGTCCGCCTCGTCGCCGCGGAAGCACGGGACGCCGGATGCTAGAGCGAGCGCAGCCAGCGCGTCGTCGCACTCGCGGACGGTCGTCGCGAGGACGATCGTCGAGACGCCCTCGACGGCGGCGGCGCGCTCGAGCACGTGCGCGAGCATCGGCCTCCCGGCGAGGACCCGCATGGCCTTCCCTGGCAGCCGCGAGGATCCGAACCGTGCCTGCACGACGGCGACGACGCGCGGCGCGCTCACCGGCGCGCCTCGGCGATCGAGTCGCAGGACGCGAGCAGCTCGCGCATATCAGCCACGGTTAGCTGCCACGGCCAGACGTCGCTCCGGTAGGCGAGCGCCTGGTCTACCGGCTGGCCGAGCCACGGCTTGGCATCCCACATCTCAGAATGTTGGAAGGGTGGAATGACGTAATAGTCATCGCGCCGCACCGCACGCCGCACTTCGGTCGCTGACAGCAGTTCTTCGTGGACCTTCTCACCGCCCTGCCGCGCCGCGTTCGCCGCGCGCTCCATCGGGACGTCATCGACCGGCCGGAACGTCACGCCGTCCCCGGCGATCGCCTCGGCGAGCGTCGTGATACGCGCGGCCGGCAGGTGCGGGACGACGATCTCGCCACCGCGCAGGTTCGCGAGCGCCGCCAGGACGAGGTCGACCGCCTGCGCCGCGGTAATCCAGAACCTTGTCATCTGCGGATCCGTGATCTGGAGCGGCAGTCCGCGCTGCGCCTGCTGCCGCCAGAAGACGGCGACGGATCCGGTCGATCCGATGACGTTTCCATACCGCACGACGCCGCAGCGGAGGCCGTCGTGCATCGTCCGCGCGTTCGCGTTGACGACGAGATCCTCTGCCAGCCCCTTCGACTTCCCGTAGACGTTCTCCGCCCGGACAGCCTTGTCGCTGCTCACGAACACGAGCTTCCGGCACCCGGCAGCGCGAGCGGCGTTGACGACGTTGAGCGTGCCACAGACGTTCGTCTTCAGCATCTCCTCCGGCTCGTCCGGGTGCCCGCTGACGATCTTTCTGGCGGCGCAGTGGATCACAGCTTCGCAACCGTAGAAGAGATCCGGCAGCCGGCCGGCGTCGCGCACATCGCCAGCATAAACTCTGAAGCCTGGATGCCATGCGAACTCGCGTTGGAGCGCGGCTCTCTTCTGCTCATCGCGTGAGAACGTGGCTATGCGGTCGGCGCCCGATCGGCAGAGGCGCGAGACGAGCGCCCTGCCGAGGAACCCGGAACCACCGGTGATTACGACCTGCATCGCCGACTCGTATCGTGCTTGTAGACCATTCGCTCCTCATGTTCCCGGCGCGCCTGCCGGACGCGCGCCCGGAGCGCCTCGCCGGACGTCGCCAGCGGCCGGATGACCTGCCTCTCGAACTCGGCCTCAGGCAGGTACGCGTGCGCGGCGAACTGCTCCTCGTAGTCGTACGCGAGCCTGACGATCCGACGGCCCGCCTTGCGCGGTGCCGCCTGTGCCAGCGGGAGGTCACAGAGGCCGCCGTAGACCGTCACGACCGGCACCGCGTCGCGCATTTCCGGCGCGCCGGCGAGCCACCAGGACGACAGCAGGTCGGCGAGCCGCTCAGCGATCCACTGCGTGTTTACCGTCTCGCGCGCGTGCATGTGCATCGGACGCTCAGATCGCGCGGACGTCCTCGGCGCGCGGCCCCTTCGTCGTGCCGCTGCCCTCGTCGTACGAGACGCGCTGGTTCTCCGTCAACGCGTCGTAGCCGTTCTCGCGCACGGCAGAACGGTGGAAAAAGAGTTCTTCGCCGCCGCCCGCAGGGCGAATGAATCCAAAACCTCTATCTTTAATCAAACGTTTAATCGTTCCGGTAGGCATCTACGATCTCCCTTTGTCGGCGCGCGCGCTTCCGTCCTACGCTCATCGCAGCACGGTGCTCGGCGGTACAGACGCGCCCTGTTAGCGCGGCTTTAATCTTAGCGGTGACGCTGGCACGCTGGACAGGGTCGCGCCATCGCTTCTTTAACAGCTCGCTGACGTCTGGCCTCTTGCGGCCGCGCAATTGGGCGGCGACGCGTTCCACTGCTTCAGAGTCAAGGACTGTCGTACGCGCTTACCTGTTTTGGTTCGCCGAATCTTATCTCTGACTTCCTGAGATAGGTGACGCCCACGGTGCGGCGACGGCCGGCCCTTTTGCGCCAGAGACATCCTTTGTTTCGTCTCCTCGCTGCAATGGCGCCGCGCCTGTCGCGCGCGCGCCTCTTTAATTCTCTCTCGCGTCTCGGCCGTGTGCCGGCGTCCTGTCATGCCAGGCCCGTGATCTGCGCTGACGCTGACGTTGTACTTGTTCGGCGTCGAGTCTAGGTGCCGCTGTTCCCTCTCACGGAGCTGCTCGCGCAGCAGTACGAGTTCCACGATCTCGAACCGGAACGCCACCGCGCCGTACTTGTTCCACGCCCGCTGCAGGTGCGCGCAATGATGCTGTTCGCGCGACAGTCCTCGCGAATGATCCTGCCAGCGGCCGGCGATGTCCTTCGAGCTGCCGATGTACCGGCAGCCGTTCACGGCGTTGACGATCGCGTAGACCCCTTGCATAGTCATTCCGCCCTGCACGCGTAGCCCTCGCCTGAGAGCCTGATGAGCAGGGCCTGCTGCTGCGCAGCCGACTCGCAGTCGACGACCACGCGGTTACACTCCGTCGTCTCGAACACGACCGTCCGGCGCGCGCCCTTCCGCTCCTGCCGGAGGACCTCCGTCAACGCGCGTAGGTCCTCCGGCAGCTCGAGCGCCATCTCGGCGATCTTCGCTGCGTCCGGCACGACCATTGTCGCGATCGGATTGATCGACAGTAGGAGCGCGCGCTCTTCATCGGCGGTGCAGTCGACGTACGCGACCGGCACGTCCGTTTCCTCGCCGCGCGTGAGCGCGAGTTCGACGCGCAGGTGCCCGTCGATCACCGCCTCGACGCCGCGCTGCTGGCCCCATGACTGGTCTGACCGGCGGTTGACGAGCACGTGCTGGACGAAGCCGACGCGCGTGAGCATGCCGTCGAGGACGTCCTGCTGCGGCTTCGGATGGACGAACGGGTTCAGCTCGTTCGCGAGGAGCTGCCCGGCAGGAACCATCGCCGTCCCGACGATACGGTTGCCGTACGGTGCCGCGATGGAATCTTTCTTACGTACCGCCATGCAGCCGCCGCGCGCGTTCAGTCCCGATAAGCCGCCGGATAAGGACGAGGGTTGACGTGTCGACGTCGGCGCCTAGGATCGAGCCGATGTCGAGCCGCTGGTTGACGAGGACGCCGAGCCGGTGCAGCTCGCCATCCGTTAGCGGCCGCTCCGGCACTGTGTCGAGCCTGTGGTCGGTACGGTGGCGTGTCGCGACCGTGCTCACGCGACGAGCCTCGGCTTCGCCGGCGCCTTCGCGGCCGGCTTGCTCTTACGCGCCTTTCGCTGCGCCCGGACAGCCGCCTGCCAGACGCGCTCGCCGGCCGTGTCCGTCTTTAGCCGGTCCTGCGTCCGCATGCCGTCGCGGTACCGGAAGGCGTTCGCCGCGATCAGCTTGTCGGCGAGCCGGTCCGGCCGGCCGGCGCGGAGGCGCACGATGACGCGGATGATGGCGTATGACGCCGTCAGGACGATTGCGACGACGGCGAGCGACGTGACCAGCGCGGCTGGCGTCAGCATGTACAGGATCGGCGGCAAGTATAGCCCCTTTCCGGAGCCGTTAGTAAAACGCGCGCGGCCGGACACGGTAACACACCGGTCCCGCGGGCTCTCTTCAGATCCTCATCATCAGTACCCGACTGCCACATCCAGATCCGAGAGTCACCCCTCCGATACAGGTTAGCTATCTGATTTGACGACTCGTCCTGACCCGCGCCGGCCGAAGCCGGAACCGCGCAACTCGAAATCAATCTCATTCGCTCCACATCGCGAGGCTCGCGAACCGCGACTGCTCCCGTATGTACGCTACCCTCGCCACGCCCGTCGGCCCGCCCTTGTTCTTCGCCAAGATCAGCTCCGCGATCCCGGCCTCAGGGTTATTCGGGTCACGGTTGTAGGCGTCGTCACGGTAGATCAGCACGATGTGGTCCGCGTCCGCCTCTAACGCCCCGGACTCCTTCAGGTCGGACATCTGCGGACGCTTGTCCGCGCGCTGCTCCGGCCCGCGCGTCAGCTGCGAGAGCACGACGACGACCGCGTCGAGGTCCTTCGCCATGCGCTTGAACTCGCGAGAGAGCTGGTCGACCTCGACCCGCCGGTCGCGCGCCTTCAGGTCACCCATCAGCTGCAGGTAGTCGACGATGAAAAGGCGCGCCTCGTGCTCCTCGCTGAGCCGCCGCGCCCACGCCTGCATCTGCGTCTGGGTCAGGACGTCGTCGACGATGAGCAGCCGCATCCGCCCGAGCCGCTCCACCGCGGCCGCGAGCCGCACGCCGTCCTTCTGCCCGATCGCGCGCGCCCGGAGCCTGTGCGAGTCGATTCCGGCCTGCCGCGCGACTGCCATCTCGGCGAGCGCGCGCCTATCCTGCTCCAGCGAGAACACGACGACAGACCCGCCGGACTCTGCGGCGTGCTCGGCGATGTTCATCGCCAGCGTGGTCTTGCCCATTCCCGGACGGCCGGCGATCATCACGAGCCGTTTCCGCTGGAAGCCGCCGAGGAGCATCTCGTCGAGGTCGGCGAACCCGGTCGCGACAGAGAGGCCGGCCTCCGGCGGCGTCTCCAGCTCGAGCAGGTAGTCGAGCGCCGCGGTGCCGATCCGGACTGGGCCAGCGGACTCCGGACGCGCGAGCGAGAGCAGCCGCGTGACGCCGTCCTCGACGATCATCGCTGGGTCCGTCTCCGCGTCGTACGCGTTCGTCAGGATCTGGTTCGCCGCGTAGATCGTCTCCCGGAGGAGCGCCTTGGCGCGGACGACGCGGCAGTAGTGCTCGACGTTCACGGAGCGAGGCACGCCATCTACGAGCGACGCGATATAGGCGGCCCCGCCGACTTCGTCCTCCTCGCCAGTCCGGTGCAGCTCGCTCCGGAGCAGTCCGAAGTCCAGCGCCGACCCGGCGGCGGCGAGCCGCTGCATCGCCTCCCAGATCCGCCGGTGTGCGTCGCGGTAGAAGGACGCACCGGCGATGATGGCTGCGGCCTTCGCCCAGCCGGAGTTCTCGACGAGGATCGCGCCGAGGATCGACCGCTCGGCCTCGAGATCGTGTGGGAGCACCCGGTCGACAGTCGGCACGGTCACGGACACTCGATCACCTCCGGGGCAGCATCGAACTTACGCCACACATGCACTACTCGACGCGTGTGTGGTGGCCACGGCCCAGCGGCGATGAAAGCCCGCATAGCAGCCGCAACGTCTGGCCTGCGTCGCATAGCTACGCTCTTAACCTGAACATAGACAGTCTCCGAACTATTCTTTGCCACAAGGTCCGAGCCCCACTGATCGCGCTTCGTCGGCACAGGGCCATTTGGAGTCCAGACAGTCCGCACGAGTTCCATGTCTGCGACTTGATAGCCGGCGCGCTCCAAGTGCTTCTTCGAGCGGCCCTTATAGTACGCGCCACGGCCTGCGTTCGTCGCCATCTATCGGCCGTCCTTGTGCACATCGACCCAACGGCGCACGTAGTCCTGCACATTTCGGTACCACACGAAAAGGACGCTGCGCGTTCCTATCCGCATTCCTATTCCCAGATCCCGACGTCCGCCAGCAGGCCGGCTGGCGTAAACCGGAACACTGCCATAAACCCTGAGTATCCGAGGTTGTGCGGCGCGCCAGGTTTCTTTAAGGCGATCTGCTCTCCGTCCTTGGCGACGACGGTCAACTCCCCTGTTGCGTCGTCGGTGCTGAAGACCACGCCTGCGCGCGTGAGCATGGCCTCGAACTGCTGCTTTTCGGTCATCGTGTCCCTCTAGAACGGGATGTAGTCGTCTGTGACCGGCGTCATCGCCGACGGGTCCGCCGCGTACTCCGGCTGCGCCCCGGCGTCGTCGTTCCGCGCCGGCTGTTCGTCCCGGCCACGGTCGCTCCGCGGCCCGCCGCCGAGCAGCGTCACGCGGTGGACCTTGACCTCCGTCATCCACTTCTTGTTCCCGTCCTTGTCGTCCCAGGACCGCGTCTGCATCGACCCCTCGATCGCGACCTGCTTCCCCTTCTTCAGGTACTCCTGCAGGCTCTCCGCCTGCTTGCCCCAGAGGACGCAACGGATCCATTCGGTCCGCTCCTTCTTCTCGCCGCTCTCGCGGTCCGTCCAGGCCTCCGTGCACGCGATGCTGAACGTCCCGACGGCCTGCCCGCCCGGCGTGTAGCGCATCTCGCAGTCACGCCCGAGGTTGCCGATCGCGATCACCTTGTTCAGCGAACCCATAAGTCTCCTTGCTGTGGGACGGATTCCCACACGATGGCAGAACTGCCGCTCGGCGCGCGACGACGACGGCCGCTGTCGCGCACGAGACCGGCGTCGCGGAGTTCGCCGCGCCGCTTTCCGGCGCTGGTCTGCTGCCTGTTCATCTTTGCGGCCAGCTCGAAGTCCGTCAATCCAGCCTGCCCGGCCTGGCGCAGGTGCGCGAGCGCGGTGTCGAGGTCCTTCCGTCGCACCTCCGGACCACGTACGGCGGCGGCGTGGCTCGTGTCCGGATCTGACGCCCTGACGTTCGCCATGACGTTCATCGTTTCACGCCGACGAAGCCGCGGAAGTTCATCCAGGCCCAGAACGTGTCGATCTCCTTGAACCCGGCCTGGCGTAGCAGCTCCATATTCCACGACGCCGTGACCGGCACGAGGACGCCCTCGAGCGACAGGCGCTTCCGCTCGATCGCCTCCTGCGAATAGCCGTTGTCCGCCTTCATCCGGTAGTACCGCTCCACCATGACGCGGTCCAGCCGCGCCGTCTCGCCGAGGACCTTCTCGACGAGGATGAACGCGCCGCCGTGGACCGTGTGGTCGTAGACGTCCTGCACGACGCGCTGCCGGTGCTCGATCGGAATGAACTGCAGCGTGAACACGGACAGCGTCACGGACGCGCGGACCTGCGGGTATTCCACGCGCAGGTCCATCGGCAGGATCTCGACGATGCCGTTGGCGACGTGGCCCTCGAACCGCTTGCGCGCCGCCGCGAGCATCGGCTCGCTGATCTCGACGCCGACGAACTTGTCGATGAACTTCGGCTTCGGGTAGAACTCCTCGACGAACGGCGCCAGCGCCTCGCCGCGCGAGCAGCCGATGTCGAGAACGTGCGTCCGCTGCTGCGCGAACTGCCTGCCGACGGACAGCACGGCGTCACGCATGACGTCATACTGCGGGATCGACCGCTGCAGCATGTCCGAAAATGCGTTGGTAACGTCATCGTTGAACTCCCATTTCCCGACAGGCATTGTTTTATCGCGCGTTTCTGGCATACGGACCTCGCTTCTTCCCGCGCATTCCTTCACTGATCCGCCTGCGGTGTTCGACGGATCGAGTCTTACCGAGATGCGCCGCGCTAATTTTCATGCGCCACGCATTAGTCACGCAGTAGACAACCATCGCGATCCTATCGCTCTCCCTTCGCGAGCGCGCGCATGAACCGTCCCATCCGACTGGCATTCGCGCGCGAGTTGTACCACCTGTTGACTCCAGACGGATGCGGCACGACGACGACCGTCGCGCCGCGGATCGTGACCGGCCGAAAGTACGTCGCGCCGAAGACGCCGAGCGCCGACGCCGCCCTGTGACCGAGGACGACGACCGTGCGCCCTCGCGTGAACCGCCGCCGAATCCGATCCGACCCTACCATCGCCTCGGCGATCGGGAATGACGACCCCTTGCCTGCGGCCCCAGGCCACGCCTGCAGGACGTTCGCGCGCGCGAAGCGCCTGACGAACGCGTCAAAAGAGATCCCGCTGAGCGTCGCCAGCTTCCGGCCGCACGCGCCCGTGATCGGCCTCCGTGGATCCCCTGTCCGCGCCGGCGCCTCGCCGACGATCAACGGTCTCACCATACATCCTCTCGAACGTCTCGCGGTAGAACGTCGCCGGCGCGTCCACGGCCGCCGCCGCCGCCTCGCGCATCCCGAGCCCTTCCTGGAACGCCACCTTCGCGCGACGCAGGATCGCGCGCGGCACCACGTCCTTGAACGCTTCCTCAAGCACGGCCTTCGGTCGCCGGTCGCGTCGGACGGACGTCTCCGGCAGGCTCCACGCCAGGTCGACGAGCGGCGGGTGCAGGAACGGCAACCGGCACTCGACGCCGGCCGTCATGAACGCCTTGTTGCAGCGCGCGAAGTTCTTCCGGTGCTGGTCAAGGAACAGCCGGCGCCGGTACGCGTGCCAGCCCTCGGCCTTGATGCCGTGGTAGGCGAACCCGTACGACCCCCACAGCTCGTCCGAGCCCTCGCCGGAGAACACGACCTTGAACCCGTCCGACCGGATCCGCGCTGCCAGGACCAGGCAGGCCCAGCCGATCTCGACCTGCGCCTTGTGCGGCAGCTCGATGGCCGCGACCGTCCGCGCCAGGTCTGTCGGCGTCGGCGCCGGGATGTCGACCTCGCGCAGGTCCACGCCGAGGTCGGAAGCAGCCATCCTAGCCATCCTGAGGTCGCTGGATCGACGATCCTGCACGGCCACGTAGGTCACCAAGGCCGGCATCGCCTGCAGCGCAGACCACGCCACGACGGTCGAGTCCAGCCCTCCGGACAGCAGCGCGCAGACCGGCACGTCGGCCATGGTCCGGTCTGCCACCCCACGGATGACGGCCGACCGGACGGCGGAGGCAGCTGCCTCAAATCCCAGCGCTGACGGCTCAGGCTGCCCGTTGGTGTGAAAGGAGAACGACCGGCTTGCGCTAGCATTGCCGAGGACCACGACCGCTCCTGGTGGCACGTAGCTGGCCGGCCCCATCCGGCCGGCCGCCTGCAGGACCTTCAGCTCGCTGGCCGCGGCCGTCTCCGTGTAGTGCAGCGGGATCTCGCCGAACCGGTCCCGCGCCAGCCAGAGCTGCCCATCACCGTGCGTCCACGCCGCAGCGAACATCCCGTCCAGCCGCAGGAGCCCTTCCCAGCCCCACTCGTCCAACGCCGTCGCGACCACTTCCGTGTCGCCGGCCGTCCTGAACCGGCGCCCGAGCGCCTGCAGCTCCGCGCGCACGGCCTTGTGGTTCCAGACCTCGCCGTTGTAGCTGAGCGTCGTGCGACCGACGACGAACGGCTGGTCGCTGCGCGGGTCCAGGTCGACGACGGCGAGACGCGCGTGGCCGAGCGCGACGCCTCCGTGCTGGACGATGCCCATCGCGTCCGGCCCGCGATGGCGAGTCGCCTCGACGCCGCGCTCAACCGTGCCGAGATCGAAAGCCGCCACGACGCCGCACATTAGGCGCCGTCCTTCTTGAGCACCGCGACCAGCGCCTCGCCGACCGCGCGCATCATCGGTGGCGGCACGGCGCGGCCGAGCCGCTCCCACTGCTGCGAGTACGTGCCGGTCAAGACGAAGTCGTCCGGGAACCCACAGATGCGGCGCAGCTCGGCGATGGTGAACTTTCGCCGCTCTAACGGATGCGTGACGGATGCAGCTGACGTACCGCCGAGTTGCGTGACCGTCGGACACACGTCATCTGGGTGAGGCCGGATCAGGCTCAGGTACTTATCGCTCTGCTCACCTGGTTGCAACTTATCCCACTCCAGTCCGACCGCGTTCCCTAAGGCGCTCTGCGGTTCCACACCGTAGCTCGGTTCATGCAGGCGCTGCTCGTCGAGCAGCGCCTGCATCGACTCCGTCGCCTTAATCGTAACGGCCGGCTCGTCGATGCTTGAATCAATCCGGTGGAATTGCGAACCGCTCCGATCGGTGATGACCGTCTCAACCGGACGCTGAGTGATAACACTCAGCGTCCGGTTGGTGATCGTTTCCGACGGTTCATCAACAGACCTCGGCGCGTGGCCGTCATAGCCGTGTGAGCCCTCGATCACAACGTCACACTGGCGGTCCGAAATAGATTGCAGCCGCTTGTCGCCGAGGACCGTATCGGCATCAGGGGGACCGCCACCGTCAACGATGAAATGCGTTGAACATAAACTCCCGGCGCCGACCTTTATGGTCGGCGCCGGGGCATCTGTTACGTCTCTCGGCGGCGTTCCTTTATAGCCCTCATCGTAGATGACGCGCGGTAAGTCTCTGGGATCGGCGCGATTCGCGCCGATCCCACCAGGCGCATCAATGCTGCGCAGGCGGCCGACGCCTTCTCCGTAGTCGTCCTCTTGGATCGTAACTCGTTCAACGTTATGGCCGTAGAAGGAGCCCATGCTGTCACCAGTAGGCACCGTCGGACACGGTGCCTCAGCGTTCATCCGATCTTCCGGCTTCTGCCAGTCGCTGTCGCTGTGCCCCTTCGCCGTCGCGGAGGTAATCCATGGGATCGCCTCACGGATCGAGTAACGGTGCGCCAGCTTCCGCGGCCACGCCGGTCGGCCGACATCCTTCCGCACGCCGATAAAGATCAGCCGCACGCGCCGCTGCGGGACACCGAGCCACTGCGCATCCAAGAGCCTGGCCTCGACGTTGTACGGCAGCGTCCGCATTTTCCGCAGGTAGCGCCTGAAGAACCCGACCGCGACGCCCTTCACCATCCCGGCGACGTTCTCAGCTACGAACGCGCGTGGGCGCAGTTCATCCACGAGTCTGATGTACTGCTCAAACAGATCATCCGTCCGCTGCTTCGTGTCACTGTAGGACCGCACCTGGCCCCAGCCCTTGCTGCCCTTACCTGCCGTACTAAACGACGCGCACGGAGGTGAGCCGACGAACAGGTCGATCTCCCTGCCGCCGAGCGCGGCCGTGATCTCCGCGCCGGTCACGGTCCGGATGTCTCGCGTATCCAGCAGCGACCGCGGGTGGTTCGCGCGGAACGTGTCCTGCGCGGCAGGTATGAACTCGTTGCCCCACAGGACGTCGTAGCCGGCCATCTCTAGCCCGAGGTCGCTGCCGCCGCAGCCGGTAAACGTCGACACGGCGAGCAGCCCATTCGACTGGACGGCGGCGATCTCACGCATCAGCGGGATGCGGTACTGAGGCTTTACGCCGTCCTCAGCAGCGCTCCCTCGCAATACACCGTCGGTGTATTGCGAGGTATTTACCGATCCGATCCCACCAGCCATCACCGTCGGCGCAGGTTTATCAGGAGGCACGACGAGGCGGCGCGCACCGGCGATGTCGAACCGATGCGACCCGGTCCGCTCATCACCGAGGTAGGTCTGCGTCAGCTTCGCGTCGCCCATGCCGGCTGCCATGACCGTCGGCGCCTGCGCGTCTGCATCGACGATGCAGACGCGCGTGTTCAGTGACAGATCCTCGTCCGGCTCCTCAGGAGGCGCGGCGTCGGTCGCCAGGCCGACCTCCGCGTCCACGTCAGGCACGCACTCGGCGAGCAGCTCACCGACGGACCCGAACGGAACACCGTCGAAGACGAACGGCGCGGCCGACGGCGCAGCCAGGATCTCGTCGAGTGGGTCCGGCTCGGCGACACCAGGTACGTCGATCGGGACGACTGTCTCGGCGCCGGTCTCGGCGTCGAACGACATGCCGAGCTGCCAGTCATCCGACGCCCTACGCTTCGCCATCGCCGTCCTCATTGATCTCCGCGCCGGTCGGCGGCAGTGGGTTGCCGCGCCACTCGTAGCCGCAGTGCGGACAGCGATACTCCGGATTGGTCGTATCCAAGTCGACGCGCTGGAACGCGTCCGACGCCTGCGCCTCCTTCATCCGCTCGACCGTTTCTAGATCGAACATGTCCTCGAGCAGGCCATCCACCGGCTGCGCCGGCTTCCGCGCGTCGTCTATCACCATGGGCGTATCCTTTTCAGGCCCGCGCGTCGATGCGCGCGAGCAGCCTGTCTGCCTCGAACCGCTCCGCGTCCGTCAGCTTTCCGCCGCCGACGGCGTCCTTGAGCAGTCGGTGGACTAGTGCGAGCGCCGCATCCCTGTTGATGAACAGCACCTTGTTCTTCGGGTTCTTGCGCACGCCTGCCAACGGATCGAGCGGCGTCTCCTTCGTCATCATGACCCCTTGGGCGCGCGGCGTTCTCGGCTTCGGCGCAGCCTTCGTAACTTTGCGCGCGCGCTTAACTTTGCCTGTTGCCTTCTTCTTCGCCATGTCGTCGTCCCCTCCGGCTTCCACCGTCTGTGCCGCCGGTGGATCCGGCAGCAGTTGCTCCGTCACGTCCGTCACGGGCGGGCTGCCCGTGTCCGGTCCCTTGCCTATTGTCTCGTCCCCGAATGGCACATCTGTCCTCCTTGCTTGCCGCTTCACTGCCACGCGCGCCGCGGCGCCTGCCCTGTCATACTCCTGCCCGCGAGAGGACGCCGCCGACCTCTTCCTCGTCAGGCGCATCTCGTCCGCCTGCCGCTGCATCTCCTGCGCGATCCGGCTCACGGCCCGCGCTTCTCCCACGCGCGGCAGCGTGCGCCCTGCCCCTCGAGCCTGCTCATCGCGTCGTCCCGCTTCCGCACGTCGGCGAACGAGGCCGAAAAGCCCCACTCGCTGATCGCCTGGTCGGCGCCGGCCTTGATCGCCTTATCCAGCCGCGCGACGGACCATGGCCTCCCGTCCTCGCCCTCCGCGGCCTTGTCGAGCCACTTCTTCTGCTGCGGGGGCGGCAGCGCGGCGACCTTCTGATGGTGGCTGAACGTCAGGACGTCGAGCCGCCGGACTGCCTCCGGCACCTTCTCCGCCACCCACTCGTAGCCGCGCTGAGTCTCGTCCGACCAGCCGGTCGCGGCGCTGAGGATCTGGTCGGCCCGGTCGCCGAACCGCTTCCGGAAGTACTTCGCCGCGTCGCCGAGCGACATCTGAATGCACCGCTCGAACGTCCGTAGCGTCTCCCATAGTGCCTCGCACGCGTCGAACGACGGATTGCCGGTCACGACCAGCCCCTTCGGCGTCACCTCGAAGTACTCGCTGATGCCGACGGATACGATCGTCTCCTGCACGACTGCGAAGTTCTTCGTCACGCGATCCTTTCGAAGATAGAGAGTAAGCGGACTCTATGGTTCGTCGAACGCAGGACATCTATCACTGTTCCTTCGGAGCTTCTGCGCCCCATACGTCCCACCCAGGCGCGGTACGCCGAGCGAACTGTTCGAGGTATGGACCGGCGCTCACGCACTCGATGATCCGCCGCATCTCTTCCGGCTTCTTCGAATGCTCGCGTCTCGGCGCTTCGAACGCGTCAGGTAGGTCGGCCGGAAGGAGCAGATCGAGATCGGTCGGCTCCGGCGCGTAGAACACGGTCTCACCCTGCGCGCGTTTCCCGTCGGCCTTCACGCGATACGGCAGCGAACCGCGAACTGCGAAAAGTACGTGCTCAGTCTTGCCACGGAAATACTGACCGAGTCCTGGCCTATCTTTCACCCACGTACAGATAGTGACGTAGCGGAAGCCTGCCGCCTTAAGGCAGTCGAGACCGGCCTGTAGGTAGTTGTTCGTGACCCAGCAGTAGAGATGCGCGTCCGGCGCGGACCATTCGCCGAACGTCCGGAAGAGATCGACGATCGCGTCGACGTCCATCAGGTCGTAGTGCTTGTCGGCGCCGCGTTTGATCTGACCACCGCCGCGTTCCGGCCACGGCGGATCTTGATACAAGACATGATAGCGTCCGGCTTGCGGTGGTACGGCGACGGTCGGTCCGAAGAGACTCATTCGGACAGATCCTCGTGAATAATCGAGTACATTACGTGGAACAGCATGCGCGCGGCCTCGAACGTCCACGGGACCACCGTCGCGGCGTACGGCTCCTCCGGTCTGGCGTCCGGCAGCGGTGATGGCGGCATCAGGTCCCGCTGCTCCGTCCGCAGCATCCGCCGGTCGACAAGCTTCAGCGACGCCGGCTCCTCCGGCGGCAGTCCGAACCGCGCGTAGATCATCGCCTGCAGCCGCGCCTCGGCCTCCCGGTACGCCGCCATCTCCGGCCGTCGCTTCAGCGGACGCGGGACGTCGCAGAGGTACGCCTCGGCGGCGTCGTGGAGCAGGCCGTGGAGCTGGTCCTGGCGCGTGCCGCCGCCGTCGCGGAGGGCGCGGCTGACGAGCACCGAGTGCTGGGCGACGGAATACGGAACGCGCGCGTGGCCGTTGAACCTGTTCGTCGCCGCGAGCGCGTGCGCGATGTCCTCGATGCGGATGTCCTCCATGCGTGGCGCGAGCGGCAGGAACGCGATCCCGGACGCCGTCGTGTACCAGTCGTGCTCGCTCATGCCGCCGGCTCCTCCCAGACCTGCCCGTCGCGCTCGAACCGCAGGCGCCCGTCGCACTCCTGCTCCGTCAGCGCGTCGATCGTCAGCCGTCCCTCGTCGTAGTCGTCGTGATGGCCGTCGCACAGCGCCAGGCCACCTTGCTGGCAGTGCCGCCGCTCCGGCGCCTGCCCGCGCGTCTTGCTCCGGCGGTATGGCCCCCAGTGCGCCCATTGCAGCTCCCCGCTGCAGGCCCCGAATAGCGCCTGTGTTTCCGCGTACCAGGAGAGACGGCAGCGGTCGTGGTCGCGCGCCATCACTCGCGCGCGCACCCAGACCTTCCTTGTCTTTTCGGCGCGCTGCCGCCTGGCCTTCGTCCGCTTCCGCGGCTCCCCTTTCGGGATCGGAGAGCGGGACATGTCAATCGCCACGACGTCCTCCGAGTAGCGCGTCGATGGCGTCAGCGAGATCGGCCGCCGCGGCCGCCCTGCGCACCGGCTTCCTACTCGTCCTTCTCGGCATTGACCTTCACGACCGGCTTCTTCTTCTTCCGTCGGACCGTAATCGTGCTCTCGCCGTCCGGCGGCTCGATCTCGATCACGATGTCCTCGGACTCGTACCGGTCCTTCTTGTGCCGCATCATCACCTTCTTCAGCTCGCCCTTCGCCGCGACCTCCTTCTTCGTGAGCGACATCCGCGCGTCGCGCTGCTCGATGTAGTCATCCGCCGCCTCCTCGATGTCCTTGATCTTCCGCTCGGTCATCTCCGGGAGGTCCGCCTGCCTACTGCGCTTCGTCTTCGCCATCCGTGTCACCTCCGCCGCCAGCCGTTAAGCGATTAACCTCAGCGCCCGCTGACAGCGATGCCGGACGCTCTCGCCTGTGCACAATCTCCCCGCCGGCCGTCAGCCTGGCGAGGCCGACCTCCAACAGCCCGGCGCAGCGCACCGGCTGCGCGCCGCTCGGCCGCTCACGCTGCGCCCGGCGGTAGGCTGCGAGGAACTCCTGCCGCTTGACCAGCAGCGCCGGCCCGGCCGGCGTGGCGCAGAACGCCGACCACGCCCCGAACGTCGCCAGCAGCGCGGCCGCCGTCACCGGGTCCTCGATCTCCAGCGACCGGTAGGAGCCGACCTGCTCCGCCGCGCGCTCCAGCCCGTTCCAGGCGAGCAGCGCGGCGTCGTCGGCCGAACCGACGAGCGCCTTCCGTATCTCCGCACTGTGCGGGAAGAACCCGGAGCCTTCCCGGCTCGCGCGCCGCGCGGCGGCGACGACCTGCGCCGGCTCGAACTCCGCGAGGTCGGCCGCGTAGATCCTGACGCGCGCCTCTGCGAGCTTGATGCCGTGCCGCTCCGCCAGCTCGAACAGCAGCGCACCGAACCAGTCAGCGACGTCCCCGTCGGCCTTCAGCGCCGACCCGGCGAGTCTGTACTGCACGAAGTTGATGACGACGACGTCCACGCTCATTCCCATACGCCTACCGCACGCAGGGCGCCAGAGATGTCGAATGGAAAATGACCTGGAACCCGGGATACCAGAGGTTCCGCTCGCTGTCCTTCGCGTTAATCACGACCTCGACGCCGCCGCACGGCGGCTGCAGCCTGTCTCGGCTATCAACCTGCTCCATATGACACGTCACGCCAGCCCGCGTTAGTATCGCCTCGAACTGCTCGCGCTCCGTCATCGGTCAGTCCCTCACGTCGTGCTTCAGCCGTCCGACAATGATATGCTCGACCGCCTCCTGCTGCCGGATGGTCACCGTGTCGGTCGCGTCAATCGTCTGAGCGATTCCCTCAAGCGTCCGGCGCGCCCATTCATAGTGCCCGGTCAGCAGCAGCTCCTCGATCCGTTCGAGCATCGTAAAGGCATCGTCAGGCATCGCGGCTCGGCTCCGTTACAGGCTCAGGCGCCGCCGGCACGTCCGCCTCGGCGATCCAGAGCTGCGCCTCGACGAACGCGCCGCCGTCCGCCATGTAGTGGACGTCGGCGTACAGCTCGACGGACGCGCCGGCGACGGCGGCGAGCTTGCGCCGCGCGGCCTCGCGGAACGCGTCCTGGTCCTTCCGCGGCTCCATCAGTTCCTCCTCTGACCCAGCGACGCTTCGATCTGCGCCAGCCGGCCCTCCTCGTCGCGCGCCTCGACGGACTCCAGCGCGATCTGCTGCCAGTACCGCGCACGCTGCGCATGGCTCGGTACGCACGTCCGGATGAATGATTCCAGCGCCGCGCGCAGCGCGGAGGCGACGAGCCCGGCCTCGATCCGCTGCGTCCCGGCGGCTGCCGCGATCTCATCCTCCGTCGCCGCGTCGAGCGCCGTCCCGACGGCGCACGCGAGGCGGACGACGAGCGCCTTCCGCGCCTCCGGGTCGAGGTCCGGGCCGAGCACCTCACGCGCGATGCCGTCAGGCGTCCTGCGCCTCCGTCCACTGCGCGCGCGCGCGGCTCTGCACCGACAGCCCCCGGGCGTAGAGCGCCTCCAGTTCACGGACGGCCTGGTGATCCTCCCCAAGCGGAGCGAGGTAGCGTCTCCATATCCGCAGCACGTCCAGCAACGGCGAGACGTCGACGCGGCCAGTCGCCCGCAGGCGCCGGTCCGTCTCGGCGAGCGCCGCGTCCATGTCGCGCACGTACATGCGATGGACCAGCCGGGCCAGGAACCGTGCGATCATCGTCTCGTCCTCCCCGTCGCCTTCATGATCTCGCTGACGTTGTCAGCGGTGCGGTCTGCGAGGGCCGCGCCGCGCTTCCGCCGCAGCAGCAGGTACTGGGCGTGGAACGCGAAGTCCCGGACGTTGCTGTGGCGGCACCTGCTGACGACCGGATCACCGCCCTGCGCGACAGGGCGCACGGCCGCGAAGAATTCCGCGATGAGGCCGCACGCCGTCTCCTCGCCGAGCTGTGCGTGCATCTGCGCGAGGTGCTTCCGGTCTTCTGCCGGCGACGTCTGGAAGTAGGGGAATCCCCATTGCTTCTCGTACGCGAGCTGGAACGCGCCTTCAAGCCTCACGGTCGGCGACCCAGAGTCGAGCTTCTCCTGCGGCGTCGGCACCTTGCGCTTCCGCTTGCCGCCTGGCGGCTCCAGCGTCAGTTCGTCCGTCACTCGTCCCCTCCCGCTCCAAGATCCGGTGGCACGTCCCGCAGGACCAGCAAGTCCACGACCCGGCGACGCGCAACGTATTCCCGCAGACGCATCGCTGCAGCAGGTCCGGCCGCGCCAGTATGCGCGAGCGCGCCGCTACCACTCCAGGCTCCGCTGCGGAGACGGCGGCAGCGTGAGCGTCTCGCCGTCGCCTCCAGCTCCGGCTTCGAGCCGGTGCGCCGTCCCGCGGCTCTTGCCGCGCAAGCGCTCCACGTGGTCGCGCACCGCGCTCCGCAGCGCCGCCGCGACGAACCGCCGCACCTGCGCCCGCGACGCGCGGAGCCGGCGGCGGTCGGCGGTCCCGTCCTTCGCGGCCGGCGCGAAGTACTTCGCCACGACGTACCGCTCGTGCGCGCCGACGTCGAGCGTGAGGCGGACCTTCACGACGTCCCCTTCGCGTTCCGCTCCAGCCGCTCGGCGAACTGGAGCAACCGGTGCGGCACCTCGGCGATCCCGCAGCCGTTGCAGGCCGTTGAGTCGTCGGCCTTGTCGTTAAAGGTCGCGCGCCGGCTATACGTCGCGCACGCGCCGCTCTCCCGCCACGCCGTGCGCAGGTCGGCCGCGACCGTCGCCACGACCTCCGACGTCGCCTCGCCAGTGAGCAGGTCCGCGATCGCCTGCCCGATATCAGCCCATGACTGATGGCCGCCCTTAGCCAGCTGGCGCGCCAACTCGCGCGCGGCCTTGACCCGTGACCTCATGCCGCCACCTCTATATTCCTGTATGGCGGCAGCGCGACCGTCGCCGTCCCTGCCTCGACGCGGACCTGCGCGTCCGCCAGCGCCGCGCACGCCGGGACGTGCGTGACGAACAGGCACTGCCGCGCACCGCTCAGCGTCAGCATCCGGCGCAGCATCGCGACGTACTGCGGCGCGCGCTCCACGTCGAGCGCCCCGGTCGTCTCGTCCCGCCACAAGGTCTCGATCCGCGTCCGGTTCCGCAGGTTCACGTAGCAGGCGAGCGCGCAGCGGATCGCCTCCTCGACGATGACCCGCTCCCCGCCGGAGAGGTCGCCGATGTCCCGCGGCTCGCCGCCGTGCGCGTTGTCGACGGCGAGGATCGTGAACTTCTCCTTCACGTCCTTCCCGTCGGCCGTCGCGACCTGCGTGACGATCTCGACCGAAAACTGCGTCCCGTAGCCGACGCGGAGCAGGTCGTTCGCGAGGTCCGAGACGACCGGCCCGGCCGCGTCGATTTCCAGCCGCTGCAGCCCGTCCCGCCCGCAGGCGCGCGCGAGCGCCTGCCATCCGAGCCCCTCGTCCTCGACCACGCGGAGCCGACGGGACAGCTCGGCGACCCGCGCCTGCCGGTCCTCGGCCTCACGCTGCCGCGCGACAAGTGCCGTCCGCTCGGCGCCGAGCGCGGCGCGGCGCGTATCTGACTTCCCGATCTCGTCCCGCGCGGAGCGGAGCGCGGCAGCGAGCGCGTCGAGCGCCGCCCTCGCACCTGCGGTCCCGTCGGCCTCACTCCTGGCGGTGGCCGCCTGCGCGCTGAGGAGCAGGACCCGGTCGGCGAGCGCGGTCCTGGCGGCGTCGGACTCGCGCGTGCGCGTCCCTGCCGTCTCACGCGCGGCCGCCGACTCCGCTGCGCGCGCGTCGTCGGCCGCCGTCACCTCTGCGTCGAGCGCGGCGAGGGCCGCCGCGTGGGCCGCCGCGGACTCGACCTCGTCCCGGCGGTACTCGTCGATCCGGTCCTGCGCGTGCTCGATCTTCGGCACCAGCGCCGCCGCGGCCTTATTCCCGAGCGCGCGCTGCTCCGCCTCCTGCCGGCGCGACTCCGCCGCGCGCACCTCCGCCTGCGCGGAGGCGGACGCCTGCGCGAGGCCGGTAAGTTGGTCGCGGAGCGCCTGCTCGCCGGCGACCTGCGTCTCGAGGTCCGGGATACGGCCCCGCGCCGCCGCAGCGTCGACGACGAGCTGGCACACGGGCTCCACCGCGCAGTCATCGCCGAACTTGACCCGGCCGATCAACGCGCTCCGCTCGACCGCGGCCGCCAGTTCCCGCTTCGCCGCGAGGAGCGCGACGAGCTGCCGCGACCCGGCGGCCGACGCGCGGTCGGCGTCGGCCGCGGCATCCCGATGCAGCCGCTCGGCGTCGCGTGCCTGGGTGATGGCGGCCTCCGCGTCCGCGACCGCCGCAGCCGACGCGCGGTACTCGTCAGCGCGAGCGAGGACCGTCTCGTTGTTCCTGATCCGCTCCCGCCGGTCAGCCGTCAGCAGCGCCTCTGCCTCGACCGCCTTCTTCCTCCGCTTCGCGACGGCCGTGACCGTCCCTGTGTGCCGGTCCGTGGCGGCGCCGACGGCGTCGGCGAGGTCGCGCTGGATCCGCGCGGCCGCCCTGTCATGCCCTTCGATCTCCGCCTCCGCGCGGCCGACCGACTCGGCGAGCTGGTCCGCCCGCGTCCGCGCCACGACGTGCTGCTCGGCCGCCGCGATGGCGTCTGGGAGGCCGGCCTCCAGTGCCTCCTCGCGACGGACGTCGACTGCCCTGACTGCGATAACCGTCGCTTCCTCGTCGAGCAGGACGGAGAGCCGCGCGGCCATGGCGGCGAGCGCCTCCGGCGAGAGGTCCCGCGACAGCGCGTCCACCGCGGCCCGGATTCGCGCCGAGAGGCCGTCCGCGACCTGCTGGCACCGGCGGGCCGTCTGGCTCCGCGCCTCCAGGTGCGCGAGGTCCGCCAGCTCGACGAACAGCTCCAGCCGCTCCTTCTGCCCGAGGTCGCCGAACCCGCCGCGCCGGTTCTGCGCCGCGTACGCCGAGGCGAGCAGCGAGCGGAGCGACGGGAACCGCTCCGCGACCGCGTCCCGGTACGTCGACGTCTGGCCGCTGACGTTGACTGGCAGCCACGTCCCGATCATCCCGCCGCACTGGGTCCGGCAGACGCCGAGATTCGGTTCCAGCAGCACGGCCTCGGCCTTCCGCCTGTCGCCGTCGACGTTGACGCGGCACTTCACGTGGCCGCGCTCGGCGAGGTCCCATTCCGTCTCGATGAACGCCTCCCGGCTCGTCGCGTACTGGAACAGCGTCCCGTTACGCGACGGGAATGCCTTGTTCGCGACGCCAGGGCCGTAGAGGCACGCGATCGCGGCGTCCAGCGCCGTCGTCTTCCCGGCGCCGTTCGGACCGACGATCGCGATCAGGCCGTCCGGCAGGTCCGTCAGATCCAGCACGAACCGGCCGGCGAAATGATTGAAGCCACCGAGCGAGAGCCGTTCGAGGCGCATCGCCTAAGCCTCCCGCGCGTCGTCGACGGCGTCGGACACGCGCTTCCTTCTGCGTGCCGCCATGCCACCCTTGCGGCCGGCGGCGATAGCCTCCTCGGACGTCCACTGATGCGCGGTGCCCTTCTCGTGCGCGGCCTTCCCGCCTTTGCTCGCGATCCCGCGCTGCTTCACCCTGTCCATCGACGCGAATCCCTTGTCGCTGTTCGCCATAACCGTACCTATTTCCTGTTTTTTAGCGGACATCGTATCCGGATAGCCATCCACAACAGGCGACGACTGCTACGAGTGCCCAGAACTGCCATGTCCACATCGCGAGCAATAAATATATCGCGGCGATCCTGAGCTTTACCGTCATACCGGTTCCAGTACCGTTACGTCCGCGAGCGGCGCCAGCCGCGCCTCGACCTCCGCGACGACCGCGTCGCCGTCCTCCGTCTGCTGCAGCAGGTCGGCGCAGCGCACGATTTCCTCCGACCACGCCGTGTCTGTCAGCCGCGCCCACGCCAGCAGCTTCCCGCCGAGCGTCCGCGCGGCGACGACCTCCGGCGCCCGGAGCGGCCGCTCCAGTACGGCGACCGGCTCGAACTCGAACCGCCGCGCGCAGGCGAACGTCCGCTTTACGCATTCGCGCGCGTCAACGAGGACGTCGCGCTCCGACTGCAGGTAGCTCGCCCTGACGCGGACATCACAGCCGGTCCAATCAGGCCCGTCGCCATCGATCAGCGCCGGCGGCGGATCATCCTTCGGTCCACCTGGCCCTTTCGTCACCTGCCAGTCGAACCCCTCGCGCGAGAGCCGGCCCTCGACGTGGTACATGGGCGCAACCGGGACCGCGACGAACGTCTCCGCGTGCCCCCACCACGCCATGCGTGGATGCGCGGATAGTCCGCCACCGAGAGCGACCGGCGCCGCGTTCTCTTCGCGGCGCACGCATTCAATCGCCAGGTACCCTTTCGGTTCTACTTCCCCCCAGTCCAGCCGACAAAGCGAGCCGGGATAGACGCCGTCCGCGACGCGCTGGTGCTTGTGGATGTGGTTGAAGACCTTGAAGCATGGCCCGAGACGCGCGAGGTGCTGCGCCGTCACCTCGATCTCCTGCCCGATCTGCGGTTGGCCGACCGAGGAGACCGACCCGGCGATGTTCGCGTGCCCGATCGCGCCGGTTAGCCGACCGGCCTCCCTGGCGGCGGCGAGGTCCGCGCCGGCCTGCATGAACAGCAGGTCGAGCGCGCGGTCGGCCGTCGCGACGATCCCCTCGTGCGGCGTCCCGGCCGCGACGAGCATCCCCTTCGACGGGTACGGCAGGCAGAACAGCGCGAACGCCGCATCCTTCCCGAAGTCGACGTGGAGTCCCGACCTGACCGCGCAGTCGACGACCTCCGGCTTCCGCGAGACGTGGACCGGCCAGACCGTCCTGAGCCGTGCGAGGAAGTCGAGGTCGCCCTCCGGGTCGTGGTTCCCTGGGACGATGACGACCGGTGCGACCGCCGCCATGCGGATCGTCCGCTCGGCGAGCAGGTTCCGCAGCTCGATCGTCATCCCGACGTGCGTCAAGTCGCCCGGCCAGAGCCAGGCGTCGACCGGGTTCAGCGCCGCGTCACCGATCACGTAGTCGAGCGCGGCCAGCCGGTCCGCGTTCCTCGGGCCGGCGACGAGATGTAGGTCGCCGACGGCGACGAAGCGGTAGGACGTCGTCATTGGCGTCCCTTTCGTTTCGTCACCGCCCCGGCGCCGAACCGTCTGCGCTTCACCATGCACGCGCGCGCGATAGCGTCGGCGTACCCAGCTACGTACACCGCGACCTGATCCGGCCGTACGTCGACGATGCCGGCCTGCGCCGCGACGAGCGGGCTACCAATCGCAGCCGAGACGTAGAGGTCGTAGGCCGCCAGTTCCTTCGCGTTCATATGCTCGGTCCTCCTCCGCTCGTCTGCGCAGCGGCCATCTGCTGCTCCTCTGCCGGTAGCGCGTTCAGCGCGTCGCACATCTGCTGCAGGTGCTCCTTCGAGACAGGGTCGGCGTACATGTGGCACCGCCCGCAGACGTAGCCGTAGCCCATGCACCACGAGCCGGTAAACCGGCGCGGGTAGTTGTTCACGGACGCGCAGGCGAACCGTATCGCGCGGAGCGCCGTCGACTCCGGACCGGCGCCGTCCGGCACCGAGCCGTTCGGATAGGTTCCTGCGCGAGACGGATCGGCGTTCCGTTCGGCGCGCCAGACGAGACCGAGCAGCGCGCGTACCGCGACAACGAACGCGATCATAGCGCGCGCTCCATGAGCGGATTCTCCGTGAAGTACGGTTCGCGACCGTGGACGCCGGATGAGACGATCCGAAGGAACTGACGGTCGACCGTCTCGCTGACCGGAAGGCTCTCGTGCGGCGTCAGGATCCCGATCTCATAGACCTCTCCGGCGCCGAGGAACGCCGCAGCGTCATACGGATAGCTAGCCGCCACGTCGCCGATATCGCCGTCGAGCGACGTCTCCGGATGCTCAGAGTTCCAGACCGCGCAGGTCTCGCCGAGATTATTCGCGAGCAGGATCCGAACGTCGCCGTCGAGCGTCACGCGATGGACGCGGCCCCATCCGCCACCTTCGCGACCTCCCCAGCAGTAGTAGCGACGCGCTGGATCACGGCCGACCTCCGTATGGAGCGCGCGTCCGAACCGCGCGCGCGCGCCGCGATGCGGCGTTCCGGCCGTTGCGATCGATTCGTCGATCGTCAGGAAGCCGACGTCGCCAGCCTTCAGGACGAGCGACGCGAGGATCGGCCGATACGCCGCGTAGACGTCCGGCACCGACGACGGATCGCCCTGGACGTAGGGCATCATCAGGCAGCGGACGCCAGAGAACGGTGGGAACGTGATCGTCTCGGATCGTTTAATCGCATACGGCTGCATATATCCTCCGATCGGATCTGGCCCGCCTACAGTTTCATGTCAGCCGCCGCTACTTCGAGCACCTGCCGGTACGCCTGCCCGGCGACGACGACGCGCTCCGTCGCGACCCGGCGCGGCGCCTTGTCCTTCGCCGCCTTCACCAGCACCTTCGCCAGCGCCTCGTCCGGCGTATAGAGCGTGACCTGCCGGTCCGTCTCGACGAAGAATCTCCGGGCCGCGCCGTCGCCCTGCGCCAGCACCTTCGTCACGACGTAGACCTCGTCGTCGGCCGGCGCCGGCTGCTGCGGCTTCGGATCCTCGAAGTCGACCTGATGCGCATCCGTCGGCGGAGGCGCCGTCTGCATCCGTTCCGGCGCCTCCGGTTCCGGCGCGACGATCTCGCCGACGAGCGTCCGGCCGACCTCACCCGGTGCGTGCGTCACCGGCAGCTCCGCGGTCGCGTCAGCCGGCGCTGACGAACCTGGATAGAGCAGGTCGCGCGCGCCGAGGTTCGCCGCCGTGACCATGTGCCGCACGTGCGGGTCCGTCATGTCCGGCACGAAGACCGCGCGCAGGATGACGAAGGGCTTCGCCTTCAGCTCCGCGATCGTGTAGGACTGCCTGACGCCGAGTTTCCGCGCGAGCCCGTTCAGCGACTTCGTCTTCGCCAGCTGCCGGCCGTAGCGCCGGACCTGGATCACGCGCTCGCCGGTCCACCCGTTGATCGGCTCCGGCTTCACCTTCCACCGGTCAGGGACCGGCGTCTTTTCGCGCTGCAGGTTCGCGACCGCGACGCGACGCGCCCACTCGTCAGGCGTCCATTCCCCGATGTCCGCGCTGCCGTCGCGCGCGTCGAGGCTCCCGATCCCGGTCGGCAGCATCCGGAGCTGGCCGGTGAAGTCGATGAGGTCTCCGTCCGTCTCACAGACGAACAGGTACCGTTCCGTCGAGCCGTCCTGTAGCCACCGCGTCGGCCGGACGTTAACGCCGAAGTTGTTCAGGATCCTCAGCAGGCCGTAATGGTTCAGCGAGACCTCTAGCGGCACAAGGTCATAGCCGCCACCCTGCCGTTGCACCTTCGTCTTCGCGTGGATGCTCGCCTGGAAGTAGACGTCCGCGCCGCGCCCGCTTTCAGTGTCGACGCTCGGGTCAATCGGAACGAGCAGCGGCGTCACCTCGTAGCCGGGCGAAATAGCGCCGGCCGCGCCCATCGGCGAGAGCAGGAAGACGCGGTCCTGCATGGCGAGGATCCGCTCCGCGAGGTCCGCCTGCGTCTTGATGTTGCTTCCGGTCAGCGTCTTGATGTCGATCGTCACTTGCCCGCGTTCCGCGAGCGCCGTGCTCTGTTCTGCCATCGGTCGTTCCTTTCCGTCCTGTTAAGCAATTAACGACGCGTCTGGTGGAGGCGCCCCGGCTCGAACGGGACCGAATGGACTCGGTGCGAGCCGCTTCTCGCGCTGCCCCCTCATACCCTGTTTCCGAACGGCGCGTGCGCGAGGCAGAACCACACATCGAACGGCTCGACCTCGATGCAGAGCTGCACCTGCGCGTCGGCGCCGCAGATGCGGCACGGCTGCGTCTTTCGCGGCGGGACGGCGTCGCGCGCGGGCTGGCGCGCCTCGCCGATCCCGAGCGCCTCGTCGCGCGGGTCATTCATGAAGGCGATTCTCTCGCGCGTCCTGCCGGATGTCATCGAGCCGCTCGGACAGCGCGCGTACCTCCGCACCGAGCGCCCACATGATCCCGGTCGCGACGGCCTCCGGATCGACCGCGACCGCATCCGCGACGATCTGCCACATACGGGAGAAGGCCAGCGCCGCGTGTCGGTCGAACTCGTTCGACGGCGTCTGGCCGTACGGCACCATAATGAGCGGCGACGGTCCACCCTGCGAGAGCGACGCGCCTGTCTTCACGATCACGGAGACGGACGGCTCGGTCGGCACCGTCTCATGGAGATCGCCGACGGCCATCGAATACGTATCGCGGCCGGATTCCGGCGAGACGTCGAACGCGCGCCTCGGCAGGACGATGACGGCCGGTCCTTCCGGCGCGAGCGTCGTATCCTCGCCGCGTCGAATCTGCGCGCGATGCGGCTGACAGATCAGCGCGTTCGCCGGTAACGCAGGCTGACAGACGAGCGTTCCTCGCGGAAGCGCGATCAGGCTCAGTTCTCGGTCGGCAACGTACTCGCGCTGCGTTAGGCTTCCGACGAGCACGCGGCTCGTAAACGCGAACGCGTGGTCGTGGATCGGCGTCGGCACCTTCTGCTTCGGGATCCGCGCGTCACCCCAGATGTGAAGCCGGACGGCGGGCGTGATGTCGATCTGAATGAACCCGTTCGCGTGGACGCGCGGCGAGTACTCCGTCACGAGCGACTGCAGGTGGCTCAGGAGCCGCATCGGACGCCTTGCGTATAATTGGAAGTGACCATGCGCGGCCGCCTCATTCGGCCGGTCTTGCTGGTGGCCGCGCGGGGTAGATGCCGCGCGGCCGTTTTTGTCTTCTCTTAGGCCGGCGCCCCTTCGATCAGCGCCGGGCCGCACCGCCGCAGCAGCTCCTCGACGACTTCGTGCCGCCGGACGCCGAGCCGCCGCTGCGCCGCGAGCAGGAGCTGGCCGCCGAGCGGCGTCAGCGAGACGCCGACCGAGACGCCGTCCCCGGACGAGAGCTGCGCCTCGACGTGCGCGATCTCCTTCGCGATCCGGGCCACACCCGGACGCACGCCGTGCGCCGTGCGGTTGCGGCGGATGTACGCCGCCCACGCGGCCCGGCACCGCCGGCACCGGCACTCCCGCCGGTACCGCTGCCACGTCCCGTGAGGGGAAGTCATGCGGACAGTATACGCTCATTCGGCGCGGACAGTAAACAGTCACGGCCCCGGGCTTGCCGCCGCCCGACCCGCCGCCTGGCACGTCCGGCAGGTGACGCGCTTCGGCACGCGCTCCGGGCCGCACCGCGCCGCGTGACCGCACTCCAGCGTCAGCGCGTAGCCGGTCGTCGGCTCCGCCTTCAGCGTCTCGTCCTTAATCGCCGCTCGGCCGACGACCGCGCGCGCGAACGGGCGCCGGGCCTTCTCGCGCTGCTTCTCTTCGGCCAGCCGCGCGTCCCGCTTCCGCATCTCGCCCAGCGTCGAGACGAGGCGATCCTCGCTCCGCGCGTAGAGCACGAGGGCGTCGAACGGGTCGAGGACGGTCCCGCACGCGCAGGCGACCGTCCGCGACTTGTGGTCGAGCGTCATGCCGGCGTTCACGTGATCGCAGCCCCTCCCGACGTGCTCGTTCGCGCGCGTGAAGTACGGGTCGTCGAGTCTCGGCAGGAGCCGCGCCTTGATCGCCGAGAGGTCCGGGACGCTCACGCTGCCGCCTCGCGGTCGCGTGCCTCACGCAGGCGCCGCAGGTAGTCGCGGTCCCACATCTGGTCGCCGGCCGCGTGCGCGTTCGCCGCCGCGAGGAACGCCGGCTCATCGGTTGTCAGCAGGAGCAGGTGCGCGAGCGCGAGGTCGGCTGGCGGGAGGTCCACGTCCTCCGGGTGCAGGCAGTACCAGGCGCCGCGTGCGTACCACCGCGATCCGTGCCGCTCGACGCGGACGGTCGTCCTGACAGACTCCGGCTGGACGCGGTAGGTGCCGCCGGCGGACCCGCGGACGACGACAGAGCCGCGCCGCCGGTGCTCGTCGCGCTGGCGTTGCGTCAGCCACGACCTAAATAGGCGCCGCGCCATCCGCTGCGGCCGCCGGTCCCGTTGCCGTCCGATCTCGTAGCACGCGAGCGCGATGCACTCCCGGCGCGCAGCCGGCGTCCAGTCGCACCATTCGACGCAGGTATCAGCCGCGACCTCGGAGCGCGCGAGGCGTCCGGCGAGGTCAGCCGTCTCCTCCCATGCCGGCGTCCGTGCCGTGGAGCCACCGTCGCCGTAGGCCGGCGGCTGCGTCGAGGCGTCCGGCATCAGCGCACCTGCCCGGTCTCGCGCCGGATCGCGGCCTGCGCGTTGTCGTGCGCCCAACTTACGATCATGAACCGCAGGACCTCCGCGCGCGTCTGCCCGTAGAGCGTCCCGACGAGGCTGTCGACGAGCGCCGACATGCCCCACGGGAGCGTCGTGACCGCGCGCACGTTCCGCTTCGCGTCCTTCCTCGCCATCGCTAGCCTCCCCGCATCGGCCGGACGGCGACCGTCCGGCTCGCATAAGGGCGGAACTCCGTCGTCTGCTCCGCGATCGGCTCGGTGCGCACGTCAAGCGTCCCTGCCTTCGTCCACGCTGGCGGCCGACCGCGCGTCGGCCAGCCCATGACCTCCTCCGCGTCATCTCCAGGCGTCGAGAAGAACGCGAACCCGGCGGCCTTCAGCCGATCGAACTCCGCGCGCGCCGTCGCCTCGCTCTCAGCGTCCCCTGGCGTCCACGTCAGCTCGACGTGCCCGCTCGCGTCGAGGACCTCCATCACGTGCTGCATCGCCTTCCTCCTACGTACTTAGTACGGCCCGTCCACGTACTTGATCCGAGAGGTTGTACTCGAAGTACTTGTAACCAGCTAGTCCGAAACGAACCGTAAGAGCGTACCGTGACCGGACGACGCGTCAGCGTCGGCCGAGCAGACGACGGGTAGTCCCCGCCTGCCCATGCCGAGCAGCGTCAGCTTTTTCCGCGCCGACAAACCGGCGCGCCTCCAGCAGGTGACCCGACGACGGCGCCGCGCGCCGCACTCTACCTCGTGGCGTTGGGCTGGAGCCCTGTCCCATAGTGCCGCGGCCGTCCCAGCCGGAGCCGGAACGGCGCGTGACCGCCAGGGCGTCATCGCCCGGTCGGTCGCCACTTGGCCGGCGCACGCGCTACGTGGTTCCCGCGCGCGTCCGAGAGCGGAATCTCGACGGAACGCCTACTTAGAGCCCGCCGCGTTCGGAGCGGGAGAACAGGAGCTGCGGATGTGCAGACCTACGGTGCGCTGGAGGTTCACGGCGTGAATTGTCTGTAGGAACAATCTCATGACGTCGATCCTGCGACGAAAGTCTGCTGCGGATTCCCTTCGGTGCGATCAACGAAACACCGTCGGGTGAACCCGTCGTCTACGGTCAGGGCGGCCAAACCCAACCCGCAGCTTCACCGGCAAGAATAACCTATCCCGGCCGCGCGTGTATAGTCTGCCAATCAGGTTACGTATTCAGACGCTACTAATCCGGCGCCGCTACGTCAACGGTCAAGCGCCTGGGCGAGAAGCGCGCAGCGACGGCCGCCGCTTCGGCCAATCCGGCCAGGTCGGCGGCGCACGGCAGGCACCACCGCGCGCGGCTGGCCAGCGAGTCCCTATCGCCGCCGTCTAGTGCGAGCACCTCCGCGAGCGTCATCCCGGCCGTCGCCTCTGCCGGGAGCCAGGCGGCTCGAGTCCGGCTCCGCATGAACCGTCTGCAGCAGCGGCACCGGAACCCGTACCGCGACATGCGGACGTGGAAGACGGACCAGATATAGTTCGGCACGCCGATGATGATTTGGTCGAGCTCCGGCCTCGACAGCGGCAGCCTCAGGCTGACCGCGGCGCGGCCACCGCAGTTCACGATCACTTCTTCCCACCGCCCGCTGAACGCCGGCTGTATGGTGTAGGCCGCGCCGCGCCGCAGCGCCGCGATCGCCCTGGCGAAGTCCGCGTCATTCATGTTCTGCGCGGCCGGCGCGCGCATCCTGGCGATCCCGAGCCGCAGGACGAGCACCGCGCGCGGCATGATGTGTTCGTGCTCACAGGCCCGGCCGCGGTCGATCTTCCCGCTACCGAGTACTTCTTGCTGTCTCTTCATGCCCGCCTCCTTCGCTTCGCCCAGTACCGCCGCGTCGCGATCGCCTTCGCCGCGATCTTCGGGTTGACGCTGTCGCGGTCCGAGAAATAGATGTTCGTCAGATGCCGCGCGCCGCTCGCCATTACCCACTGGTCGGATCCGGCGCCGACCTTCCGCAGCGTGAGGTCCTCGGCCTTGCCGAACAGGTGCGTCAGCCCGACGAGGTCGACGACCTGCGTGTACGCCTTCGCCGGATGCGGCCGCACGCCGCGGCCGACCTGCTGATAGTACAGCGCGAGCGAGATCGACGGGCGTCCGAGCACGACGCACTCCAGCTCCGGAAAGTCGAAGCCGAGTGCGATGATTCCCACGTTCGAGACGACGCGGATCTTCCCGCGCCGGTAGTCCGAGAGGATCTGCGCGCGCTCCTGCGGTGGCGTCTCCGCCGTCACGACGGCCGTCCCGGGTACGGCCTTCGCGAGCCGCTCGCTCTCGTTCACGAACCGCGTGAAGACGAGGACGTTCCGCCGGCCCTCGTCGAGCTGCCGCTCGACCGCCGCCTGCAGCTCGCCGACGAAGCCGACCTCCAGCAGGTGACCCTGGACGCTCTCGTCCGTGTAGTCGCTACCCTTGGAGTTCAGCTTCAGGCGCGACCGGTCGACGACCGTCCGGTCCGTCAGGTAGCGGAGCGGCGCCCACCAGCCGGCGCGTACGAGGTCCTGGACCTGCGTCACGTGGACGACGTCGCGGAAGACGCGCGGACGCGTCCGCGTCAGGAACCGCAGCTCGCTCCCGAAGCTGTTCGACGCCAGCCGGAACGGCGTCGCCGTCAGGCCGAGGACACGGACGCCGGCGAGGCCGGCGAGGAACTCGTCGTACATCCCGCCGCGCGCGTTCACCGCGTGGCACTCGTCGACGAGCACGTACCTCACGTCGCGGAAGACCTCCGGGTAGCGCATCACGCTGCCGACCGTCGCGAGCGTGATGCGCCCGACCTCCCGGCGCCCGAGGCTGGCGGAGAAGACGGCGGCGCGGTAGCCGTAGTGAGCGAGCTTCTCCGCGTTCTGCTCCAGGATCTCCCGCGACGGCTGGAAGACGAGCGCCGGGGCGTCGAGCCGGTCGCAGAGCGCGGCGATGACGAGCGACTTCCCGCCGCCGGTCGGCTGGACGACGATGCCGTTCCGACCGGCGAGCTTCCGGTCCTGCAGGTAGGCGAGCGAGGCGTCGACGGCCGCCTGCTGATAGGGGCGGAGCGTGTAGGCCGTCATAGCTGACTACTGGCCGCTTCGATAGCGAGCACACACCTCTCGACGAACGCCCGCGCCACGACGAGCTGCGAGGCGACTGCGGCGTTCGGGTTGCGCCTGCGCGACTGGTCCGGCCAGAAGATGGCGCCGGAGCCGCTCGTATCCTCAGGCGCGGCGGCGAGCCGGCATAAGTACGTTACGCCGCCACGACATCCATAGACCGGGTAGACCGAGAGCGGGCCGCGATGCACGGTGTAGCGCCAGCCGAGGTTCTGCCAGACGTGTAGCCGCCAGCCGTGGCCGTCCATGCGGTCGCGGAGCTTGCGCCCAAGCGCGACAGCCTGCTCCTTCCTCAGGCCGCCAGGTACCTCCTCCCGCTGCTCGCCGGCCTCGATGTCCTCGATATCGGACCGCTCACCGAACGGGTACGGCACGACACCGTCACGCGGCCGCAGTCCCTTCGCCTGCCTCTTCGCCTTCCGCTCCCGCGTCTTGATGGTCATCCGATCTCCTCCATGAGCGCCATGCACGCCTCGCCGATGCGGTGCATGCGGTTGTTTCCGTTCGTGATCGGCCGGTACGTCCGCGTACCCTTCGGCAGCGCGAGGCCGCAGGTCGTCCGGTGCATGCAGCGCGCGTCCTTCCGCGCCCAGCCGACCGACCAGAGCTGCATCCCGAACTCGCCGCCGCTGAGGCGCACGAGGCCCGGCGAGAGACGCGCGACGAACCTGTAGCTCATCGGCGTTTCGCTTTCTCGTTCGGCGTCTCGCCGTCGATAGAGTTCGGCGTGCGGCCTACGGCGGCACAGAGTTTCTCGTAGAACGATCCGTTTCGGATCTCCGTTTCGGTCAACCTTAGAACAGTCAGACCAGCAGCCACGAGCGCAGCTGTCTTGCGAGCGTCGTGCGCAGCTGCTTCAGGACGCGAATGCCAGTAGTCGCCGTCGCATTCAATCGCAAGGTCGAGCGCAGGCACGAACATGTCGACAATGAACGGCGCGACCGGATAGCTCCTGATAAAGGCCACGCCCATAGCGGCCAGCGCAACTCTGACCGTTAGCTCGATCGACGTCGACGCGCGCGACCGTTCCGTCTTCGCGATGGCCTCGGTTCTTTTATGAACTGAATCCGGTCTCAAGAATGAGAGAACCGGCTTCCCGCGGCGTGACGCAGCTCCGCGCGCGCGAACGTCTTGGCGTTGAAACGGATGGCCTCCTTTCGCAGCACGAGTGCGCGCGGCAACGCACATGTTCGCGCGGGCCTGCGCCGTCTGCTTGCGACCGCGATTCGCTGCGGCGCGTTTCTCTACGGTATCCCTCGGCACGCGGTATCCGGGCCGCGTGCCCGGCTTGCCGCAGACGTGCTGCGCCAGCGCGCCCTTGTAGAACTGCGCACAGCGCGGACATTTTGGTGCTGTCCCTCGTCTCGACATCTCGTCTCCTTTTTAACGCACCACAGCGTAAACGCGCTGGCGTGTCTTAAGTGGCTGTTCTGGTGGTCCCGCGACGTGCGCCTCGACCCAGATCAGCTTGCGGTCCTTGCGGCCCGGACCGCACGCCTGCAGGCGAGGATGACCGCGGACGATCCACCGGCAGCGGTACTCCCGCGCGCCGGCGACGCGGTCGCCCTCCGCCGCCCCCGCCGGGACGCGGAGCGACTTCCGCAGCGCGACGACCTGCACCGTCGGCGGCTCCGCGAGCTTGTGCTCCCGCATCATCCGTTTCCGCGCGTGCCGCTCGACCTGCCCCGGCGCGCGCGTCAGGACCGGCACCGTCTGCCGGAACCAGAGGCAGGCCATGACGAAGAACAGGCTCAGCTCGCCGACGACGCGCATCGTCTCCTCCTCGGGGGCGATCCGCATGCCGTCTCGCAGGAGCTTCCCGCCTTCGCCGTAGTCGCGGCGATGGCACTCTCTGCTATAGGCGAGCATGTCGTGGAAGGTCATGTTGAGCGGCCAGTGCCACTTCGTCGACGGCAGGACCTTCCCAAGCAGGTCGTCCGCGGCGGTGCCCTTCCGCGCGACGACGAACGCAGAGAACCGGATCGACGCGTCCGTTCCGCTCCCGGTCCACGTCCAGAGCAGCGCGTCCGTCTTGTCTGAGACCATAGGCGCTCCGGCGAGTTCGAGCGGTTCAGCGAACCAGAACCAGCCGGCGCCGACGTTCGGCGTCTCGATCGACGAGAGCGGCGCGTCGTGCGGCACGCTCCGCGCGGCCTCGCGGATCGCTGACGCCGTCTCGCTGTTGAACGAGTACGCCTGCGCCGCCATGAGCGCCCGGACGTCGTCGGCGAAGCCGAGCGCCTGCATCTCGCGGACGTGCGATGTCCGCGTCACGAGATCTCGAAGTGCTCGCGGATCGTTCAGGTCGGTCGCATCCGTCTGGATGAGCGCCCGCGCACCGGCGACGATCGCCCTGATCGTCCGCGCCGCCTCGAACTTCGCGTCCAGCGCGCGCTGCCAGTGCGGGACGATGTCGGCGAGCGGTTTCCGAGGCTCTGCCAGCAGCTTGTCGATCGTCGCGCCGAGGTCCAACTTATCGATCTGCCGTCCGAACCGCGCGAGCTTCGCGTAGATCTCGTGTCCGACCGTCGCGATCTTCTGGTTGATCTCACCGCTCTGCCGCGCCAGGAGCGCGACCCGCTGTTCGAGGACGGTGATCATCTCCTGCGGCGACAGCCCGGTCGCGCGACAGATCGCGGCGATCCGTTCATCGCGGGCCGTCCTCGGCTGCTGCGCGACTTCAGTGAGCTGCCCTTCGACGTAGTCGGCGATCGCGGCCGCCGCGCCAGCACCGGCGGCGCGCTCATCCATTCCCTGCCAGAACTTCCCGTACAGCTCCTCGATCATCCGGCGCGAGAACTTAGGGAAGGCGTGGTTCGAGACGGCACGATCAAGGAGCTGCTTCCGCTTGTCGGCCCGGATCAGCGCGTCGCAGTCATCGCAGGCCATCCAGCCGCCGGTCGACTTCGACGCGGAGTAGTTCGTCGCATCAGCGTTCTTCGTAATGCCGAAGTCCGGCACGTCGAAGAAGTGCACCGCGCCAGGCGCGCTGCAGAAGTCGCAGATCGCGGACGCTAGGATCGCGGCCTTCACCGTCGCCGCGTCCGCCGCATGCAGATCGCCGTCCATCGTCCCGCTGATGACGCCTTCCGCGAGGAGTTTCTCCGCCGTCTGCCTGACGAGCGCGAGCGGACCGCTTGGCGTCCGGATCGTCTGGATCTGTTTCACTTGTCCTCCTCCGTCCCGCTTCAGTCTCATCGCTTCTTCCCTTCCCCATTCCTCTTCGCGTGCCAGTCCTCGGCCGCCAGCAGCAGCGGCGCCCACTTCAAATAATCCGCCCGCGTCCGCGGGTCGGCGAAGAACCGCCGGAAGTCTCCCGGCACGTAGGCCGAGACGTTCAGCAGCCGCGCGAACGGGACCGTCAGCGTCCGCCGGATGTCGCCGTCCGGCGTACCCCACCGCCGCCGCGCACGCTGGCTCCGCTCCTTCGACCATTCGAACACCGCAGCTGACCTCGTCACACGGATCGGCTGCGCGAGGTCGCCTGGGCCGCGGTCGCCGTACGGCGTGAACCGCGTGTAGTGCGACTCGTGCCTGACGCGCCAGTCGTTCCGCTGCCGCTCGTTCTCACGCATGGCCTCGCGCTCCTGCCAGTAGTCGTCCTGGCCGACGCACGTCGACCCGGTCGCGAGCGTCGCATTCAGCCGCGCGCGGTACGCCTCGAAATCCGGCGCCGCGCCGGAGGTCAGTGCACGGCTCTCATCGTGCACGAGCACGAGCGCGCGCCCGAAGTCCGCCGCCTCCCAGAGCCGGTACGGCGGATGCGGGTGGAAGACCTCGCTGCGGTCGAGCAGCCCCTGCAGGACCATGACGAGACGGTTGTGCCGCTCGACGTGCGCCGCGACGACGGCCGCGACGTCGTCGTAGAGCGTGCTCCGTCGGTCGAACCGGACCCAAGAGTAGAAGCCGAGCGAGATCGGCTCGAACGTCTTCTCGGCCTTCGCGACCTCCGTCCGCCGCGACGCGAGCATCCGTTCCGCGTTCTTCCTCCGCTGACGGGCGTCCTTCGTGAACAGGTCATCGCTGCGCGCGTCCCGCAGCGTGAGGTACTCGGCCTTCAGCGTCTCGTAGTGCCCATCCGTGATCAGCTCGGCGTCGTCGCCGCGCCGCACGCCGGCGAAGCACTTCGCGTAGAGGACGGAGCCATCGAGCATCCGCGCCTGCGAGACGTCCGGAAACAGCCGCTCGCCGAACTCGATGCCGGTGTTCAGCCGCCAGAGCCGCTCGCCGTTCCGCAGGTAGAGGAACGTCCACGCGTCAGGGTCGCCGGCGATGCCGTCAATGCGGATCCACCGCCCGCGCCAGTCGCCCTCGTCCTCCTTCCTGTGGCGCCGGACGCGGAAGGCGAGGACGCAGCGCGGGAACGGCAGCAGGCGGTCGCGGTTCTCCGGCCTCGAGAGCCACCGGTCGAACCCGGGCAGGCCGGCTATCCGCATCCCGCCGGCCTCATAGTTCGCCAGGCACTCCTCGTCCATGTAGTGCCGCCGCTGCATGACGCGCACCGGCTCGGCGAGCGGCGCTGGCGCGCCGTCGGCGACGAGTTCGACCGTCTCGCAGAGGCCGGCGTACAGCTCGACGTTCAGGATCCGGCCCTTGATCGCGGCGACGAGCGGGTCGAGCAGGTCGGCCTGGGCCTGCAGCGGCAGCAGGTCGGCCGTCATCCACGCGGCGAGCGCCTCGTGTTCGTGCTCGATGCGCTTGAATAGCGCCGGCAGATCCGTCTTCTCTGCCTTCGCAAGCGCCTTCCGGTAGTCCTTTAGCCGCCCCTCCTGCCGCGTGGCGATCGCCTGCGTCTCCACGGCGCCGTCCGTGAGGCGCTCCGCGTGCGAGACGCCGAGCCGCGCCGTCAGCTCCTTGACCTCGCCGAGCAGGCGCGCGACGGTCCCGCGCCGCCGCGCGAGTTCGGCCTCGATCACCGCGCGCGCGTCCGGTTCGCGTTCGCACCGCGCGGAGAAGGCGTCGAGGTGGACGCGCTCCTCGTGCCGGCTGCAATAGTCCTTGCCGACGTACGGTCCCCGCAGCTCGACGTAGTTCGTCCCGAGGTGCGTCACGCAGCCGAGCCACCGGCCGCCCCTCTCAGTCACCCAGTACCACTCGCCGGTCCGGACGACCTCCGGCGCGCGCTCAATCCGTGTGGTGCGTGACGTCGGTCGTAAGTCGCGGTCCGCCATGACGTCCTCCCGTCAGTCGCTTAACGAGTTCCAGGCGGAGATGGTCAGGCGGCGCGGCGCGCCTGGCCGCGTCGCCGCGCGAGAGCATGACGACCGGCTTCCGCGCCGCGCGCGCCCGCCGTACCGTCGCCCACGTGTCGCTCCGGATCTTCTCCCTGTCCGTCAGCGGTGCGGCGATTAAGAGATCGACCGAGGCGACCTGTTCCATGTCGCGCTGCAGTTCCTCGCCGGACCGCGCGTAATGCGGCCGGAGCCGGAACCCGAACGAGGCCGCGATCGTCGCCGCCTCGACGTCCGCGAGCAGCACCGCGGACTCGTGCGTACCGTAATGGAACTCCTGCCCGGGCGGCAGGCAGCAGATGCCGAGCACGAACGCAAGCTGGTCCTTCTGCGGCTGCGACATGCCGCGTCGCGTGCCCGTGAAGCCGACCCTCACCGGCCGCGCAGGCTCCGCGCCCGCCTCCACAAGTGCGCCTCGAAGGCGACGAACACAGCCTGCGCCAGCATGCTAACGCAGCTAATCGCCGCGAGGATCGGCTGGTTAGCGTCTACCTGATAGGCCAGCAGCACCCCGGTCGCGACGCCGACCGCGACGCTGATAGCGATCATGAATGCGAAGAAACCGTCACGGAGCAAGAGCGGCACGTCCTGTCGTCCTGTCATCGCGTCACCTCCAGAGCCGCCGCCAGACGCCGAGGCGTCCGAGCGCGCGGCCGATAGCCCTGTTCCTGACTCGCCGCGCGACGTGGCCGGTCGCGACGGCGTTGACGTCCCGCGCGACCTTCGCCGAGGCCGTCAGCAGGCGGATGAGCGCGCCGAGCGGCGACCGGCTCACGGTGCCGCCCCGATCACGACGACGTTCGAGACGCGCGGGTGGACGACGAGCGGCCCGCTCGGTGACGACACCTCGACGCCGTCGACGCCGTGATTCCGCGCCGCTTTGACCCTGAACTCATCAGTTCCAATCAGGAACGCGAACTCCGTATCATCCGACAGATAGCCGTCGTTGCCTTGGTAGAGGCGGTCGACGAGCTTGAGCTGCGTACCTTGGACCGCCTTCCTAGCCGGAACCTGCATTGCCAACGTCCGGAGTTGTGATTCTAGATCGTCGATGTAGGTCTTGAACCGCTTCGGCAGCGCGTCATAGCCAATTGGCCGTGTCATTGGTCTGCTCCTTCCGGCAGGTCAGCGAGGGTCAGATCGGCGAAGCTGGGCTCGTCTGGCGCGACGATCTCGATCTCCTCGACATCCTGTAGTGCATCTCCGACACTTTCCCACGCTTCAACAAAATCGAGCGCTGCCTGTCCTACATCACTCTCCTGCCATTACTCCGAACGCTCGTCGTAACTCTCGCGGTGCTCTGTTGCAATCGCTTCAGCAAGGGTGCGCACCTCAGTAGCCGCGTCGATGTAGCGGCGGATTAGGTCGTTGAGCGGCGCCACGATCATGTCGAGCTCCTGTAGCAGCGTCGCAAACTCGCTCTCGGCGAGAGCTTGAATCTTGGATAGTTGCGTACACCGTTCATCCCAGTCACGTGCTTGCGCCTTCGATAATCGAAATCCCATTTTCGTCCGCCTCCTTGCGGTTTCATCGGGTGATGATCACCTGACAGACGTGTCGGTAGCCGATGGTGTACACGAACCCTTCCTCACGACTGCCGTCCTCCCTTCTGCGCCAGCGCGCGCAGGTCCGCGACGGCGAGTTCGATGTCCTTCGCGTTCTTCCGCAGCCGGTGCGCGAGCGGGGACTGCGCGTCAAGGAGTGTCCACGTCAGCCGGTCGATCTGCGCGCACAGCTCCTCAATCCGGTCCGCGCGCGCCTCGAAGTCGGACTGGTCCGCCGTCGTCTCGAACGCCATATTGGCCACCTTTCAACTGAGCCACGGTCACCCGACGATAGAATGAATCCGGTTTGAACACTGCCGTCGGTTCGCTGCCGTTTCGCGCGATGCCACGAATCATTCCGCGTCGCAGTCCTGCGTCGGTGAACGGTAACGGCTTCTTGAACGCCGGGTGATCGAGACCCTTCGGCGTCCACGTGCACTTCCATGCCTCGCACTGTTTTCCGCCGGTCGCGACTACCAGCAGGACTCGGTCAGCTGGCACCGCTGAATTTGCGCGGACCGCTTTCGCCGTGTGCACATACAAGACGAGGTCGGTCACCGGATACCACTGCGGTTCGGCCGTCCTCTTAGTCGTCGCTCGCGTTTCTGACGCCATCACGCCTCCTCCCTCACCCGCAGGTCGCGCGGGAACACGTGCCACTCGTCGATGCCGTCGGTGAAGACCGCGCCGTGCTCGCCGGTCCGCCACTCGCCCCGGACGCCGTCGAGCCGCGCGGCGACCTCGATCCAGCGGCGCGCGAGGTCCGCGTCGGCGAAGACGTCCAGGATCTTGTCGCCGGAGAACGCGCGCGCGACCATCACGATGTAGATCATCGTCACGTCTCACTCCTTCTTCCCTATGTCGTCCTGCACGAACTCGACGAGGCCGAGCCGCTGCGCCAACTGCCCGAGCGTGAAGGCGTCGCGGTACCTGTCCCAGAATCCGCGGCAGCACGCATCAGCGCTGTGGTGGCAGACGCGGAAGTTGGCGAAGAACCCGGCGCAGCGCGGGTCCGCGATCGCCGCTTCCAGCGCCCGGAGGTCCAGCGGCGAGTCCGCCCGGTAGATGCATGTCGCGCACGGGTGCCGCTGGACGCGCAGCGTCCCACTCATGAGCACCTCCCTCCGCTCCTGTAGCGTTCTAATACACCAGGCCAGCCGGCTGTTAGGCGACTAACATCTGAGGCTATTAGCGCCGTTCTAAGGCGCGCGGTTCCCGGCCGGATAACCCTACGCGGCCCTGCCGGCTCTCGCTACGGCGACGCGCTGGCGGCCTGCCGCGAGGCGTCCACGGCCCCGGCCTGCCCAGACGCCTTCAGGAGCCGCCGCCGGACCTGCTGGACCCTGGCGGCCGTCTCGGCCCTGCGCCGTATGGCCTCGACCTCCGCGTCCGGCAGGGTCGCCAGCCGCTCCAGCCGCCGGACCTGCTGCTGCCGCTTGCGGAGCGCCGTCTGCAGCCGCTTGATCCGCGTCGCGAGCTTCGCCGTGGCGATCCGTACGGCCGTGAGCTGCCTCCCATACTTCACCCGGTGCGTGGCGCCGCGCCGCAGGATCTCCGCCGCGACGCGGGCCTGGTAGTCCTCGCCGAGCACCTGCCCGATCCCGAGCCTCGGGTCCAGCAGCGGCACGAGGGGCCTCGGCGCCCTCCGAGCCGTGACGACCTTCGCCAGGGCGCCATAGCACCAGTACCCGGTCTTGCCCATCGCGGTCCGCTCCATCTGCTTGCACCGCCGCTCCCGCGGCCGGTACCAGCCGGTGCGCCCGCAGCGCGCGCACTTCTTCCGCGTCGTGCGCACGGCCGAGCGTTCCTTTAGGTTCATAGGCCGTCTCCATTCTTCTGACCGACATCATGGGTGGCGACCGGTGGCGCCTTCCAGTCCGGTCGAGTCCCGGCCGCCGTGAGCCGCTCGGCGAGCCGCGCCCGCAGGCGCCGTACTGTCTCCATCAGCGAGGCGTTGTGCTCGGCGGCCCGTTCGAGGTCGCCGAGCAGTTTCCGTTTCGCATAGGGACACCAACGAGGTGCTCGGCCTGCTCCTAACCTACCTGCCGACGGCACCCGCGCTGCACCATTGCCGGCCTCCAATCGCTCAAGGACGAACCGGACGACCTGCGCGATGTCAACGCCGGCTGCGAAGAACGGCTGCTGCGCGGCCGCAGCCGCCATGACCGGGTCGGAGGCGGCATCGATTACGCCGTCGCCGAAGCAGCGGAACGTCTCGGCGATCTCAGCCACGATCTCGCGCACGCGGTCGTCGCCGGCCGCAGAATGCTGCGTGCGCAGTTCTTTGAGCCCGGCCCGCGCGGCGTCAGGCAGCAGCGCCTCCAGCTTCCATGGTTCGATGCCATACGTCTCAGCGAACCCACGGATCTGCGCGACGTCCTGCACGCGCCGCAGCGCCGTCGCGAGTTCGAGGATCTCCAGCGCGGCCTCGGTCGTCTGCGCCACGAACGTCACCTGGAGCGTCCACTGCCCGTTGTCCTCGACGACCGACGGCCGGCATAGCGTCGCCCCGTGCGCCGCGAATACTTCCGCGATCTCCTGTGTGAGCGCGACCGCAGCCTCGTTTCCTGTTCGCGTCATGCGTCCCCTCCCGTCTGTTGCGGTTCCGGCCGTACGCTCGATGGCGTCGGCCAGTGCGTCACGGTCAGCTCGCGGTCGCACCCGTCGCGCGTGCAGCGGCAGGAGACCCGCTGCCAGTAGCCCTGCGTCGGATGCCGTCCGGCCGCGACGACGCGCGGCTCACCCCACTCGTGGTCGTTCCATGTCCTGCACATTCGCGCCTCCTGTCCGTAAATCAATCCCTGATCGCCGCGACGACATCGGCTGGCGGCGATTCTGCCAGCACGTCATACGCGTTCGAGGCTCACGACTTCGCCGTACGGCACCCTGTCGGCCCACGCCATCGACGTCGTCGCCCACAGCACCGGCATCTCCGGCGGCTGCGCCCGGTGCTCCGTCATCAGGTCCGTCAGGCAGATCAGGCAGACAGGCGGCTCCGGCATCGCGTCCACGGCGTCCATCACCGGCCTGTGCGACGTCCCGCCGCCGCCGCAGGGATGCATCTCGACCGGCTCGTCCCGCTCGAAGACGTCCGTCCGGTGGACCCGCGCGTCGCAGTAGAGGACGACGACGCGCTCCGGCTGCGCCTCGCTCGCGACGGCGTTGATCTCCGCCGCGAACGCGTCGAGCGTCACCTGGTCGATGCTGCCGCTCGTGTCGACCGCGACCGCGATCGGCCCCATCGCCTCGCTCCGCAGCGACGGCAGGTAGAGGCCGCGCGCGAGGTACCGCGCGGACGGCCGCGTCCAGTTGTAGTCGTTCTTGGCGGCCTGCTGGACGAACCGCCTGAGGACCGACTTCCAGTCGATGCGCGGCTCCACTGCCGCCTTCGCGAACCGGTCCAGCGACGCCGGCAGGTCGCCGCGCATCTTCGCCGCCGCCGCCGCCTGCTGGACGGCTTGCTGCCAGTCTGCCTCCGTCGCACCCTCGGCGCCAGCAGCGCCGGTCACCGCGTCGACGACGTCCTCGCCGCCCGCACCAGGCATTCCGCCGCCCGGCATTCCGCCGCCCTTCCGCTGCCGCGCGTCCGGCAGGCGGTTGTAGATCCATTCGAACGACTTGCCGTCGTACGCCGCCTCGCGCAGCCGGCCCGCCTGGAGCTTCAGGCCGCACTGCTCGATCTCCCAGTTGATGGCGTAGTCCATCGCGACGTTCGCCTTCTGCGGCTCGCGCCCGTCGCGCCGCCACGGGTGGCCGCAGGCGCAGTGCATGACCTCATGCGCCATCACGCCGACGACCTCCGCGAACGGGAGCGTCGCGATGAAGTCCGGGTTGTAGCCGAGGATCTTGCCGTCCGTCCACGCGGTCGGCCGCTCCGTGCTCTCGACGAGCGTCAGCCGGAGCGCGAGCGCGCCGAAGAACGGGTGGTCGAGGATGAGCGCCGTCCGCGCGCGCCGAACGATGTCGTCTGCGGTCACCTGCTTCCTGGTCATGATGTCCCCTCCCTCATCAGATTGCGCAGCCGCCGCGCCGTGCGCGCGACGGCCGTCCGCACCGCCGACAATGCCATCGGCTCGTCCCTCATCATCTGCCTGCGGATCTCGGCCGCGAGGCTATCGCACGCGCCACCGGCTCTCCGGTGGCGCGTCCCGTGCTCCCGCTGGACGAGCCGTAAGGCTCGCGACCCGTGAACCGGAGCACGCAGGGTGATGTTGTGCGGCTTCAGCTTCGGCCACAGGGCGAGGCCGACCTTCTCCTTCGGCTCACGCGTGGATGGCATCGGCCTTCACCGGCGCGTAGAACTGGGCCATCTGCGCCAGGATCGCCTGCGCCCTGCTCTCCGTGTCCGTCCGCAGCCGGTCGTTCGTCCGCAGGTCCTCGAGCGAAAGGACAGTCAGCTCGGCTTCGACGCGGCGCCGCATCTGCTCCAGGTCCGCGTCCTGGGCGACGTTCAGGCGCTGGAGGACGTCGCAGACCATCCGCGCGTTCTCGAGCAGCGACTCCCGGACGATCCCGCCCTCGCCGCTCGCCCGCGCGATGCGCGTGACGGCCTCGTGCAGCCGCGCCCAGGCGTCCCGCATCGCCTCGCGCGTCGTCCGCTCCATGCGCTCCGTCAGCGCCGCCTCGATCTGCCGGATCTGGTCCTGCGGCAGGTCGAGCCGGACGTCGCCGCCTCCGGGCACCGGCGTCACCTCGACCTCGTAGTGGAACCGCCACCGGAGGTCTGCCCGCGCGACGAAGTCCTCCGCGCGGTAGAGGCCGGCGAGCCGCGTCCGCGCCGCCTCCTGCAGCCGTGGGTACGCGGCGATGAGCGCCTCGACGGCCAACTCAAACTCGCCGCCGGCCGCGCGGACCTTCGCCATGTAGTCGAAGTAGTTCGTCACCGGCAGCAGCCGCTCGCCGGCGCGCTTGGACCACGGCAGCGTCTCGCGGTCGTGAAGGTTGCGCAGCCGGTCGGCCGCGTCGATCACGGCGAAGAATTCCGGCGCGTGCCCGCGCCCGGCGCGCGTCGTCCCGAACAGGTGCTTGTTGAACCGGCCGCTGCTCCTGTCCGCGTGCTTCCCGTCCGTGACCGCGTCGCTGACGGCGCGGTCGAACCGCTGCGCACCCCAGACCGCGACGTGCAGGCTCACGAGCAGCGCGCGCGCGTTCACCTCTGCGTAGTTCGTCATCGCCCTACCCTCCTTCATGGCGGCCGGATTGCCGCGGCTCTACGCCTTGCTCCCATCGATCAGCTCGCCGAGCGGCCCGGCGGCCAGCTTGACGAACGTCGGCGACTGCATGACCCCGGCGTCGCGCGCGACGATGTCGCGCAGCAGCAGCGCGGCGAACTCGCCGTGCTTCGCCGCGACGAGCCGCTCCGCGTACCGCCCGACCTTCGGGAAGTTCGCCGTCGTCGCCCGCATGCCGAGCGCCGTCACGATGGCGTAGAGCGTCTCCGGCCGGTCAGGGACCGCCACCCTGTCCGGGTCGCGGAGGATCTCGTCGATGTTCGGCATCTCGGCGAAGAACCGCCGGAAGGCCGAGAACTCGACCGCCGCCCCCTCGCCGACGGCGCCGCAGAGCGCCGCCTGCTCGATCCCGCGCGGCAGGCCGAGCGCTAGGATCCGCGCCGCGTGCGCCCAGGTGCGCGGGAGCGGCGAGTTCGTCAGGTCCGCACTCGCCTTGAAGTCGCAGAGCAACTCGGTGCGGAACCGCAGGAACGCGATCAGTTCCGGCGGGATGCCGTGCCCGAACGCCCACGCGCACCAGTCGTCGATGTGCGCCGTCAGCTCCACGATGAACGCGAACCGGCTCTTCACCGGCTCCAGGATCCCGCTGACGCCCGCGCGGTCCGTCCGCCGGTTCGTCGCCGCGACGAACGTCACGCAGTCCGGCAGCGCGTGCCCGTTGACGCGCCGCGCGAGCAGGAGCTGCATGAAGCTGGCCTGCACGCTCGGCGGCGCCTGGCCGAGGTCGTCCAGGAACCAGACCGTCGGCTTCGTCGCCTTGAGCGCCCGCGCCAGCTCGCCGAACGGGAGGAACGTCGCGCAGTCGCCCTCCGGCGATGGCCACGGCAGCCCCTTCGCATCCGTCGGGTCCGCGACGGCCGGATGGGAGAGGATCATGTCGGCGCCCTCCGCCGCCGCCGCCGCCTCGACGATCTGCGACTTGCCGAGCCCAGGCGCGCCGGTGACGAGCACCGGCAGGCGCGCCGCGATCGCGGCGCGGACGAGGGCGTAGAGTTCCGTGGGTCGTGCACAGGCTCCGGTCATGATGGGCTCCTCTCATCGATGGCGCCGTCTCGGCGCGTATGGACGTCCTTCTCGTCGAGCCGCGAGGCCGCGTCGCGCAGCTTCGCCGGCGTCTCCTTCAGCGCGGCGTACGCCTTCGCGTGGGCGAAGTTGTCGAACCGCCGCGTCTTGCAGCACTCGCAGGCGTGCTCCCGTATGTCGAGCCCCTTGAGCGCCGCCTCGACCTCCGTCGCGGCGTCGCGCAGGCGCTCCTGCGGAGTCTTCCCTGTCATGGTCCCACTCCTTCCCTAGTCGAACAGCAGCAGCAGCGTCAGGACGCCGAACTGCCAGAGCGTGACGTAGCCGGCCGCCGAGGCGAGCCGCCGCAGGCCGCACTCGCGCGCAGCGATGCCGATGAGCGAGCTGGCGACAGTGCCGATGCCGAGCAGATTCTCGGCGGTCACGGCCGCGCCTCGCGGTATTCCGGTTTCGTGCGCAGTGACCGCCGGCACGTGCGGCACGTGACGTACCGCGTATTCGTCGTGAACGTCAGGTCGCCGAGCGGCCTGCCGCAGAGCGTGCCCTCCCAGCTCCGCGTGGGCGCCTTGTACGCGCGCATGTGCACCGGTTTCAGTTTGCTACTCATACGATCTCCAGTTCGTCGCGGTCGAACAGCGTCCGTCCCTTCTCCCGCGCGACGCGGTAGACGACGTCGCCGCTGTCCGATACGACCTCGGCGACGTGCGTCCGCTCGCCGGTCGCCCGGATCGCGACGGCCGTGCCGGAGGCGAGCCGCCTCGCCGCCTGCGAACGCGGCGCGCCGGCCCACGTCCGCTTCCCGCAGTGGCACGGCGTGCCCGGTACTGTCGCCGGATAGACGTGGTCGAGCGTCGTGCAGGTCCGGTCCCATTGCTGCATCATCGCCTACCTCCCTTCACTCCGCGCGGTCACCAACGAGCGCGGCGAACGCGCGGAGCGCCGACAGTTCGTCGGCGTAGGCGGTTTCGCGTCCACGTTCCTCGTCGATCTCGGCGGTAGACACCCACTTCATCGCCGCGCCGTCGAACCACCGCGTCGCATCGTCGTCGTCGCGCCGCAGGATCCACTCCCCGCCGGCCGTTCGCACGGCCGTCACGCGGCGCAGCAGGTCTATCCGGTCCCGCTCCCGCTGCGGGTGGACGTCCGGGACGTACCAGTTCGTCGCGTAGGCGAGCCGTATGACCGCCTCGGCCAGCGTCCACGCGCGCTGCTCCTGCCGCTCCAGCTCCAGCTGGCCGGACAGGATGCCGTCGGAGTAATACGCGGCGCGCTCGCCGCGGTCCATGCGTGCCAGCGACTCCGTCAGCCGCTCCTGCGCATACTGGATCTTCCGGCGGATGTCGGCCGTCGCGTCCTTCCACTCACGCATCATCTCCCAGAGCGCCCCGGTCGCGTCGTAGATCCGGGCGCCCTTCGGCGCCACCCCCGCGCAAGTGGCGTCCCAGGCGTCGCGCTCGCTGTAGAGGCGACGGCCGCGTGCGCGCTCCTGGCGCGCCTTGAAGTCCGCCACCCATTTCGCCGTCCGCTCCGCCTGCGCGGCCGCGGCCTTCTCCTCGCGCGTCAGCTTCTGCGTCTTTGCCATCGTCGTGTCTCCTCGTTCTATGGCGCCAGATCATGGCGCGTTTAACGGTTCTTCGCAGTCGGCCGCCTCTTTCGGATCCACATCTTACGCGCGGCCATCGGGCAGTTCCGCGTCGTCAATCTCGCCTGGCCACGCGACCTCCGGCCAGTAGATGACGGCGCCGCGGCCCATGCTGTCCTGCCGCCACCCGCGCAGCACGGCCGTCGCCGGCCACACAAACATCCCGCCGCCGCTGACGGCCACACATTGACGGCCGAACATCGCCCGGCCGCTGTAGGAATGCGGCTCGAACCCGGCCGCTTCGAGCTTGCGGATCAGCGTCTCACTCGTCATCGAACCATCCCTTCGTTAATCGCCTAACACTCGACCGCGTACTCGCAGCCGCCGCAGAAGGCGACGCGCACCGTCCGGTAGCGCGTCCGCCCTCCCGGCTGCGGCGTGCCCTTGCGCGCCTCCGGGTCTACCGTCAGCGTCCCTCCGCAGTCCGGGCAGGCCGTCGGCAGCGGCGCAGGCAGCGGGCCGACGACCTCGACCGGCGCGTGCCGGAGCGTTTCGAAGTCGACCGAGATCAGGCCGTCCGGATCGCCGATCTCGACGATCGCGAATCCGGATTCGCGCGAGATCCGGACGAACTCGCCGACGGCGACCGTGCCATCGACGAGCGTATAGGCGACGCGGTCGCCGCGCCGGAACGTCTTCGCGAACGTCAGTGGCGTCGCCTGCGCTCCGCGCTTCTCGAATGCGTTGAAGTTTCCATCGTTCATACTGACCTCCTAATTCCGCACGACGCGGACGGCGACGGCGTAGCGGCGGAAGATCGAAGCGTTGGAAGTTTTCATCGGAGGCTCCTCTAAGGCGGCGATACGCCGCAAGTCAAATTGCCGGTTAAGGCGATTAACGGAAGGCGGTTTAGAACAGCGTATCGACGCTCGGCACGCCCCACTGCGTTCCGGCTTTCGGCATCTTCGGCGTTCGCGTCAACCATTGAACGCCGGAGTTACAGAGATACGTGCAAGGCGGATGCGCGACGACGAGATCGAGCGACGCTTCATGTTCGGCGAGATACGCGAGCGCGTCGGCGACGTAGTGATACGCGCTCCGATCATCTGCCGGAAGAACGTCGACGCTTACCGCGTCGTGCCCAAGCTTTCTGAAAGCTTCGCGGACTTTGCCGGACGTCTCGCAGATAACGGCGACTCTCATTTGATCCTCTCGACTCGATAGTAGCGCGACACGGCGTAGCCAGCGCGCCGGAGCGAACGCATGAACGTGCTCTCGCGATCGAAGATGCCGGGTATGTGATCGTCGCAGCAATGCTGCTGCGCGAACGGCGCGCGACCGCGAATCGTCCAGAGCCGTTGAACGGTATGCGTCACCGTCTTCTTGCAGTTCATAAAATGGCAGCGCGGCGCGTCGATACCCTTGAGCACGTAGAGCGTCTTAACGCCGGTCCGGTCATCGCCGTTCGCGAGCTTCGTGCACGTATAGAAGCCGACGTGCTCGAAGGCTGCAGGCACGAACCGTCCGAAGAGTCCGGGTAATGCGCGCGCTTCTTCCATCGTCAGCTCGAAGACCTGTTCTGCGTCCGCGCGGCGAGCGCGGAGTACGTCGGCATTCTTCGTGGATAGTTTTACCATCGTCGTTCTCCTCTAAGGCGCGCGTAGCGCGCGGTTAAAAACTCGCTGACGATTATTAGTTAGTGGACGTTCGCGTGGACGCGAACCGCGTGCGCTGCATGCCTGTGCAAGTGGACGTGCTCGCCGTGGAGCGACGCGAGCAGCAGGAACCCGTAGGTCAGGACGGTGCGGAGTGTGATCATGTCGGCCTCGTCTATGGCGGTCATTGACCGCGCGGTTGAAGTTCCGTTCTCGGTTCGAGCGTCCGGCGCGGCGCTCCGTGAAGCGGCGCGCCCGGCGCTCAGGCCGGGCCTTACCCGTTTCCCCCTCTATGTCGGCGCCCGCGTCCTCATCGCCACAATCGCCAGCCGCCGCGCGGCAAGGGTAGGCTCGGACGGTTCTCGCTGCACCGACATCTACGCGATCCACCATCGCGCGGACTCCCGTCTCAAACGTCAACCTGGTGAAGGCGCGGACGGCGTACTCAGCGGTCCGTTTTCGCGTATCCGGCAAAAGTTCATTACCGATACGGACATGGCCGCGGTCTCTGCTCTACGGTTGTTGTTGGGAGTCTCTGGCGGCTGCGACTGGCGGCCTACCTGTTACCGGCCGTCTCGCTGCCTTCCTGTCGGCCGGCCCTCCGTTTCGGCGGGGTCATCCGGCGCTGCTGGTCATTCAGTTGTCAATGGCTCCCGGTAGGAGCGTCGCGTCTTACGTAAGAAAGTATACATATATCCGGTAAACGTGTCTATACTTATTTTAGATGAAAAGGCTAACAAAAATAGACGATCCGGCTTACATGGACGCCTTGCGCTTAGCTGCGTCCAATTCTTCCGGCAGTTGCGCCCTTTGTCCGGCCGAGGCGGCCGTGCTAGATCACGACCATTCGACAGGCTTCGTTAGGGGAGCCTTGTGCGGGACGTGCAATAGCCGACTCGGGACCCTTGACGCGTGGGGCAGTAGATGGTTAGCGGCAGCGGTTGGTTATCTCAAACAGCCAATGCTCTTCCCCTATACGATGCGGCCGGAACAGTCGCGACGGCGCGGTCGACGGATTCCTGATGATCTACTTCAGCGATGTCCTGAATGCGATTCGTCTAAGCGGCGCGACGCGTTCCAAGCAGGCTCCGGGACGTGCTCTGATTGCGTGCGGCGATTAAGCCGCGGAAAAATCTCTGCGACTGCGCCGGTTGAAATAGGAACGCGCTTCGGCGCGCTCGTGACAATCAGGTATGTTGGCCAATCGAAATGGAAATGCTTGTGCGATTGCGGGACCGAGAAGGTTATCTATGCCGGGAGCCTTCGCGCAGGACTTACGAAGACATGCGGTGACAAGGACCGCCATTCAAAGATCGCTCCGCCGTTCTAGGTACCGTCCGGCGCCAGTGCCGCGCGGTCTGCTGGGCCTCCCACCACGTCGCCAGGCCGTAGGCGACGGCGTTGAACGCCAGGTGCCGCTCGCGCCTATAGAGGAACGCGGCGCCGTTGTAGATCGCCATCACACCGCAGAGCGCAGTCGCGAGCGCGTGGACGGCGCCCTTCGCTGCCTCGGCCTCGCCGGGCGCGCAGAACCCGCGCGCGGTCACGGGAACGGCTCCTTGCTGTGCCCGACGATGAAGGTCACGCGCGCCGACGTCTCGCCGTGCGCCCACAACAGGCGGACCCACGCCGTGTAGTCGCCGGACGGCAGGTCCTTGAACTCGACCCACCGCACCCGAGGCGCGTGCGCGCCGTCGAGCTGCTCATAGTGCGCGGAGGCGTAGCCGGACGACTCGATGGCCGTCCAGAGCCCGGCGTTCTTACGGTTCGGCACGACCGTGACGCGGAGCCGCGCGGTGCCACGATACGGGAGGATCGCGCCGTGCTCGATCGCGACCGCGACCGGCGGCTCGCGAACGGCCGCAGCGACAACGAGGAACAGGAGTGGACCGACCACCAGGACCGATACGAGGAGACGTGCCCGCATAGCTAACCCTGCTAGGTCTCGCCTGTGACCCGCTTGTTACCGTCGCGCCTGATAGACCGGGACGTAGAAGACCGCCTCGTCGGACCGCAGCAGCAGGACCGGGACCATCGCCGAGTCGCCGGTGCCGAGGTTCCGCACGTGGATCGTCACCTCGCCGGCGAGCCGCGACGGGTACCGCTCGTCGATCTTGCCCTGCAGGATCGCGACCTCCTCCTGCCGGCCGTCCGGACGCAGGCGGTTGAACGAGACCTTGCCGAGCGCGCGCCCGACGGACACCAGCCGCACGGCCGGCGGGTCGTCGACGGTCGAGACGACCGATACCTCGTTCGTTGTCAGCTCGACGTAGCCCCACGGCAGCGCGATGCGAACCGGTGCTGGAACCGGCGGAGACGCGCCGAGGCTGACGGCCGCGACGAGGCAGGCGAGCAGGAACCCCGGACGCATGGCCTAATCCTTTCTCCGTTCCGAATCGTTGTCCCCGCCACTTGTCAGTCTCCGGCGGCTCTGCCCTTCGGGGGAGGGGCAGTTCCCAGCGCCGCTCGGCCCGACGCGGCGGCGAGGACAACCTCCTTCGCGCGCGGGCTATGACTCGTCAGCGCGCGCGCGATGTTCCCGTCTGCGCCGTGACGCCAGGCCAGGCCGCAGGCGGCGCAGAACCACCAGCCGTCGTCGAGCCGTTCGGCACGGGCCGACGTTTCGCAGTCCGGGCACGCATTCGGCCGTCCGGCGTCCACGATGTGCGTCCCACCTCACGACTTCATCATGAGCGCATCGCGGACCGCTCCGGCGACGTCCGCCGGACGCGCCGTTCCGCTCGGCTGCACGACCTTGTCGTAGAAGAACTGGTTCGTCGCGTACTGCTTCCCCCAGTCCAGCGCGCCAGCGGCGAGCGCAGCAAGCGGCGGGATGTGGATGTGGACGTCGAACCCGGTCGCCGACGACCCGGTGCTGACGATCCCAATGCCGAGCGCGACAGCGCCAGCACTCAGGAACGAGATCCAGGCGTTGACGGCCTTCGTGTCCGGCGTCACCCACCGGAACCGCACCGACCGCTTCAGCGCCTGCAGCGCGTAGCAGATGAGCGCCGCCCACGTCGCGTGCGTCACGCCCTCTTGGATCAGTTGCGCGATGAGCATGTTCGCGTCCATTTATTCAGACCTCCCTGTCACCGCACGTTCCTGAAGAACCTCTGGCCGAACCGCTCGGCGACGAGGACTGACGGCGGTAGCGACCAGCGCGGGGGCGCCGCCAGCCACTTCGCGTAGTAGTGCGTCGCCCCGGCGACCGGTGACGTCGGGTCCGGCGCGCCGCGGCCGGTGACGACCTCCGCGATCGCGAGGCACGTCAACAGCGTGGCGCTCGGCGTCTCGCCTGCGAGCAGCCGCCGCATCCGGTCCATCAGCGCCTGGAAGTTGTCCGCGAGGTGCTGCGGGTCGCGGTCGTTGTCGGCGCCTGCGCGCGGTAGCCAGCATGAGAACGCGAACGGCTGGAGGCAGACGCCCCTGTAGCCGAGCCGAGACCACCGTCGGTCGTGGACGCGCCGGTCGATGACGTCGGCGATGTCGTGCATCGCCTCCGGAGGGTTCGTTCGCCACGTGCCGCCCTCGAGCCGCGCTCGCGCCTCGGCCCACGCCGTCCCGGCGACGACCTGCGCGTCGGACAGCGCCGAGAGGACCGCGGCGTACTCAGGCGGCAGAGGGTCAGTCATTCTGTCTCGCGCCGTCGAAGGCGCGCTCAAGACGGTCGACCTTGTTCGCGAGTGCCAGGTGCTCCGAAGTATAGAGTTCGCGCGGCACGCATTTCCCTGTCGCTGCGTTCAGCTCGTCGCGCACGCTGTGGCGCTCCGCCTCCAGGCGGCGCAGCAGTACAGCCTCAGTGACGACGCCCTTCTCGATCAGCGCCGCATTGAGCTGGTCGAGCGTGACCGTGCGCCCGGTGAACCTGCCGGAGGCGAATGCCCACGCGACGATTGTGGAGATCACCGCCCAGATCAGCGCCGCGGCCGGCGCCCACGTCAATATCCAAGCCACCGCATCCGCCTCATCTTCCGACGGCGGCGATGACGGCCGCCGCGCCGAGCCATTGCGCCGCCACCCAGATCGCGATCAGGATGCGCCTAGACATTGGTCCCATCCCAGACGCAGAGCGCCATGTCGATGAGCGTCGTCGCCGTCGTGCGTAGGATTGCCATGTCATTTACCCTCAGTACAGCGGATAGACCGCGTCGGCCGCGATCAAGTCGCGCACCGTGACCAATGTCGGATTGATGAGATCGCGCCGGATGCCGTACTGGCAATGCCCGCGCACCGTGAAGTCGAGGATCTGCGCCGGCGTGCCGATATACGTCGCGTCGTCGGCGATGTACGCACCGTAGGCGACACCACCGGCAGTACGTACCGAATCCCCCAACGATGAGACGTCCGGGCTGCGGTAGAACATGACACCCATGCCGTCCGCCTCGCGGATCATGATATTGTTCCTCGCGGTATCGATGTCGGTGCAGTGGCGCAGGCGCAGCCCGCGCGTGCGCACCGAGGCCGTATTACCGAGGATGGAGGCGACGCGCGCGTTCGACAGGCTGATCGCCCATTCCTCATAGCCTGCGTCGATCATGTAGAGTAAGTCGTTCCCCGCGATTGAGATATCCTCGTGGCTGTCATATCCGTAGGTGACGGCGTAATTCGTCTCGACGATCCCGGAGTGGCAACTGTCGATGATGTTCCCGCTAATGTTCCAGCCGGTCGACCAGATTCCAAGTCCGATCGCCAGCCGGAATCGCTTGATCTGGTTCCCCTCAACGATGATCTTCAAGGCTCGGTTCGCGGAGTCGAAGCCGCTAATGAGGATAGCGAAGTTATCAGCGTAGGACCCATCGCCATCGAAGTGATTGTTCGCGATCGTCAATCCGTTCGCGATCGTGCCTGGATTGTCCTGTTCCGTCTTGATGCAGCCCTGCCCCATCGCGCCGGTGAAGAACGACTCGCGAATGGCGCAGCTCTCGAACGTCTGCGCGTGGATGCCGACCCTGCCGATGTCGTCCAAGTGCACGCCACGGATGACGTTCCGACGCGCATAATTGTGCCAGTAGATCCCATCGCCATGCGTCGCGTATACGGCTAGATTTTCGATCGTAAGGCGTTCCGTACTGCTCAGAAAGATACCGTGTGACTGCTCGCTGACAGAGACGGCAGCCTTGTTGCCGTCCACCGTCAGGTGCGCGATCCGGCCATCGACGGATCCATTCGTCCCGATCACGCGCGCCCATGTCGGGCTGCCGGCGGCGAGCCTGAGCCGCGTCGCGCCATGCCCGGCACCGACGACGGCGAACCGCTGCGGCGGCAACTCGAGGGCGTAGGTCTGGTTCGGACCGCTGCCGCCGATCAATTGGAACGTGTAGTCACCGGATGGGAACGAGATCCATCCGCTACCGTCTGCGGCGACCCTCGTCCTGAGCGCGACGAACGCGGCCGTATTGATGGCGGGATCGGTGCTCGGCATCGGCATCACGTAATCTGACATGTCACCCTCACCATCTGAATGAGCGCAGATAGATCGTGCAGGCGCCGGCGGCGACCATGTAATAGAGGCTCTGATTCTCGATGGGCACCACGGCGCCGGTGTCGATGAATGCCGCCGCACGCGGCTCGTCGACGTAGATGCCGTAGACGTGTCCGCTCTGACCGAGCGCTGAAGCCACCTGTATATTGTTCAGGCCGGTATTTTCAAGCTCCCAACTCGTGCCGACGACAGGGCCTGGCGGGACAATGGCAGCCAAATCGACCAAGGTCTGAAAGGTCGCCGCGCCGCCAGACACCAGTGCGGATGGGTCTCGATATTTCACATCCCGGTCAATTGCTATGAACGGCACGAAGTCACTGCCGCCGTCGTTGCGGACGGATCCGACCAAGCACTTCTGGTTGTAGCCGGCCGGCATCGTCACGGCGACGTTGTTCAGTTCCGTGTAGGCGTTGAACCGAAAGTCACCGACGCCAGTGGCCGCCGCCCACGCCGCGCCGTTGTACTGCTTCCCGCTGCCGTTCGCATATCCGCCGGCAGCCACGCCGTACCACAGGATGGTCACGGTATCGCTGCGCGTGTAATCGCCCTGCAGGACGACGTGGTACTGTGTCGTCGCCGTCACCGTGTAGGGCGTGCGGAAGGCAAATCGGACGAGTTGCTGACCGACGGCTGACACCAGCGAGCCGTCGAGCTTGTCGCTCGTTGCGAGCGCCACGCCGCTCGGGCTGCCAGCAGTATCCGACTCCAGCGTCAGCCAGATGTTGCCGGCGACCGGCGTAGTGTTCGTCGCCAGATAGATGTCGATGAACGGGACCGGCTTACTGTTCGCGAACTGCACGCCCTGGGCGAGCTTGTCAGTCGCGGTCGCCGTCAACAGGCGCAAGGCTCGCGTCGCATCCGACGCGGTCAGGAAGGACGTGTCCGACGTCCAGTCCTTCGCCCTATGCAGCAGTAGGTTCAGCGTCCCGTCGCTGGACTTGCGGATGCAGTAGGCCTCATACCACCGGGATGCGCCCTCCGCGCCCGTGTCGAGCCCGCCGGCGCCGGCCACGGTGATGTCGGCCACGAGACGGTCGAGGCCGGCTGCGATCCGTGTCCCATCGTCGAAGACGATCTCGTCCGCGTGGACAAGCATCACCTTCGTCTTCCAACTGTCACTGTCAGGATGCGTGCGGACCTGCAGCCCGCGGAACACCTGCTGGACATGGTTCGCGTAGAGCGCGATCGGGTTCGCGACCACGTCCTGATTCCAGATCGCGGCCGTGATCAGCGTGCCCGTCGTGCGGTTCGATGGCGAGACCCATGCCATCAGGCCGGCGCTCCGACGCCGTTCGCGACGTTCTCAGCCAGTATCACGTCGAGCGGCTCGCCGACCCAGTTCCTGTTCTCCAGCCGTGGGCGCGCGAGCAGGAGGTCGCGAAGCTGCCGCCAGAGTCGCGGCGGAGGCCCGACGTAGATCGCGCCGCAGTCGAGACAACCGGCGATCTGCCACTCCGGGTCGTAGAGCGGGTAGTTCCCGCAGTCGCACGGCACCTGCCAGCGCGACCGGTTGACGACGATCCGGTGCGGCGGCTGCAGCGGGACGTCGTGCGGCGGCGGCCACGTCAGGGCCGGGTACGCCGCACGTCCCTTCGCCATCGTGCGCTTAACGAGCGTCCGATACTGGCGCGCCGTCGCGATGCCGTGAAGTTCGCGCGGCCCGAAGATGCGGTCGGTCGGGATCAGCGGCATGTCAGAACCCCAGGACAGTCGTCTGGCCGAGTTCGGACGCGCCGGCCGTCCCGAGCTGCCAGAACGTGAACGGCGACGATGGCGCGAGACGCCACTTGCAGAGCAGTTCTTTCGCGGAGTTCCAGACGAACTCGACGCCCTGGATCACTACCTTGACGGCGCTGAGGCCGCTGACCGTCTCCGTCAGCGTCACGACGTCGGTCGGTTCCAGCGTCAGCGCGGCGGTCGCGAGCGCGGCTGATGCCTGCGTCCAGAATGTGACGTCAGAGATCTGCTGCGTCAGGTTGCCGAACTGCGCCGCGATGTAGGCGGCGATATCCTGCGCCACTGCGGCATCGTCTTGATACGGTAGGTCGATCGTGACCGGCCGGTCGCCGTAGCTCTGCGCGACGTAGTTCTCGAACGTCCGCGGCCCGTTGTCATAGATGCCCTTCCCGCGGATCTGGAGCTTCGTGACGTAGAGCGTCGCTGTTCCGGTATTCGTGACGACGAACTGCACAGTCGTCGCGAACGCCGTTGTCACCACGCTCATGTTCGCCGTCAGGTCCGACCCGCTCCCGTCACTCGCGCTATTCGCCGTGTAGTCCGTCGTCGAGACGATCGGCGTGACCTGCGCCGTCGCGCCGATCAGCTTCAACGTATTCGTAGGGTCGCGGTACGTCCCCCAGATCGTCGTCGATGAGCCAGGGCTCAGGCTTGGCGCCGTCCCTGTCTGCGCCCATAGCACGGTCGTCGCCGCCGCGTCGACCGTCTTCGGATGTATCACGGCTCGGACGCGATTGAAGATTCCGTCGAGCGTCGACGGCACCGTGAGACCGCGCATGGTATCCGACAGCGTCGCGGCGCTGACGGCGAGCGACCGCGACCGGCGCGTCTTGTACACGAGCGTCCCGTCGCCCTTTGTGTAGAGCGCGCCGAAGCTGCTCAGCACGATGTCATTCAGGAGCGTGCCGGCCTTCACGCCACCACGGACGTTGTCGAACGCGTAGGCGTAGGTGTCGAGCCCGGAATCGAAGCTGGTCGCCGGCGGCTGCGAGGACGAAGGTAGCGCGGCGAGGACGGCCGTGATCAGATCGTTCTCATTCTTCGAGATCTGTGTCGTCACCTGCCTCACGTCGGCATCCATGAGGTCGCGCATGTGGTCGTAGACGACGACGTGCACGCGCCGCGCCATAGCGAGGCCAGGGTCCGGCTGAATCGAACCGACCTTCCCTCGGAAGCGCGTGTAGTCGGTGCCTGAATAGGTCAGTACCCAACGGACCGTCACGCCGTACGTCCAGCCGGCGCGGACGCTCGCCGAGGCTGGCGAGTACCAGCCGAGCGTCGCTCCGGCGTTCTGCGCGCTGTTGTCGAGGTCGAAGTGCAGCTCGCCGCCGCTCGCCGTGCCGTCCTTCGGGCCATTCCCTTGGATGCCGTACCGCGCCGACACCTGGCCGAGCACGTCATCTGAGATGTCCGTCCACGCCGCATCGAACGCGGAGATGTCGAATGCTAACGGGTCGAACGCGATGTCCGCCCCGCCGAGCATGATCTCGATGCGTGACCTGATGGAGATACTCATGCCCTACGCCTTCGCCTCCGGGGCACGCACGAGGAAGTCCAACGCGTCCGCCATGTCTTCCGATACGTCACCAGTCCACGGCCCCTTGTCGATGCGCTCAGTGAGCAGCTCGACGTCGGCGTCGATGAGTTCGACCGTTCCGCCTCCAGAGAGCAGGCGCCGCGCGACCGGATCGCGCTCCATGACCTTGTGCGCGCATTTCTGGCAGAGCAGGTCATTGGCCTTCTCTGGGTCCGGCTCCGTGACAACCGCGAACGCGCGCTTGATGTCGCGCTCCTGCCGCAGGACGGCCTTGCCAGGTGCCGTCTGCGTGAGGCTGCGCCCGAAGCGCAAGGACATCAGGAGCGCCACGCAGATCCGCTTGCTTTCATCTCCGCCATCGAATACTAATAGTCGCTTCATTTGTCGCCTTGTTTCGTTGTATCTCGCTTCTCGCCCCATTGCTATGCGAATGCGGTCAGAACGCCCTTTGAGAACGTCATCGTCTTGCCCACCAGCAATCCCGTCGTCACGGTGGCATCGATGCCAGCCACTCCGCTCACCCAGTACGCCAGCGCATCCACCGTCGCGTAGCCGGTCTGGGCCGAGGTGCGAAACTTAAATACATTCGCCGTCCCCCAATCCAGACCAACGCCTGTCACCTGATCAGCTTTGAAGAAATTGAATTGGGCATCAGCGGGGGAATAGATGGCCCCACGTGTATTAAAGGATAAGAATCCTCCAGCAGCTGCGATCAGCCCGCTATTGGTGGTGATGTTACTGATGATGGTGAGCCCGATTCCTCCCGCGCCCCCAGTCAGCGTTAATTCGTTTCGAGCAGCCCCTCCATTCAGCGAACTCACAATCTTCAGCAGCCCTGATGGTGTCAGTCCGCTGACCGGGACGCTCTCAATCCACCAATCATCCGTATTGTTCGCCGCCACGGCTGTGGTGTTCCAGACGTTGCTGCGGAACCTGAGTCGAGGAGATTGCTGGACCGGGACACCAGCTGTGGCTGCTGTCTCGTTCGCCAGGACATAGCCGTCGGTTGACGTGGCCGCAAGACCGTTGACCGCGTTCTTTAGGACGCTGCTGAGATATGTCAGGCCAGAGGACCACGCCGCACCGTACGTCGCGTCCGTCGTGTCACGGAACAGCAGGTTCCCGTTCGCGCCGCCGGTGAACACGTGGCCGTCGTTCCACTTCGCGGAGTCGACGAGGGTCGCATCGGCGGACGCCACCTTGGCGGAAACGAAGACGTGCGCCAGGACGTTCGACATACCCTATCGTGCCAGTGTCAGCGCGTCCCGGATGGCGATCGCGAGCGCGCGCGGCTGGTCGCGCTGCATCGCGGCGACATCCTCACGGAGCTTCCGGATCTCGTCGTGGACGTCGGCGTCGTAGACCGGTCCGCCGCCGGTCGGGAGCGGCAGCACCATCTCCGGCGATCCGCCCTCGCCGATCCGCGCGTCGACCGGCCCCGTGACGATGCCGCCGGCCGCGAACCCGTACTGGTCCTTGACGCGATTCCAGTCCTGCTCCGTCGACCCTCTGCTCGCGACGTCCGCGAGCCAGACCGCCGCGGCCTCCGCCGCCGACATCCCCTCAAAGATGTGCGACTCGTTCCGGCCCTCGCTCGTGCTCTGCTCGCCGGTGCCGCCGCCGGACGTGTAGGAGAAGTTGAACTGCTGCTTCAGCCTAGAGACGTCGACGCTGTTGACGGCCATCTGCCATGCCGAGGCAGCGACTTTCGCTGCGCCGACGGCTGACTGGCCGACATCGCTAAATGCTCGCCCTGTCGCGTCTACGCCAGAAATGACGCCCGCGGTAGCCGTATCCATAGAACCAAGCCACGTCTCAGCGGTTGCAGTCGCTTGCGATTCCTGAGCGTGCATCTTCGCCGTAATCTCATCGATCACCTTCTGTACTGCGCCGCCACCCTGTTTCTCTGCGTCAAACAGGCGCTGGACGTCGGCGAGCGCCTCCTCCCCGGAACGTCCGACGGCGACGTACGCGTTCTTGACCGTGACGGCAGTCTCCGCCCACTTCGCGCTCGCGCCGGCGGCCTCGTTCGCGCGGATCTCGGCCTGGTCCGCCGCCGACGCCAGCGAACCCATCGACGCCGCGAACTGGTCGGTCAGCTGCCTACCAGCCTTCTCCTGGTCGCTCGCGCCGCCGAACAGGTGCGCGAAGAAGCCGCTGATCTTCCCAATCAGCGGTCCGATCAGCTGCCCAGCCATGCCGCCGAGGAGTGTGCCGATCCCTGGGATCATCGTCCCTAGCGCCCCGCCGATCGTCTTGCCAAGATGGGCCGACATCAGGCCCGTCAGGTGCTTCGTCAGCCCGGACTCTGGGCCGAAGATATGCGTCCCAAACAGGCCGCCGATCGTCTTCCCGATGTCGCCACCGCCCTGGAACGCCGCGAGCAGCGCCTGCGGCAGCGCGGCGAACGCGGCTTTGAACGTCTGGCCGAAGTCGGCGCCCTTCTCCGCTTCGAGGCGCGTCGCGACGCCGCGTCCGTAGTCCGCGGTCATCTGCGCGACGGCCTGCCGGTGATCCTCAGCCATGACGCGGTAGGTGTCAGACAGCTTGTTGACACCATCTGTCGCCAGCTCGAACCGGCGATTCTCCTGTTCGATGCCGCTCTTCGCCTTCGCGACCTCGACCTGCTCCATGTCGGCGAAGAGCTGGGCGTGCGAGGCGCCGCGCATCTTGTCCAGGTCCACGTGCTGCTGGGCGACGGCGACGGCTTCGTCGCTGCCGCGCTTGAGCGCGTTCGTCTGGAGCGTCTCGTACGCCTTCCAGTACTCGTCGGCCTTCGCCAGTTCGCGCTTGTACTGGTCTTCTGTGCTGGCGCCAATCGGCTTGATCTCGCCGGTAAGACCGGCGGTCTCCATCTTGTGCGCCTCCTGCAGCATGTACGACGCGGCCATCTGGGCCGTCACGTCAGAGATCGCGCCGCCGAGTGCGAGGGACGCGGCGACCGCCTTGTACGCCTTGTCCCCGTAGTCGGCGATCATCGTGTTCATCGGCACGCCATGCAGGAACGCGGACTCGACCTCGGCCGTCAGCTCGCGCATCGCCTTCGCGGCCGCCACGGATGCCGCGCTGGCCATCGCCATCCCGCCAGCCGCGCCGGCCCACGCGCCGCCGACACCAGTGGCCGCCGCGGCGTGCGTGGTCGCCGCAGACGACGCGGCCGCCATGTCGTCCTTGATCTTGTAGAGCGCGCCGCTCATCCTGTCGATGGTCTTCGTCGCCTCCGAGTTGCCGGCCGCCGTCTTCGCCGCCTCGGCGGTCTCCAGCGCGAGACCGACCGTCATCTGCCGCAGGGCGTTCTGCGTCGACTGGATCCGCGCGACCTCCTCCGGCGGGAAGATATGGAGCTTAACGGCGAGCTTCTCAGCCACGAGCAGGACCTCGCCGACTGCGGTAACTAGTCCAAGGATGACCGTCTCGACGCCGAGCACGACCGTCTTGATCCCGCCCCATACCTGGACGAACACGTTGCCAGCCTGCAGGGCGACGACACCGACGTCCGCGATGATAGTCGCAGCCTGCTCCAGCCCGTGCACGATCGCGTGGATCGAGTCCTCTTGCTTGCCGCCGAACGCCTCGCTGAAGGCGGCACCGATGCCGTCGAGCATCTTGGCGAAGACCGGCGAGTTCGCGACGGCGACGGCGAGGTCGTCGATCCAGTTGCGGAAGCTGGTGATCCCGGCGTCGACCTTCTCCTTGAAGTCGGCCTCGGAGACGCCGCTCTGCTTGACGATCTGCGCCAGCGTCTCCATCACGGCGCCGCGCTTCGTCGCCATGTCGGCGCCGGTCGTCATGCCCTCGCCCTCGGCCTTGAGCTGCGCGGTCAGCTCCGCGCTCGCGCCCTTTATCTCGACCAGCGCGCCGGCCGCCTGCAGTGACCGGACACGCCCGGTCGTCAGCGCGCCGGCGACGAGGTCGAACGCCTCCGGGATGTCCTTGCCGGTGTTCTTCGCCAGCGCGCGCGCCGCGGTCGCGACCATGCCGAACTGGTCCGCCGTGAGATGCATCCCAGCGCCCATCAGCTTGTTCGACGCGATCATGAGGTCGTAGTCGCCGACGGTGCCGACGACGCCCTTGCGCAGCGCGGCGATGGCCTCAGTCGCGTCCGTGCCCATGCTGTGCGTCATGCGCTCGAACGCGGCCCGGACGTCGTCGACGTCGGACCCGCGGTTGCCGAGTTCGTAGATCGACGCGGCCACGGCCGTCACTGCGGCTGCCGCTGCGGCCATGCTGGCCTTCACGACGGTGCTCGTCGAGACGGATTCCTGCCCGAACCCGGAGAGGTTATGCGATGCCTCATTGAGCTTCGCGCTCATTTCGTCGCGGAGCTGGAGCACGGCTTGTATCGTTCCGACATTTACAGGCATGTCGTCAGCGTCCTTGTCGCTCCCGTGCGCGCTTCTGGAGCACCTGGATCAGTACCGGGAAGTAGCCGTCAGGCAGCTCGCAGAGCTGCCTGTAGCTCCATCCGGTGAGCAGCATCACGCCGAGATCACTTTCAGCCTGCTCTCTGAACGCCTCGCTTTTTTTTCGTCGGCCATCGCCTTCTCGTGCGCGTCGAGCGCGACGTCGATGACCTTAAAGACCTCCTCGCTGAGCGCCTCGTAGCTGGCGCGCGTCGCCGGCAGCCGGTGGGCCGTCTCCTGGTCGTGCGCCAGTGACCAGTCGTTGATGTACGCGCCCATCCGCGCGAAGCTGTAGTCCGTCCATTCGAACGTGGCCGTCGCGTCCTGCTTCGCGCCGATCGACGCGACCGGCTGCGAGATGGTCTGGATGTTCTTCAGCATCTTCCGCTGCTGCCCGATCGACAGCTGGGACTTGACCCTGACCCATAGCGTCAGGTCGCCGCCGTCAGGACCGATGCCTGGCACCGTCAGGGTTAGCGTCCGCTCTGCGTCCGGCCCGTTCGGGTCGACGATCCATGGATTCACGCCTGCCATCACTTCATTCCTCCTGCTGTTTCAGCCGACACGTCCTGGCGCGGCCCGGTCATGTCCGGCCTGCGCGTCAGGACGACCTCCGCTCGCGCGCCTGCGATCGCCGGATCGAGGCCAGTCCACGACCACTCGAAGTTCCCGAGCGCGAGCACGAGCGTCAGCGGCCGTCGCAGCGCCCACAGCTCATGCGCCTGCGTGACCACCGCCGAGAACCGGAACGCCGTGCCGTCACTCTCGATCGCCCACGTGCCGAGCCGCGCGGCCGTCTCATAGCCGTACCGTAGCTCCCCGCTCAGGCCGCTCGCACGCATCCGCCGATCTCCTTCAGCACCAGTCCGAACGCATATCCGACCGCCGGGCTCGCGGCGCCGGCCAGCCCGTCGCGCGCGTCCGCCTCCGGCAGGCCGTCCGTCCAGCCGGACGGCAGCATGCGGATCGCCTCGACGTCCGCGAGCGCCGCCGCGTCCGTCTCGCCGACGACGCCAGGTACCGGCTGCGGACGCCCGTCCGGCTCGTCAGGATCGAGGTGAAGCAGGTCCATGACGGCCGACGGGTGTCCGGTCCGGCTGGCGAGCATCCAGACGCGCTTACGGACGAGCGACCGGCCGGTCGGCCCGTCCGTCGCATAGACGATGTAACGGTAGGAGACGCGCCAGCCGTGCGCGATCAGCTGCACACTCGGCGCCCCGATCTCGAGCCACGGCGCCGGAGAGCCGTCCAGCAGGAGCCAGGACGCGCGCGTGAGCGCGACCTCGACGGCCGGCATCGCCCACTCCGGCCCGAATGACCCGAGCGGGATCTCCGCGTAGACGAGGTCGACGTCCGCGATCTCGTCGCTCCTCGCCGCCGCCGCGCTCTCGTGCTGCCGCGCGTCCGGGAACCGGCGCGCGAGGTGCGCGCGCAAGTCGGCGTCCGTCTCCGCCTGCCAGCGGCAGCGGTAGCCGGCCTTGACGAGCCCGCAGTCGAACCCGCCGAGCCCCGTGTAGAGGGATCCGAACGTCGGCATCGGCTACGTCGCGGTCGTATTCCGCGAGAGCGTTCCGGCGCTCTGGATCGTCATCGGCGCGTCGAGCAGCGTGCCGACCTTGCCGCCCAGAGGGTTGTACTTCTCCAGGATGCCGACGCCGGAGTAGATCGGGTTGATCGTCGTCGAGCAGACGTTGTTCGGCCTGCACTCGACGCAGACCGTCGTCCCGATCAGCGAGAACAACGTCCCGTCCGGATGGCTGGCCGAGAAGTCCTGGTGGAAATTCACGTCGATCGACCAGACGAGCAGGCCGCCCTTGCGGATGCGCGTCGTGTCGCCCATCGCCGTCTCGTCCAGCATCTCCGAGCTGTAGTTCAGGGCGATCGAGTCGGTGTCTGCGCTCAGGTCGACCCCGTTGACCTGGAGGTTCGCGTTGCGGAAGTGGAGTGTCGCCACGGTATCTTCTCCTCTACTGGATGCCCATGAACGGGAGCGCCTTGTAGCTCTCGCCGCTTGTCGTCATCTCCCAGATCGTGCGCCAGAACTTCTGGTCCGTCGACGTGATCGTCGACGTCGACAGCGGGTTCAGCCACTCGGCCGCGCGCGCCGCCGAGCACGTGAAGTTGAACCGGACGGTCCCCGGGTTGCCGCCGGTGAAGCCGGACGAGCTGTTCGAGAGGATCCGGCACTTGAATCCGCCCGTCGACGAGCTGAGGATGTGCAGGCCGGCGTACGCCTTCTTCCCGGCCCAGACGCCGCCGACGTCAAAGACGGTCCCCTGCCCGCAGCTCGTGAGCGCGACCTGCGTGGCGTCCTTCAGCGGTACTGACCTGAGGATCATGCCTCGATTCCTCTCCCCTTCGCGCCGAAGTCGAAGGCGAGCAACTGCGCGACGGTGCCCTTGAGGTTAAACTTGTTCAGCACGCCCTTGAACGAGAACCCCTTGTCGGTCGCCGTCCCTTCGGTCAGCCCGTTCGCGAAGACCGTGATGATCTTATCGTCCGTGCCGACGATCCCGAACGCGAGCTGGTCGACGTGCCCTGCCGCGCCGTCCCAGAACCCTGATCCGTCGATATCCGCGACCGTCAGGCCACCCTTGCGGATGCGCGTCGTGTCGCCCATGCTCGTCTCATCGAGCGTCTCGGCCGAGAGCGCGACGTTCAGCGTGTCGAAGTCCCCTGACAGCTCGTAGCCATCGACATAGATGCGCGCATCGCGATAGTCCAGTGTCGCCATCTCAGCCCCTCGCTACGTCGACGTGGCCGTCGTCACGGCCTTGCACGCCATGAAGTTGCAGACGATCCGCGCCCGGTTCGTCTCGTCGCGCGGGAACGGGAACGGCGATTGCATCGCCTCGACCCAGAAGTACCGCGTCCCGTTGATCGTGACGTCCCCGGCGCCGTCGAGCATCCGCCAGATGACGTTCATTTCCGCGAGCGCGCGCTGGACCGACTGCGACCGTCGCAGGATCTGCACCGTCGGCCGCTCCTCGACCGGGTTCCCGGCCGTCGCCGACATCCGGTGCACCGGCGGGTATCCACCGGTCCGGAGGATCTGCAGCGCCTCGTCCGGCCGCTCCGGCAGGAAGTCCTTGAACATCGTCGTCGAGATCCCACCGGTTGATAGGAAGTCCGCCAGGTCGTCCTCGATGCCGGCCATCCATCAGAACCCGCTCAGCGCGAGCGTCTCGCGCACCCGGCGCAGTTTCGTCGCGCCGTCCAGCGCGCCGTCCTGCGCGATGTGGATCGACTGCCGCAGCGCCAGCTCCGCGAACGGCGTCAGCGCCATTGAGAAGGAGCACGGGCCGTCGTGCTTGATCGTCAGCAGCCGGTGCGGCGTCACGACGCGCGCCAGGAGTTCGTCGACTGCCTCGTCGATCCCGGCCACCGCCATGGCGGCGCCATAGGCGCGGAGCAGCCGGTCTACAGACGGGTCGATCCGCCCTGAGAACGTCGCGTGACAGGTCGTCGACATCACAGCAGTCCTCCCCCGCCGGGGGAGGGCGCCGCGTGGCCCTTCCCGACCCCGAGCCCGGCCGCCACGTCGCGCTCGAACGTCAGCGCCGCGCGCTTCACGGCGTTCTCTAGGAATTTCGCTTCTCCGACGTGATGCCTGGCGCGGAGGTCCTCGTGGACGTAGACGCCGTACTCGGTCCCGAACGAGAGAACCGCGTGCAGCCGCGTCGGCTCCGCATGCGTGTCGACCTTGCCGCTGCGCCGCAGGACGCCGTACTGCACCGGCGTGTGCTCCTTCGCGTCCGTCATGGTCGCCTCGGCGATCGCGTTCAGCACGATCGCCGACTCGGACAGCATGGAATCCGCGAGCCTATACAGGGCGTCCGACACGGACGCGATGCCGGTGATGGTCAGGTTGTCTGGCATGCAGTCACTTCGAGTAGATGCACGTCACGAACTGCCCGCGCGTGAACGGGTACCGCTGGACCGAGATGATCCGCGGGTTGATCGCGTAGCTCTCCGTGCTGCCGACGTCGGCGGTGCTGAGCGTGATCCTGTCCTCCGGACGCACGGCCGCGGCGGAGGCGAGGTAGACCTGCGTCCCGGACGGCACCTGCTGCCCCTGCGCGTCCGTGACGAGCTTCATCTCCATGACGACAGCGCACTGGTATACGACCGAGGCGCCGTACGACGCGTTCCCGTAGTCGTCGTACCCGCTGCTGCTCGCGACGATCGGGTTGACCGTCACGCGCTGGCGCATCAGCGGCGCGAAGCTGCGGACGGAGATCGCCGGCACCTACGCCTCCCGCCGGTACGGCGACAGCAGCTCGACGACCGGGTCGAGCGACTCCGAGGCGTAGTTCAGCGCGAGTGGTCCCACGCGCATCCCGCTGATCGACTGCCCGACGCTGCCCTGCGCGAAGTCCGCCGCCTTCAGCAGGACCGCGCGCTCGACGTCCTCCGGCAGCGTCCGGCCGGTCGTCACGCTCGCCCATTTGCCGGTCGAGGACGAGCAGGCGAGCTGCCACCCGGCCTCGTACTCGACGAGCCACCGGCGCACGACCTGCCCCGGCCGCGGGTACCGGTCCAGGTAATAGTCCGGCACGTAGTCCCAGGAGAACCCGGCGTTGTTCGTCAGCGTGACGAACCCGGCGTCCGCGTCCTCGATGCGGAAGTCCGTCGAGCAGTACTCGGTCGCCTGCCCTGTGTCCGTCGCGTCGAACATCCGGACGACCTTGAGGATCGGCGTCCGCGAGAGCATAAGTTGCTGCGACCCGCTGCCGGCGACCGTCTCCCGCACGAGGCTCCGACGGATCGACCCGGCGATGCGGTTCGTCACGAACCGCTCCGTCCACGCCGTCGCGTCCGTCAGCGCCTTGTCGAGTCCGGAGGACGACGCGGTACTGTTGAGGAGCACCATCAGGTCCCCGATCGCGGCGAATTGCGTCTCGGTAGACGTCGTGCAGACTGAGGTGATCATTCACGGTCCCTACCCGAGCGCCCAGATGTTGACCTGCGATGTGGTCGTCGACGTCCCGCCGATGCTGAAGATCTCGAACCCGCTGATCGCCGGCGGCCCGTTCTCGAGCCCGAGCTGGGCGTAGAAGACGCTCCCGGTCTGGCCGGTCGAGATCATCAGGCCGCTCGTCGTCGCGACGCACGTCGTGCCGAACGTGATCCAGAGCGGCGAGCCGCCGAGGTTCTCGATCTGGATCACGCGCGGCCGGAAGCCGAGCTGGTAGTTCTGCCCGCTGCTCGACGTGACGATGCCGCCGGTCGACGTCGTGTTGAAGACGCGCGGGACCTGACGTGTGATCGGCATGCCCTAGATCCCCCACGCGCTAACCGACACCCAGTGGCCTGACTCGTCCGTGCTCGTCGTCGTCGACGTCGTCATCACAGCGCCGCCGCCGATCGGGACGTCGTAGATGCTGATGTCCTTGCCAGGCAGGAGCAGCGGGTCATCCGTCGTCGCCGGAGCCGTGGACTTCAGGTTGACCCGGATCGGCACCTCTGCGAGGTTGATGACCCGGACGTACGTGGAATTGAAGCCGAACACGAACGCCGAGCCGTTCGGAGACGCCGCCGCGAGCAGGATGTCGGTCGAGAATTGGTTCGCGAACATCGCCGTCTGCAGTGGCACCAGGTCACCTCCTGCGCGCCATGGCGCGCGCCGACGTCCGCTACTCGGTCACGATCGGGACGGCCGCGCCGCGGCTCCGCAGGCGGTACAGCTCGCGCGTATATCCGGCCTCCTGCAGCGCGCCGTCGAACGTCGCGATCTGCGCCATCGTGTCGCTGCGCTGCTCGTTCAGCCACGCGCGCCGCTTCGCCGGGTCGTCCTTCCACTCGTCGTGCTTGACGTTCTCGTGCAGCGCGCCGTCGAAGGCGTAGAGCCGCGAGAGCTGCTTGTCGCGCTGCTTCGTGAGGCCGCCGAGGCGCGCGTCCATCTCCGCGAAGCTGACGAGGCCGATCTGCGGCTCCCGCTCGTAGCCGTACCGGTGCGAGTGCCGGAGGAGCGCGCTCTGCGGCGGGATGTTGACGTGGATCCCGCGGCCGTGCGCGACGCCGAGCCAGAACTCCGCGCACGCCTTCTGGAACTCGTACTCGGTCCCGACGATCAGGTCGATTCCGAACAGGTCGATCCGCTTGTACCCCTGATGGATCGCCCAGGCGATGTAGAACGCGACGCTGCTCGTCAGGTAGTCCGTCGCGATGCCGATCACGGCGTCGACCGGAAAGGCCACGGACGTCGGGAGGTCCATGTGGACCTTCGTCATCAGGACCGGGATGCCGCAGTCTCTGATCCATCCGCGATGGTCCGTCCCTTCGACGTTCTCCTCGTCCCAGTTGACATGGATGTCCATGTGCACGTCCTCGCGCGGCAGGAACCGGTAGATCTGGTTCAGGCCGGCGATGTCGTACTCCGGGTCGTCGAACGGCGCCATGTCGCGCGTGCTGCTGGCGTAGCCGACGATCGCGAGCTTGTCGCGCGTCCGCTCGATCAGGCCGTGCTCGGCGTCGAGGATCCGCATCGTCCGGTTCTTCGCCGGGTGGTTCGGATCGACGCCCTCGACGCCCTGCGGGACGACCGCGTCCGTCACGTTGCTGCTCATGTGCCCCCCTACGACTTGCCGCGCGGCGGTGCTGGCGCCAGGGATTTGGCGGCCGCCGAGACGACCATCTTGTGCGCTGGCGGCGCGACGACGGCCGCCGTCGCTGGCACAGGCAGCGCCCATCCGCTATCCAGCACCTCGCGGTGCTGGGCGTTCGTCGGGTCGAGCATGATGCCCTCCCCGACGTTGTAGCGCGCCCCCTGCAGTTGCAGGGGACGCGCAGCGACTACGGCTGCGATGAGCACCTACGACCTCCAAGGGGAGGTGTAGGCACTGCTCGATCCCGCGGCGCCCTGCCCGGTGCTCGTCGTCGGGAACACCGCGACGTCGTCCGGCTCGCCGAAGATCAGGCTCGCCGAGCAGCGCATCCGGGTCCCGCCGGAACTCGACGCGTACGCCTCCGGCAGGACCGCGACCTGCAGGTAGCGGCCGGCGCCGGCGAGGGAGTAGACGGCCCCGAAGCCGGCGCGAGCGCTGCCGGTCGCCGTGGCCGAGAACGTCCCGAAGGTGCCGACGCTCGTCGACGTCGCCGTGTAGCCGCCCGTCAGCGTCGAGGTGGCGTTCGGCCCTGCGAAGATGAAGAGCGGCTGGCGCGCGACCCGCTCCGTCGAGTAGAGGTCGAAGTCCGCGGCGCAGGTCGTCGAGCTGTGGAAGAGCCACGCGCTGATGAACCCGGCCTTGTTGTCCGACGCCGTCGACGTGCCGATGTCAGCGTCCACGTCCGCCTCGACCAGGACCGCGTTGAAGCTGCGGCCGAGCCCGAGCCGGTCGATGATGAACCCCAGGACAAGGTTGCCGGTGCTGTCCCCGTTCATCGACCCGCAGCTCGCGTCGTAGCTGGCGGAGTTGAACGCGGGGACGACCCGGACTTCTCCGACGTCTCGCGTGATCATGTCTGTTTCTCCTCGAAGTGATCCTCAGCCACCGGCCGCCACCATGACGGCCAGGACGCCTACGGGTTAGACGCTGCCCGGCCTCCACGTCACGCCGGCGAGCACGGCCACGGCCGCGTCGTAGCGCATGACGAAGTCGTGCTCCGCGATCGCGCGGATTGTCGTCTCGTCTCGCGACCACGCCGACTGCACCGCGTTGCCGTCGTGGTACGCCGCCTCTCGGCTCGCGTCGATCGTCAGCGTCTCCGCCTCGCCGATCAGCCCCTGCCCGATGTCGGCGAAGTAGATCTCAGACTCGTTGTTGTTTCCGGCCGCCGTGAAGTTCAGGTTGTCCGGCACGCCGGTCGTCACGCCGAACGGGTAGCCCCAGAGCGTGCCGCCGGCCATCTCGTCCTTGTAGACGAAGGTGCCGGTCGTCGTCAGCAGCGTCATGAGGAAGTTGCGCGAGCGCGGAGACATGATCCAGCACGGGTTGATCATCGGGATGTTCGCCGTCATCAGCGCCTGCATGAGTTGCCCGAGGTCCGTCGCCGTGTTCTGCAGCGACGCGGTCCCGTTCGCCTGGACGATGTTGCCGCCGGGAGTCCAGTAGCGCAGGCCGCGCGGCGAGCCGTCCGTGCCGTCCCCGCGGATGAACGCGCTGTCCTCCCTGACGCTCATCGCTGCGACGAGGTCGTTGCGGACGATCATGTCCGCGCCGGGTGAGCTGTAGCGGAGCAGGTCGTTCGAGACCGGGATGAGCGCCATCAGCTTCTTGAAGCTGAGGGTGAGCTGCCCGGTGGAGAGCTGCGTCTTCGGCGCGTTCGTGGACTCGCCGACGTATCCGGCGCTCGCGCCGGCCGTCGCCTTGCCCATCTTCGCCGTGCCCGTCGGCAGCGGGATCGTCGGGCAGCCGAGCCGCCTGATGACCGTCGCGGCGCGCAGGAACGCGACGAAGTCCTGCACGAACTGGATCGGCACGATGAAACCGCCGGCCGTCGCGTCGCCTGCCGTCATCGCCTTGCCGCGGGCCGCGGCCCACTCCTCGGCGAGGTCGCCGTTACCCCACATCTTCAGCACGTCCATCGCGTACTCCGGACCCTGCCCGGAGGCGCGCGCGGCTGCCGTCGCTCGGACGCAGCGGGCAAGCGCGATGCCGCGCGTGTCCACGTCCTGAGGCATCGACGGGTCGTTCTCGACCGACCACCGCTTCTGCTTGCCGACGCGCCGCTGGTCGACGTCGCCGGTGACCCGCTCGCCCCAGCTCGTGACCTTCTCGCGGAGACCGGCCGTGGCCGCCTCGACGTTCGCACGGATCTTCTCCGTCAGTTCCTTGCCGACTGCGTCACGGACGTTTATGGCGACCAGTTCCGCCAATTCCGCGCGCGTCATCGTCTGCGACATGGCTGCTTCTCCTTCGTGTTCCTACGGTTAGTCGATGCGTCCGCGCGCGGACGCGACCGCCGCGTGCACTTCCGCCCCTACGATCTTCCCGATGGCGTCGCTGATCGCGGCCGCCAGCATCTCCGGCGCGACGTCGACGAGGGCGTCGCTGACAGGCTCCTCCTCGCGCAGGATGACGATCCCGTCGTCCGCTTCTGCGTCGTCCATGAGCACGTCCGCGTCCCGGAGCGCGGCCGCGGCCGCCTCGGCGTCGCCGTCGTCCTGCGCGACGCTGTCGAGGACGTCCTGCACGTGCTGCGACCCGGCGGACATGTGCGCCATCGCGTTCTTCAGCTTCGTCTCGTTCGCGCGGCTCAGGACGCGGCCGGACTTCCACACCGTCAGCGACCCGTCGCCGTGCGCCATCAGTAGCGGATTCTCGGCTTCGTATTCGTCCTCTGCGTTCAGGTCGCAGGCGAGACCGCAGACCGCCTGCAGCGTCCCGATCCCCTGCGTCGCGAACGCGACGACCGCGCTGAGGCGTGCCGCCTCGACGTTCTCCTCGACCGCCTCCGCCTCCGGCGTCTCCGCCGCCGCCTCGCCGCTCTCGGCGGCGACCAGCGCGGCGACCTGTGCCGCGGCGTCCGAGACGCTCTGCGCGGCCTGCCCGAGCAGAGCTTGGAGCGTCTGGTAGCCGACCAGCTCCGCTTCCTCCTCGCCAGCGTCCGTGACCATCACGTCCCGCAGGACGGCGGCCTCCGGCTCGAACCCGTAGTCACCGAGGAACTCGGCCAGCTTCTCCGGCGTCAGCGGCTCGTGCGACTTGCGCGCGAACCTGTCCCGCGCCTTCGTGAACGCCTTCCAGCCAGCCGCGTCGCGCGAGAACGGCGCAGGGATGGCCGGCGAATCTGCGGCAGTGGCGCATGCGACGAGCAGCGCCTCCCGCGCGGCGCCCCTCGCGACGTGCACCGGCAGCTGAGCGGGCACGGTCTCCACCGACCTCGGTACCGCCTTGGCGACGTCGAACCCGCGGTACCGGCTGCCCTGCGTCTGCACCTGCGTAATCAGGTCGCGCTGCTCAGCGAGCTTCGCCAGCGCCAGCCGCGCCGCGTCCGCGACGGCGAGCCCGTCCTGTACGGCGAGGATGCCGGCGAACCGCACGAACTCGCGCACGTGCGCGCCGCTGTAGCCGTGCAGCGCCTTCACCGTCTCCTGCAGCGCGACGCCGCTCAGCGCCGGCATCCACTTCCGCAGCATCGCGAGCCGCGCCTCTGCGTCCGGGAGGTCGAAGCGGAGGATGTCGTGGAACCGGCCCGGCCTGTCGATCAGCGCCTTCGGCAGCAGCTCCGGATAGTTCGTCGTCAGGATCGTCACGACACCCTTGGACTGCGCGATGCCGTCCATCTCCGTCTTCATCAGGTCCGTCGTGTAGCCGTCGAGGTAGTTGTCGACGTCCTCCACGAAGATGATCGACGGCGCGCATTCGCGCGCGATCTCGAACGCCTCCGCGATCCCGCGGAAGCCGCCGCCGTGGTAGAAGTCACGGGCCGAGCACCAGATGAACGTCGCCTTCGCCTCGCTCATCAGGATGCGGCCGAGCAGCGTCTTCCCGTTCCCGGGAGGGCCGAGCATGATGACGCCGCGGTTCTCGAGGTTCGCGCCGTGCTCGTTGACGAGGTCGCGTAGCCGCTTCCCGGCCGCGACGTTCTTCTCTGCGAGGAAGATGTCGTCGAACGTCTCCGCGCTCCGCGTCAGGAACTCGCCGGAAAGTGAAAACGCTTCGCCCTTGAGGAAGTTCAGCTCGCGCGCGCGAGCGAACGCCTTATCGAGCAGCGCGCGCGCCGCGTCGGCGTGCTGCCTCGCCGCGTAGGTCGTCACCTGCAGGCCGTACCAGCGCGGTTCCACGCGGAGCGTCAGCCGCACGTTGTTCCAGCGCAGGAACCGCAGGCCGTCGACGAGGAACTCCTCGGTCCGCGTCGAGTTCAGCTGGATGCGCTCGTAGAGCGGCGGCTCCTCGCTGCCGCCGGACGTCAGGTTCCGGATGTCGTCGACCGCCGTGTGCCTGACGACCTCGTCCAGCGCGGACAGGAAGGCGCCCATGCGCGTCGACATCACAGGCTCCTGCCGGTGGTACAGCTCCTTGATGGCGCAGCCGACGTACTTCGCGGCGACGTCCTGCTCCTTGCTGAGCGGCGGGAACTCCTGCGACGCGACATCGAAGGACTTCGGGAGCGCCAGGTTCCAGCGGATCGGGTCTGCGTCAGGGCCGCCGAGGAACTTCGCGACGTCTATGACGACGGCCGCAACGCCGGCCGGCCGTGACTGTGCCGGCTCCGCGAGTACGCGCGCGGCCCAGTCCTTGACGACGGAGATGTCGATGCCGGCCGCGCTCGCGGCGACGAGCGCCTCGGCGTTCGCCGGGATCGGGCAGACGCTGAACTCGAGCATCTCGGCCTTCTGGAAGTCGACGCCGCCGCGTTCCTCGTTGTAGTCCCACCCGAGCGGGCGGAAGCCGATGCTGCACGCCTTCAGGAACCCGCCCTTGATCATGCGGAAGACCTGTTCCGCCAGCGGGTTCATCTCGGCCGGCGCGAACTCGACCGTCGCGATCATCTTCGTCGGATACCGTTCGATCGCGACACAGCGTCCAATCGGCAACTGGCGGTAGTCGTGCGCCCACATGACGACCGGGTTCTTCTCGAAGTTGCTGGTCTCGATGCCGGGCGTCTCGACGACGTCGTTCTCGCGGTCCGGCGCGCTCGTGGTGATGACGAACTTGACGCGCCGGCCTTCGTACGCGTTCGTCCCGTCCTTTCCGACTTCGACCTCGACGTCGTACTGCTTGAAGATGGTCACGCCCGTCGCCGCAAGCGGGTCCGGCCCGCCAGCAGCGACGGCGTTCTGGTATGCCTGATAGTGGGTCAGCGCCATATGCCTCGTGTCCTGGCCGTACGCGACGGGAGCCGCCGGTCCCGCTGAGCCGTGGAAGGGACGGCCCGGTGAGAACGGCGGCTCCCGCATCGAGTTCGGCCGCAGAACCGTTTCGGAGGTGACGCTATGACCTTAACGCGAGCCTGTTTACCTTTTTGCGCGCGGCGCGCTGCGAGGCGCCGCCGGAGGCGCGCGGAACGCCGCGATCCTTGAGGATCTCAGTGACCCGCTCCCGCGTCAGGCCGACGGCGGCGGCGATGCGCGCGTGCGTCTCGCCGGCCCTAAATAACGCTTCGATGCGGTTGTCCCGGATGCGGCGGGTAAGTTGGTCCATATGTCCTGGCTGAACCGCAGTGCCGAGCAGTCCCTCGTCTGTCCACGGCTACTGCGGTTAGCCGCGACTGGGCGGCGCGTTCCGTCGCTTCGGCGATTCGTGTGGCCGTCAGGAGTTGTGGCGCGGCACATGGTCGGGCAGCGCGTCAGGCGGCCCATCGATCCGCCTGACGCCAGGCCGGCTGCCGTGACCGGTGCCGTGGATGGCGATGAACCACGCGACGACGCGCGCGTCGGTGGCGTCGGCTTCGATCATGCGGCGCGTATCATTCGCGAGCCGGACGCGCTGGTCCAACTGTGCCTCCAGGTCACGCACCCGGACCGCGAACCAGTCGTCGGCGGTCAGTGACATGTCGCCGACGCCGTCGAAGTTAGGCCGATGACCTCCTTATCCGGTATCGCCGCGACGCGGACGATCTCGCCACACAAGAACGTCTGCGCCGCCTGCACGATGAGCGAGATCCGCCGCGCGCGCGTCTCGGCCGGCATCTCGCGGCAGCCGCCGGCGATGTGACAGTAGGCGTAGAGCGTCGCGAGTTCGCCCTGCACCGCCGGCTTCCCGTCGACCGCGTCGAGCATCCGCCTGACCATGCCTTCGATCGTCGGCTGCGCCGAAGCTGGTACGTTCACGTTGCGTGTCACCGCCATCTGTCTAGCCCTCCTTCGTAGACGTGAGCCTCTCTGCGACTGCGCGGATCCGGTCCACGAGCGTCGCGATAGGCTCCAGCCGCTCGACGTGGACGTGACAGCCGAGCGTCTCGTGGATCTTCAGCGCCCACTCCGCGCACGGCTCGCAATACTCGCACGGCCCTTGCGGCGTATGCAGTCGCTTCGACGCGAACTGCGGCGTCTCGTGCTGCCGGCTGATGCAGAGGTAGACGTCCGACCAGGTGATCGTCCCGCCATGCTCAGCGGCGCGCTCGATGGTCACCTTAATCGGAGCTTCAAGCGTCACCTCATTCGGCTGCTTCGGATAGACCGTCAGTTCGATGCCTGGCTCCCATCTCAGGAACCGGCACCGCAGCGTGTAGGTCGCCGCGCCGAACATGGTGTGCGTCTTCCACCATTCGAGCCGGAGCGCCTTGACGTGCCAGACGCGGTGACTCATACAGCGACCTTCTTCGTATCCCACCGCGAGACGAAAAACGCAGTGAAGTCCGCTTCGAGCCAGTACTCATGGCCGTACCGCCATGGGTGGTTCAGCAGGAACTGCGACTCTGGCGCCATGCGGCCGAACGCGACCGACCGGCCAATGCACGGCGCGAGATCGATCCGCATCCCACGTCCCTCGGCGAGGCCGAGCCAGTAGTTGAAGCACGCGGATTCGACCGTCGCTTCGCGCTTCGTCCCGAGCAGCAGCTCGATGCCGCAGACGCGCAGCTCACGGAACCCCTCGTCGAGCGCGAGCGCGACCTGGTAGGCGAACGTGCAGGTGAAGTAGTCGCGGTAGCCCTTCGCGACGAGCGCGTCGACGTCAAAGACGACCGCCGTCGGGTTCTCCGGGAACGGCTCCGTCGTGTAGAGCGGGACCGGGCACTCGCGGATCCACGCCAGATCGTTCGCATTCTGGATCTCGTCCAGGTAGTGCAGACCGTCCGGATCCGGGAAGATCTGGTGCTGCTCGAACCACCGGCTCGCCGCGATCCGTCCCTGGCTGTCGCGCGCGCCGTTCCAGAAGTTGTTCATCGCCCAGCACTCGTACGCCGGATCGTCCCACGGCATGTCGCGCTGGCCAGGCCCGCCGCAGATGGCGACCTTCCTCCGGCGGAGCGACTCGTCGCGGTAGCGGACGCCTCCGTCCTCGACGACGAGGTCCGCGACGTGCGGTGAGAGGACGTATGGTGTGATCGGCGGGCTCGCGCTCGGCATCAGAGGCTCCTTCGGATCTCGCGGACGCGGCGGCGGATGGATTCGGCGGTTGGGTCGACGGCAGTGACCGTGAGCGCACCGCGCAAGGTCACGGTCATCGTGGCCCTGAGGCTGATCCTAGACCTATCTGCGACATAGGCGCGGCCAGCGACGCGGGCCGCGCGGCCGCCGGGGACCATGAACGTCTCTTCGACGTCGAACTCTTCGCCGCCGAAGAAGGGGAGCGCGACGTCTGTCGGCCATGCGATCTCCAGCGTAAGATCGGTCACCCTCGGTCCTGGCATGAACCTGCGGGATACATCCGAGACGGACGTAACGTCGATCGTCTCGCGTCGCTGCTCGATATATACGTTGACGACGTCTCCGAACGTATCCGAATGCAGCGCGCGGGACGTCATCGCTGTAGAGCCTTCCGCTGGATCTCGCGCGCGGCCGATCGGCGCACCGGCCGCGGCGCCGCGCGGCCGACCGCCGCCTGTCCCTGCCGCCTGAGTTCCGCGCGGACCTGCTGGCGCCAGGCGAACCGCGCCTGCCAGTACCTGCGGGCGCGCGCGCGCCCGCCGCCTGCGCGACCTCGAGACGACATAGACGAAAGCGCAGGACATGCCCGCGATCGACGCCGTGATGAGTATGACGGCCGGGTCCGGCATAGCGTGCTCGTGTTGTGCGGTACGGCTTAGCTTACTACTCGTCAGTCTCACTCGGCTACCAAATCAGTCATACAGCAGCAGCTCGTCGTCCTGCGCGAGGAGGAGCGGGCGCCGGTCGACGTCAATGAAGCCGCTGACCGCTACGGCCGAGACGAGTTCGACGCGCGCCGACGCGCACGTGATGCCAGCGACGACGGTCCCGTCCCCGGACGCGACGGCGGTACCGGCGGGGACGCGTGCCGCTGCGGACTCCACGCGCGCGCCGACAGTACCGTGGCCGGACGCCGACGCGCCCGCGAGCGCTACTGTCGCCGCGACGATGTCCGACGCCGCGGAGACCGAACCGTGCCCGCTCGCCGTGAGCACGGGGATGACGGCGTTGCCGCGCCCGGTGATGATCTCGACGACGTCGACGCCAGGGATGTAGTACCTCGGCGGCCTCCGTATCCACACGCCTGTCGGCGGCGACGGTGGGCCGACGACGACGGTCGCCGTAGCGGTGTCAACCTGGAAGGCGTCAGTCTGGACGGCGTCAGCCTGGAAGGCGGTCACCATCTACGTCACCGCCTCTTTAGCGTCGCCACGATGTCAGTGCAGAACTCCTTGTAGTTCGCGACGGCGAACTGCTGCCACTCCGGGTTCCGCGTGGCCGCGTCCGGCCGCAGGCCGTAGCCCCACGTCGCCTCGAAGTCGCAGGCGAACCCGGCCGGGTCGTGGGCGACGTCCGTGTGCGGTGCGTTGGCGGCCTGCCCGTCCTTCCCGACCCGCCACTCGCGCGACAGGTAGTAGAACCAGAACTCGGAGACCGGCGGCCACTGGTGCGTCGGGTCGCCGTAGGCGCGGCAGCTCGCCCAGTGCGGGACGACCAGTTGGCAGGTCCCGCCCGGCACGAGCACCCGGTGCAGCTCGTTGCAGAACAGCACGCGCTCCGGCGCCGTCAGGTGCTCCACGAAGTGCGACGCGTACGCCTCCGCGACGGAGCCGTCCGTCCATGGCCACGGCGCGTGGCGCAGGTCGACGACGTGCCTGACCTTCCCGCCGAAGGCCAGGCGGTCGACCCCCTCGAACCCCTCGCGCGGATTCGGCCCGCACCCGAAGTCCAGCCGCAGGAGCGGCGCCTCCAGCTTCCTGAACGGGCCTTTCTTCTTCCGCGACCTCGTCGCCATGCGTCCCTCCCTCGCCCTACCACATCACGTCCGTCGCCTGGTCGTAGTGCCCGACCGTGACCGCGCAGTCGATCGCGCAGCGGTACCCGAACTTGCGCGCGTCGCCCCAGAAGTAGAGGTCCTGCGTGCCGACGCCGGTGCCCTCGATTCCTGTCAGGGTCTTGAACCACGGCCTCCGCAGCCGCGCGTCCTTGAACATCGCCAGCCGCCAGAGGTTGAACCCCATGCCGGTCCCGCAGCACTCGACCAGCTGTCCGGCGACCGGGAGCTGCGGCCGGTAGTTGACGACCGGGTCCCTCGGGTCGCCCCAGATCTGCGGCACGCCGCCCTCGCCCTTCGTGAAGTAGAGGCCGCCGACGCAGGCGAACTCCGGGTGCGCCTCCATCCGCTCGATCAGCTTCAGCACGCCGTCCTGCGGCGGTGCGTTGTCGTGCTCGAGGGTCAGCAGGTATTCCCAGGCCGACAGGTCCGGGTGTGCGAGGACTTGTTCGATCGCCGTCGAGTAGGCGTCACCGACCTCCATCCCGAGTGCGAGGATGCGGACTACGCCCTGGTTCGGCGGGAAGATCATGTTCCAGTGCGACAGCGCGACCTTCGCCGGAATGCTGTCGGCGGCCGGCAGCACGAGCACGACCCGCTGCTTCTTCCAGCTGGCGCCACGGAGCAGCCGCGCGCGCGTGCCCGTCAGGTCGGCGTTGTGCGACCCGCCGAAGTCCTGCACGACGAGTTGTGGCCTCATTAGCTGCCGCGCTGGAACGACGGGAAGATGATCTCGCTCGGCAGGAGCGCGATCCCGTACTGGGCGAGCGCGAAGTCGATGAGCGCCGTCTGCAGCGCCGCCTTGATCTGCGCGAGCGTCGCGGCAATAGCGAATGAGAACCTGACGCCGTCAACGTAGCACGCCGAATTTCCGTCGTTACAGAAGAAGACGCGGAACTGCAGCCAGAACGTGCCTGCGGCCTCGTCGACGCCCTCTTCCTGAATCCTCACCGCGAGTGCTGATGCCATGGCGTTCCTCTCTTTCTATTCCGTGGTTAAAGGCTACTCTGAAGGACGTTGAAGTACTGCGTCACGTGCGACGCGAACGACCTGATGGCATTGAAGGCGATCGTGTTCGGCGCGGCGTTCGACTGTGCCGACCAGACGCCGGCGCCGGGCGCGTATTGCGAACTGGTCACAGAGACCGTGTTCGGCCAGCCGCGGTAGACCTCCGACGAGGCGCCATAGAGCCCGACCTCGTGGACGAACGGGACCATGTCCTGCAGCGACGTCCCGCCCGTCGTGATGGACGTGCTGTAGGCGCCGGCGAGCCAGTAGTTGCCTGGCGTCAGGCTCTTCGTCAACCCGACGTTCTGCAGGATCGAGCCGGTCAGCCGGTTGTAGATCGACGAGAACGCGGCCGACGCGATCGTCGTCGACGCGCTGCTCCCGGCCGTGCTCGTGCTCGTCGAGGTCCCGTAGCTCGTCAGCGTGTAGCTCCCGTCCGTGCCGATGCTGCCTATGTATGAGATGGTGAGCGACGCGCTGAGCCTGACCTGCGACGCGTTCGTCAGGATCACGCTCACGGACGCCGTCAGGCTGATCTGGCGCGTGTTCGACCAGATCGTACTGAGGATCGAGTCGTTGGCGCCCGTGCCGCGCGTGTAGAGCGCCCACGTGTCGGCCAGGCGGTAGGCTGCCGACATCGTCCCGGTCGTGTTGCTGGCGAACAGGTTGCCGCTCGACAGCCGGCACACGCCCTGGCTGGTGTTCGAGTTCGCGACGAGGTAGTTGATGCGCCCCGGTGCGAGGTGCTGCGGGAGCACGAACGGCTGCACGTACCACGACCCCACAGCAGGCACCCACGTCGTCGTGAGCGGATTCGCGAGCGGGAACGGCTCGAACTGCACGAGCGTCGCGAACGGGCCAGACGCTGTGACGGTGCTGTCGGCCAGCCCGAACGAGAGCCCGTTCGCGTTCGAGAACACGACCTGGTCGGAGATGTTATTACTGGTCGTCCCCGCGGAGAAGTTCAGCGCGTGCTTGGCCGTAACGGTGGAGCCGTCGAGCCCGAACGAGAGGCGGTTGCTGTCGCTGAACACGAACGCCGAGAGGTTCTGGCTGGTCGTGCCTGCGGACAGGTTGACGTTCGTGATCCCACCGCCGCCTGCCGGGACGGAGATGACGACCTCGCTCGCGCTGACGGCGATGCTCACGTTCCCCATGCCGCGGAAGCTGAGCGACCGCGCGTCGGCGGTGCCGCTGGAGGTAAGCATGGTGTTCGACGAGGCATAGAGCCCGACGCTCTGGTTCGTCTGCGCCGGGACCGTGATCGTCGCGGTGACCGTCGCCAGGCTCGCAGCCGTCGAGAGGCCGAAGCTGACGTTATTCGCGTTGCTGAAGACGAGCTTCGTCACGGCCAGCGTCGTCGCCGAGTCCTGCACCGTCAGCGCGTTCCCGCCGCCGGGCGCCGCGACCGACACGGAGATGCCGGTGCTGTTGATCGTGCCCGAGGCGTTCGTCCCGGCGAAGGCGGCGGTAGCGGCGACGAAGTCGCTGCCTCGGTTCGATGCCATCGCCGTCGTGAGGTACGCACCGACGGAAAAGAGGACCTCCCCGGCGCTCACGCCGATCGTGATGCTCTTGTCGCCGCGGAACGACAGGCTTCGCGCGTCCACGGTGCCCGACGACGTCAGGTAGGTGTTCGACGAGGCGTACAGGCCGACCGTCTGGTTCGTCTGCGCCGGGACGCTCGGCACGGTGTAGCTAGCTGTGACCTGCCGAGCCGCGGTGTCGATCCCGAACGTGAAACCGTTCGAGTTGGCGAATGTGAAGTCGGACCCGAGCGCGGACCCGCCGCTGGCCGAGATCCTGACGTTGCTGAGCGTCGCCGCGTTCGACAGCATCGCCGTCGTGATCGCGTTCGGCGCCGACAGTACGATCTCGCTCGCTGATACGGCGACGGTCAGGCTCCCCATCGCTCGCACGGTGAACGACCGCGCGTCGACCGTGCCGGAAGACGTCAACTGCGTGTTCGACGACCCGTAGAGCCCGAGCGTCTGCGCGGTCTGAGCGGGGACCGACGGGACGGTGTAGGTCGCGGTGATGGCGCCGTTCGTCTCTAGGCCGAAGCTGATCCCGTTCGCGTTCGAGAAGGTGACGTCGCTCCGGAGCGCCGACAGCGCGCCTGCCGACAGCTTGACGTTCGTCAGCCCGCCGCCGGCTCCGACGAAGGAGACCGTGTTCCCGTCCTGCGAGAGCGTGATGTTGCTGCCGCCGGCGAGGTGGAGCGTGCCGGATGAGATCGCGGCCAGGACGCCAGCCGTGTTCGTACCGGCGAGCGAGACGCCGTCCTGCAGCGTGTAGGCGTGCTCGGAGTTCCAGTCCGACGGGCGCACGACGCCGGCGTCGGTCCCGTCCGGCTTCTGATTCGAGTAGACGTGCCTGATGCCCATCCTACGCCTGTGCCGCGCGCGCCGGCACAGCGACGACGAGCCGCGCGACGCGCACGACGTCGCCAGGGAGGATGTCGAGCCGCGTCAGCATGATCGTCCCTGGCTCGATCCTAAGCGGCAGGTCCACGTCGCGGAGGCCGATGTCGCCGGAGAGGATCGCCGCGCCCTCCGGCGTCAGGAGCCGCCACCAGAGCGCGGCGCCGCGCACGCCGGCCGCACCCTCCAGCCCAGAGATGACGACCTGCGCGCCCTCGACAGCCACCGCCTCGGCCAGCACCGGCAGCGTAGCGAGCCGGCGCTCCGGCGGCGCATCCGGGTCGTCCGGCCTGACGCCGCCGCAGATGTCGAGCCAGCCGCTCACGACGCGGCGTGCGATCGCCGCCGCCTGCTCGGTGCGCGCGACCGTCGCCAGGCGGATGCCGCGGACCGGCGCCGTCACGGTGCAGGCTCTTCGATGATGTGACTGATGATCCCGTGCGCGTCACGGATCGGCGTCCTGACGACCTTCCCGCGCGGAGGGATCGCGACGTTGACGACCGGTGCGGCGACGTTGACCGTCGCCGGGAGGACGTGGACGACCGGCGCGGCAGGCGCGGGCAGGCGATCCAGCGCCGCCGCGAGGCCGGCGATGCCGTCCGAGACCGCGGCACTGATGACGTCGGCGAAGTCCTTACTCGCCGCGGTCGCGCGCGCCGCCGCGACGCCGGCCCGGAGCGCCTCCGTCGCCGTCGTGCGGACGAGCCCGCTCGCGCACCGGCACCCCGGGTGGGCCGGCGGCCCGTCGTCGCCGTTCGAGAAGGTGCCGTCCACGTCGACCTCCTCCTCGCCGAGCGGCTCGCACTCGTCGCACAAAGCATCGTCGTCAGTTGTGAGCCATACCTTCTGGAGCGCGGAGATGTCCAGCACGCCGTCCGCCGCCGCGTTGTCCCACAGTTCCTGCTGCCCGGCGCTGCTCGCGCTCGCCAGCTCCGTCCGCGCGATCAGGAGCGCCCGCGCCCGCACCTGCGCGTCCGCGTACCGGTCGACCCGCGCCCAGAGCCGCGCGTCGCTGACAGGCGGGTCCTTGTCCGCCAGCCGCTCCGCGAACTTCACGACGGACGCCGCCTGCCGGTCCGTCAGGCCGACCGAGGCGCGGATCGCGCGCGCCGTCCGCTCCGCGCTCCATCCGAGCCGCAGGGCCTCGGCGACCGCCGCGCGGACGCCCGCCTTCGTCACGTCCGTCAGGCCGGCGACCAGCTCCGCCGCCTGCCGCTCCGCCCACGCGACGGCGAGCTGGTTCGCGCGGTTGAACTCGAACTGCGGCGGGTCCGCCTTCGCGACCGGCGCCGCCGACCGCACGAGCTTGACGCCTGCCGCCGCCGCGCCGACCGTCGCGCCGACGACGAACGCCTCCTCCAGCGGTGGCCGGACCTGGACGCGCAGCTCCGCGCCCCACTCGTGCCACGGCAGCAGCCCGTCAGCCCCCTCGCCGTCCGGGCCGAGGCCGCGCCCGACGGCCTGTTCCCACGTCGCCAGCGGCGCCGACTCCCGCAGCGCCGTCAGCTGCGCCGCGACGAGGCGCCGGAACGCCGGCTCCCGCCGCGCCACGCGCCGAGACAGCTCCGGCAGGGCGTCCGGATCGTCCGCCATCTCGCGCCGGATGATCGCCGCCGTCGCCGTGTCACCGGCGTCCCGGCAGGCCGCGAGCGCCTGGCCCCAGTCCGCAGCCGTGGCGGCGCGGCGCAGGAGCGCCCGCTGCGTCGGCGGCAGCCCGAGCGGCGGCGCCGCGAGCGCGAGCGGCACCGGCTGCTCCGTCAGGTCCTGGCGGATCGTGACCGTCGTCGGGATCAGGAAGACCTGGCCGGCGCCGTCCGGCAGCTCCGGCAGCCCCTGCCGCGCCCGCCACTCGTCCACGAGCAGCGTCCCCGGCTGCGCCTTCGCCACCTCCAGCAGGAACTCCCGGTCCTCGCTCACCGGCGACACGTAGGACAGGATGAGCCGTTCGTCGTACTCCGGCAGCACCCGCTCCTGGAGCGTGCTCCGCAGGAACTCCAGCCGCGGGACGATCAGGTTCTTCTTGAAGATGAACTCGCTCACGTTCGCCGTCGCGCGGTTGCTGCTCTCGGTGATGCCGAGTTCTTCCGGAGGCATGCCGTACGTCTGGATGATGACGTCGCGCTCGTGCTTCCGCAGGTCGACGAGCTGCAGCTCCGCGAAGTCCTGCCGCATCTCGTGCACGCCTAGCTCGCGCGTGGCGAAGTAGGGCAGCGCGGCGCGCAGGAACCCCTGGTGCCCGGCCCGCCACTTCTCAGCGAGCCTGTCGGCGTTCTCGATCGACGTGTTCCCGGAGTTGAACTTCCCCTCCTTCGGGTAGATGATCAGGTCAGGCCGCGCCCGGTTCAGGAACGTCATCCGCGTGTGCCGTGCCGCGTACTCGTCCGTCTCCAGCTCGTCGGCCAGCGTCCGCGCGAGGCCGCTGCCGCGCCCGTACGGGTTCGCCGGGTCCGCGTGCTTGAACCAGACGACATCCGTGTCCGGGATGTCACCCTGCCACGCCGACCACTGGACGGAGTAGCTCCGGCGCGTGACCGTCGGCGTCTGCCGGACCCAGTGCGGCGGGATCGGCCAGAACCCGGCCGGCGCCCCGGCGCCGTTCCGGTCCTTGATCCAGAACGCCTCGCCGACGAGGTCGACGTGGACCTGCGTCAGGTGCAGCAGCGACTGCCCGACGATCATCTCGTTCGGATGCTCGAGGACGTCGAGGAACGGGTGCTCCTCGATGACGCGCAGATCCTCCTGCGCGAGCAGGTCCTTGACGCGCCGCGTCCGCTCGGCGGCCGGGAGGTGCTTGCTCCGGATGAGCGCGACGGCGCCGCGCAGCTTCTCCGGAGCCGTCCGCCCGGTCGGCGCGAGGAGCTGCCACTGCGTCGCCGCGACCGTCTCGCCGATCTTCTGCGTGACGGCGCGGAGCCAGGGCATCTTCCCGTAGCCCTCCAGGATCTCGCGCGTCCCGCGCTCCGACATCGGCCCGGACGCCGAGGGCCAGAGGCCGGCGAGCATCCCGTAGGCCTCGGACGCGGAACGCTCAGAGAAGAGGCCGGTGACGGCCTTGACGGCGAGAAGGAGGCGTGCGCGGAGCGGCAGGACTGGAGCGGGCATCGGTTCTTCGCCTCCAGCAGCAGGGCTGCTCTGTTGTCGCGCGCTGGGCTCGTGCGGGACGCCGCTAGTATACGCCGAGCTGCTGGAGGACGGCCGTGGTCGTCTCGTTGGGAGCGGTGCCCCAGGCGAAACGCTTCCAGCCGCCGAAGGCGAAGTCGACCTCGAAGGTCCGCTCGCTAACGTCCCTCACCGTACCTTCCAGCGCCCAACCAGGCCCAGACCAGCACACGCGCTGGCCGACGAGCGCCGTCTCGCGCGTGAAGCCGGCGAGCCTGAGCCGTACGCGGTCGACCAGCGTCGGATCCGGCGGCTGCGTCTCGAATGAACTGGCTTCTCGCGAGTGTGGTCCCATGGGTCCTCACCTGTCGTTGAAGTATCCGCCGCCGCCGCCAGGCCAGTAGACGCCGTTGCGCCGGATCTCGTCCAGCACGACGCGCTCCGCCTCCGCCGTCCGTTCCAGTTCGCGCGCCGCACGCTGCTCCTCCGTCTCCTGCGCCGCGTCTCCCGGCCCGCCGGTCGAGAGGTCGAGGTCCTGCTGCGCGCCGCCGGCCGTCAGCACGTTGAACGCCTGCGTCGCCGCGTCCACCTGGTCCTTCAGCGTCCCGGCCGGAAACAGCTCGATCTCGTCCAGGAACTCCTGCGCCATCTGCTGCGCCGCCGGGTGCGGCGTCCCGTCCGGCAGCAGCGGGACGTAGATGGCGCAGTTGCCGCCCTGCGCCTGCGACTGGAGCGGGATCGCGCGCTGCACCTTGCTTCCCTTGCCGGCGAGCCGGTACTCATTGTAGCCGTATCCGACAAGCAGGCGCCGCCGGGCCGCGATGACCGCCTTGCCGCTGCTCCCGCCCTCGCGCTCTTCCCAGACCGGCACCTCGCGCCCGTCGAGCTGCGCCGTCTGCAGCATCTCAGCGTCGACCTCCGCCGCACCCCACCACCCCTTCCGCACGTCGCGGACGATGTACTTGCCGGACGCCGTCGCGAGCATCCGCACGCCGGCCGTGCGTGCGGACTGCGGCGTCTTCTCCGCGACGTCCGTCCCGGCGACGTCCCACGACCGCACCTCCGCGACGACGTCGGACGGCAGGACGTGGACGACCGGGAACTGCGTCCGCTTGAACATCAGGCCGCCGGCCGGCGCCGGCCGCTGCTGCGCCTGGCTCGCCTCGATCCAGGATCCGGGCGGGTACGTCTTCGTCACCCGGTCCGCCGGCCACGCCTCCGGCCAGAGCAGCGCGCCCGGCTGCCCCTCCCGCGGATCCACCCACCCCGTCGGCACCTGCACCATCCGCTTCGGCTCCCACCGCATCGGCAGGACGAGCCACGTCCAGTCAGCCTCCGTCGCGCGGAGGTGGCCGCAGAGGTCGCGTTCGTGCAGCCGTTGCATGATGAGGACGGTCGGCGCCGGGAACATCGCGCCGCGGATCTTGAACAGGTCGTACCACTGCTGCGCGTCCTTGATGTCCGTGTCCGAGAGGAGCTGCTTGCGCGGGTTGTGCGGGTCGTCGACGATCTTCAGGTGCGGGTGCTGGCCCATGCGCGGCGCGCTGACCGCGACGCCCATCCGCCACCCGCCGGCCACCGTCCAGTAGTGCATGAGCGACTGGCGGTCCTCCCTGAGCGCGACGTCCCACCGCTCCCGGTACCAGTCGCTCATGACCAGGTCCCGCATCTTCGTCTGCGCGTCGCCGGACTGCGTCAGGTCGTAGGACGCGCCCATGACGCGCGTCCCCGGCCCGAGCAGCGGGTTCGCCGGCGCGCCCTTGCGGGCCGGCCGCGGGAGCCAGAGCCAGGCGGGGAACTGCACCGAGACGATCGTCGACTTGCCGGTCGATGGCGGGACGTTGATCCCGAGGTTCGCGATCTGGCCGGCGACGACAGCCTCGAGGTGCTCGCAGATCGCCCCGATGTGCCACGAGTCCTGGAACGGCCGCTTCGGTTCGACGACCTTCCACGACTGGCGGACGAACTCGTGCAGGTGCGTCTCGGCCTTCTCGCGCAGCGCGCCGTCTAGCGATGCGAGCTGGGCGAGGAGTTGTTCCTTCCTGGACGGCTGGTCAGCCACGAACTATCCGGTTCGGGGGGAATCGCCGGCCGGCGGACCGCGTCAGCCGTTCGCGTACGGCGTCGACACGCCGGCGACGCCGTTGAACGCACGCCGCGCCGGCGAGCGCGGCGCCGTAGGCCACTGGCAGCCAGGCGAGGAGTATAGCCGTCGTCACGACTTCGATTGTATGATGGCGCGCAGGCGCTCGATCTCGCGCTGCGGCGAGACGTAGACCGTCGCCGGGTTCCGCCGGCAGGCGATGTACCGGAGGCAGTTCTCGATCTCGACCGCGACCTCGTACTCCTGCGGCATGTGGCCATCCGGCAAGGCAGCATAGAGCACCTCGTCGTCGCGCCAGCAACGGTCGTCCCCGCGTTCGTTCCGGTGCCGCCGGATCGCCGCCTCCAGCGCGGCGCTGGCGCGGCGCAGTGCCGCGACTTCCGCGTGGAGGCAGACGGCGCATGTCCAGTCGATTTCAGCGTCCGACTCCAGAGACGGGAAGCGCCGGTGCGGCCAGTCGCGTCCGCAGCACGGGCACGGCATGACGACGTCCTGGCGCGCCGAGTGCCGCTTCACGGCTGGCCGAGCGCCTTCAGCAGATTCCGCGCGAGGCTTTTGACGTCCGGCAGCGAGCGCACGACGCCAGTGGAGCGGAACGCCACCTCGAGCGCGCGCTGCATCGTCAATTCCGAGACGGCGACGGTGCACTGTGACCCTGGCAGGAGCGCGCGGATCCGTAACGGCGCCAATGACCGGAGCGTCAGTTGCGTCAGGTCGTCGGCCTCCGCGTGGATGTCGACGCCCTGCAGGGCGGCTGAGATGTCGTTGCCGTCAAGGATGACGCGGCTCGCAGTGCTGGACGGCCTGAGGTCAAGGACGAATTCGTGCTGCCTCGGCGCCGGCGCCTGCGACTGCAGCCGCAGGCGGACGTCGGCGAGCCGCACCTGCTCCGCGATCCACGCCGCCGTCCCGTCGGTCACGACAGTGACCTCATCGACTTAAAGACCAGCACTACGTCCGCCTCCCGCAGCCGCCGCCCGAGCCGGTCCCGCACCACCCTGAGGCGGCGGCGCATCCTCGCCAGCCGGCGCGACCGCGCCGTCCGCCTCCGCCGCTCCGTCTGCGCGTGCTTCCGTCTCATCTGTCAGTGGCCTTCAGGGCAGCGCGGCCCGAACGCGTGCCAGCCGTGCACCGGGCAGTGGCGCGAGCCGAGATCTGTCGGCGCGACGGACAGCAGCAGCCGGCGCCGGACCGCGCGCAGGCGGACGCGCGCCGCGCGACGGCGCCGCCATTCTGCCTTCGTCCGTCGCCGGCGCAGCCGTGGCGTCGCGGACGCGGCGGTCACGCATGCCCCTCGCGCCGCGCGATCAGCCGCTCGACGACGCGCTGGAAGTGCCGGCGCGCGAGCCGCCACATCTCCGGCTTCGCCAACGTCCCTGGCGCGAGGAACGTCGCGTGGCTCCCCGGCCGCGTGTCGACCGTCCGGTCCCACATCGACAGCACCGTCCAGCCGCAGTCGTGCGTCAGCAGCGGCGGCGTCGACTCCGCGTCCGGCGGCGGCGGCATGTACGGGCCGCCGTCAAGGTCGATACACGTGAACGGCCCTGCCACGGCGACGATCGTGCCGTCCGGCCGGTGCAGGTAGTGGCCAGGCTCGTTCCAGCAGCCCATGTAATAGATCGGAGGCGTGATCGATGCAGCAGCGGCGTTAGGATTGAAGGCGGAGAGCCGATCCGCCCACTGTCTCACGTTGGTGCAGTGACAACCGCTGTTGCCGTAGATGCGCATGTCAGCGATTACCTGCTCCTCTTCGACGCGGAGACGGGTGAGGGCGGCTTCGGCCTGTTCGGCGCGCTTCCGCCAATGGTCCGCGTAGGCGTGGCCGCAATCGACGCCAGCATCAGTGCTTGGCTCCTTCTCCTCGGTGAGCTGCGCGAGGCGGGCTTCGGCTTTCACCAAATACAGCAGCGTCTCATTCGCGATGTTGTGAACAGCCTGCCATTCACCATCGACCAACACTGCGCCGTTTAATTTGATGTTGTCGCGCTGCGTCACTAATGCAAGCAACGAATTGCCGATTCGCGCGCCGGTGAGGAGGGCGTCAGCAGAGGAAGAAGAGGCTGTGTCGCGCGTCATCGGCGAACCTTTCTGCGTTTACGTTTAGCTTTCGCGCGGCGCGCTTCGGCGTCTGCGACCGATTCCAACCCGCAGCACCCATCTTCGCAGGCGATGAACTCTCCGAAGCCCAAGCCACATTCATCGCAGTAATACGGTCGGCCATCCGTCGGGGTGCGTTCCGAATTTGTCCGTCTGGTCATCTCACGTTGGCTCCGATCTCCCACGCGCGTCTCCTTCACCTGCACTTTTTCGTGTTGGAGAGCGTCAGGATCGATCATGGCTGGCCTCTAAAGGTTCAATCGGTGCAATAGCATTCGATCAGCGCGTCCGTGTCAGCAAATAAATCCTGCTGCGCTGCAATCGCGGCGTAGCTCGGCGTGTCGTTCCGAAACGTCCCGCCCGTCCGTTGTTCCTGCTCTATCCACCATGCCGCAAGATCCGGCCGGTCCCTGATGATCTGCCGGCGCTTGCCGAGCCCCTTCAGGAAACAGAGGTCGCAGTTCCCTTCGTGCGGCTGTAGTTGAAGGTCGAACGGCTGAAGGCCCCAGAAGTGATTCACGTCCGCGAGCGTCACGCCAGCATCAGCCAGAGGCAATGCGATGTCCCACCGCTCCGAGCGCTTCTCGGCGGACTCGCGCATCTTCCCCACGCGGCGTGGTTCGTCAGCTCTGATGCCAACGACGTTGGTCCAGTGCTCGTAACCCTTCGCGCGCATCCAGTCGCGCATCGGCCGGATCTTTAGCTCCTGGGTACAGAAGCGAGTCACCGGGTTCGGGAGAAACTTCCGATCGGTGATGAGCTGCGTGAAGTGGCCAGCTCGGAACACCGTCACGATCTCGACGTCCCACCGCTCGGCGCACTCACGCACGAAGGCATACGTTTCCTCGCGCTCCTTGCCCGTATCTGCGAAGATCACATACACGTCCGGCCGTAGCCCTTCATTGAGGACGCGACGCAGCATGTAGGCGCTCGTGCGGCCTCCAGAAAACGAAATCACCGCCGGGCCTTCGATGGCGAACGGGTTCATGGCTCCCTCGGAGGCTGCCCATTCCCGCCTCCCCCGTTCCCGCTCGCCGGCGGCAGGGCGCCGAGTTCCGCCCGCTTCTCCGCGACCAGCCGCTCCAGCTCTGCCTCGCCAAGCTCGTGATACCGCCGCGTCCCGCTCGGGTCCGTCGGCGCCACCTTGACAGGCGCGTCCAGCCCGAGCAGCGCGCTCCGCCGCGCCGAGACGTTCACGAGCCGCTGCGCCGCCATCCCCTGCACCCGCGCGACGTCCAGCGGGTCGTTCGGCACCGGCACCGTCAGCACCCGCGCCGACTTCCCGCGCCCGACCACCTTCACCGTCGTCCGTGCCGGCACGCTGCCGTGCAGCAGCGGGATCATCGCCCGCTTGACCTGGTCGAGGCCGGCGTCCTCGATCACCCGGAGTTCCGGCGCGCGTTCGGCGGTGTCTGCGGCGATGTCTCCGGCTGCCCTGAACACGTCGTCACGCGCCTGGATGGGCGAGACGCCGAGCCGCTGCCCGATCTGCTCCCACGTCAGCCCCTGTACCTTCAGCTTGAACGCCTCGTTCTCGCGTGTCACCTGCTGCGTGACCTCCTGGACGAGCGCCTGCCCGCGCGGGCCGCCGTGGATCTTCGCCGTCTCCTGACGGTCCTTGACGCGGTCCCTAATACGCTTCCGTACCGCTCTTCTCTTTAGCGCGGAGGCGCTGCGGACGAGCGTCTTCCCGTGCCGCGCCCGGCGCTGGGCCGGCGTCTCGCCGTTGCGCGGGATCCCCTTCGGCATCAGGGCCGCCTCTTCGGCGGCGGGATGGTGACCGGGACGCGCGCGCACACGGCGGCGGTTATCCGGTCGGCCTCCTCGCGGAACATCCTGTCGAGCTGCGGCTGCAGGAGGCGGCGGCGGACGCGCGCGAGGCGGTCGTCTCCGGCGATGCCGAGCCGCTCCTCGAACTGCCGCCGCGCGTCCGCGAGGAGGCTGGCGAGCGGCGAGCGGGACGTGGCCTTCGGCATCAGGACCTGCATCGGGACCGCCTCGGAGCCTCGGCGCCGGAGAGGCGTGCGGACGTCACCCTCACGCGTGCACCCCGCGCAGGTGCGGGCGGCGACGTGAGCGTGACGAATTCCTGACTTCATGCCGCCACTCTTCGCGCCTCGTCGAGGATTCGCAAGACCGCCATCCCGTCCGCCAGCCCCGCGAGCCGCGCGTCCACAGGCTGCACGGTCGCCGCAGCTAGGAACGCGGCCATCTCGTCCAGATAACTACGCTCGACGGCCTCCTGCGATAGCCGGTCCGACGGCGGCAGATCGTAGCCGCAGACCGTCTCCCGGGACGTCCAGAGGCGGCAGGTCCGCTGCGGCGCGCTGACGTCCCCGCGCACTGCCACCGTCGTCTCGCAGCCGGAGTCATGCCTGAGCACGAGCGTCCAGCCGTCCACGCGTACCTCGCGCACGGCAGACCGCAGGACTGCCGGACCGAGCAGGTGCAGCGCCGTGTCAACCTCGTGGCTCCCGCACTCCAGCAGCGCGTCGCCGTAGCCCTGCCCTGGCCAGGCGCGCATGTCGGCGAGGCAGCAGAACAGCGCCGACAGCATCGTCTCGCCTGCCAGCGCGTCACGGAGCGTCGCGACGGCCGGATGGAACCGCCAATTATGCCCGACCCAGGTGCGGCCGCCTTTGATGTTGACGAAGTCGCCGGCCGCGTAGCCCTGCAGGAAGTCTGCCTCCGAGAGCGCGAGCGGCTTCTCGATCAGGACGTGCGGCGCACGCGCCGACTTCTGGAGCGCCTGATGCGTCGCGACCGGCGTCGCGATCACGACGGCGTCCGGCACCCACCAGGCCGGCGCGTGTGCGAACCCGTCGCCGACCGCCGCTTCCTGCCGCGCGACGTCCCGGTCACTGACGCGCACATCATGGCCGAGGGCGGCCGCGTTCACCGCGTGCCGCCGGCCCATGCTGCCGTATCCAATAATCAGCACACGCATTAGGCAGCCGCCGTTCGTCGTCGCCAGTGGTTCTCGCCGCGAGGCAGCCGACCTTTCCGCACCGCGTCCTTTAAATTGTCATCAGGAGTCCCGGAAAATAAGTGACTTGGGCGGCAACATAACGTGAAATCGCACTTATGACAGATGAGCATTTTAGCTAGAATCGGCCCGATAGCGATGACGTGAGCGACGCGGTGGGCTCGCATCGTGACGCCCTGCGCCTTGAATAGCCCGTAGCCGTCGGCGAACTCGCCGGCAGTCCACGGCCAGCATCGGCCAAGTTCCGGTACGTGCGGTTGGACTGGTCCGTACTCCTTGTCGACTTTCGACCAGAACCGTTCGATGTCTTCGTCCGAGAGCGACCCGTCAAATGTGCGAGCCCATGTTTGCTTTCTCTCACCAGACTTGTTGTAACATTCTGGCGAGCAGAACCTCTTTCGCCGGCACGGTTCGCCGCAAAACGAACATGGCCGTTTTCTAAGCACTGTATAATACTACCCGATAACGCGTACCCTAGTTCAGCCGACGACGAGCACCCTCACGTCCGCGTCCGTAAATCCATGGCCCGCGCGGCTAAGGCTAGGTACGCGGTCACGACACCGCGGAAGCCGCTGATGCGGTCTGTCACCGTCGCGCCGATCTGGATCTTGAACGTCGCAATGCTCATCGTCTCACCTCGGTTCCCTCAGTTCACACCGTGCGGTTCCGGCTCGCTCGACTCCTTTAGCCTGGCGAGGTACCGCCGTTCACAGACCTTCCAGTGCTCCCGCTGCTCCGCGCGGTACGCCTCGTCGTTCGCGACGCGCGCGTGCTGGAGCGCACTGCTCTCGGCGACGAGCCTGTTCTGTTCATTCATGATGGCGTCACGCTTCACGTTGTCGGCGACCTGGTAGGCGAACTCCACCTGACGTTGCACCGTTTCGGCGCGCAGCGCGGACGCGGACGCCAGTAGCGCGGCCGTCAGATTGTGGAGCAGGCTGACGGCCATGAACGCGGCGATCGTCCAGAAGATCCAGTAGTATGCCATCA